TTTGTCGAAATCCATCAAAACGTGGTAACGTAAGATGTTCTTTGGTCACAATGAAACACATACCGAATGGCTTCCCGTTTCGCTTTGTGCTCTTTGGACACTTAGCAAGGACAACTCTTGCAAGCTGCTTACCTTTGACTTTACCTTGTTCCTTGATTGATTTCAATGCTTTTTTGGCATCTGCGATCAAGTCCTCAAAGGTTGTCATAAACGTTTCAGATATAACCCAGGTTGTTTCCCCTTCCTTATGAGTTTCAACAAATTGCCAATTGGATGGAATTTCTTGTAACACTAAGAATCGGTTCAATACCAATCGCAATGCCTTCGCATCATCGGTTGTGATCTTTCTTGTTTCTTGTTTTTTGGTTTCTTCAGACATGATATACCCCCATGCGTTAAAGGCCACCACAGCCCTCGCCCCGATCATTCGACACTTGCACACCTGTCCCAAAGGCCAAGGTACCATTAAAGGGAAATAAAAAAAAGATTAAGATGCAGCCCTGCGAGCTCTCTGCACCTTTCCGTTGTTACTATTACTTATGACGACACGCCTTTACAGCATCTTTTACTAAGATATGACGATACCAATTATGAAGACTATTCTTATTTTGCGTAATTGCGAAATAAGTTTTTGTTGTTTCAAATTCGTGATACCGATCAAAGTAACGACGATCTAAAAGATCGCCAACAAACCATGTTTTGTTCTCCGAAAATTCGATATAGCAGTGACTCCAATTGTACAAAGCGTCTTTCTTTGTACATCGGTATTCTGCATTAGGAATTGGTCCCTCCCAAGATGAAGCTTCTTCTTCACAGACGTAGATATCCCACCAAAAGTTTTCGTTTGCTTCTGCGCTTTCACGAACGAGACATGATAATAAAGCAATCGCTATGACTGCCATAAGTAATTGAGTTAGTTTTGCCATGATTTACCTCCACAGCTGGATTGATTGTACACTTCGGGTTTCCCACAGGCAGTTACCGCCATCTAAGAAAAAAGAAGAGAAAATAAAAAAGAAACCTAGACTTTCGTCTAGGAATTACACTTTTTTAGTACTTCCAAGTCGTAATTGACTTGGGGAATCTCCCGTTTCTAGCAGCCTCGCTATCGTATTGAATTGCCGTTACGACGTATTCACCGTTAACGATTTCGTACGACAGTACCTGACAGTGCTCTTTTGGATCACCATCAGTACTATTGTACTCGGACTGTATTTGATGCAGAATTGCATCAAAAGACTTTCCTTGAGAAGACTTTTTGGTCCTCTTCTTCTGTTTGTGTTTGCCGCACTGACGACAAACCGAACCAAAAGAAGTTCTTCTCCAGGACCCACATAGACAATTAGCCATGTGTCACCTCGAATGTTTTTTGGCAGAATTACCGTTAAAGGAAAATAAAAAGATCACGAATTAATCGTGATCTCAGTACTTTCTACAAGCTACAAACCGAAAGCTTAACACCAATCCTTGAGGGATGGGTATTCTTCTTCAAAACTCTTTTGGGCTCTGTAGCTTCTATAAGTGTCAACAACACACATTATTGACAGTCCTACAAAGATCAGCACACTGGCGCCTCCAGCGATACCCGCTCCGAAAAGCACAGCTTCCATCGCCATATCGAGCGCTAGTTCCTGTATCAGCCATATTGCTGGCCACATAAGGGCCAGACAAGAAAGGTTGAATTTGTAGAACACATCAATGTGTGTATAGATTTCTTTAACAAGGTTCATTGTTTTACCTGGTTTATTGTTTTGGAGTCTTGCACTGCGCTAACTCCACTAAAATAAAAAACAAAAAAGACCCTATGAACTACAATAGCAATCCATAGGGAAATCTTTTCGAAGGAAGAGAGAGTTAGATCATTAATACATCTTTTATCCAACTCATTGTATCTTTACAGATATTGTCAAAGTTAAATACTGCTACCCATATCCAGCCGGTAATGATACCGTACCAAAAGAATATAGACAAGTATCTTCCCAACACTCCATCTATGCCAATAGGCACAGCACTTTCTGACGCAGCTGTCAGGAAGAACACTCCTACAATGTAGCACAGTGTCCAACCCACACAGGTCGAAAGTCCAAGAGTTGCAATGAACCACCATGCTATCGCTAGCACTGTGATTATATTAGACAAAAGAGCATAACGCTCTCTTCTTTCTTTATTTAGTTTTGCCATGATTTACCTCCATGACTAAGTTGATGCGGTCTTTCTGGCAGCCCACTTTCCATTGAAACAAAATAAAAAAAAGAACTATTGAAGTAAGGAAGAAAAAAGACCTGCATTTCTGCAGGCGTTTGTAGTCTAAGTCCACGAGCTTATAGAGATAAGCTGTCTTAAAAACACAATTACATGCATGGAAATCCATTGCTTATTCTTGAAGCATAGATATCCACTAAAGTGTTAAATAAAAAAGATGCTCAGAGTATACACTCCGAGCACCTTTCATACGACAATAGTAGTTTATTCCTTACAAGCTATTACGGCTGCTACCAAACAAGGTGCACCGCATAGAGCAATGTAAATCCAAGCGAACTGGGGATCTACAATAGGCCCCCAATAGGCTAGCACTCCGAGCACCATTGCTGTATTACCAGCGATGAATCTCTTTGTGCTAACGCGATCACACAACATTGCTGCTGCTACTGCCCATACTACTACTAGGTAGAGTAAGGGTGCCTGTTGCCATACTACTATTAACGTCTCAATGAATTTTGCCATGATTAACCTCCATGACTGTGTTGATAGACTGTTCGAGTTTCCCCTGGCGCGCCACCTCCACTAAAGCAATAAATAAAAAAGACACACCGAAGTGTGCCTTTCCTACTGTCACTTGACTTTACTCGTATGCAGTTTCAAACACATGAAGTGCTTCTGCCCAAGTAAAGCCATCATGTAGATTTGCGTGAATTCCGAGGAATTCATAGATCTTGCATACCTTCTCGTTTTGAGTAAAGTCAACATCCCATTGGAGTATCATGGAATCGCAGATCCCATCAATTTCCAATGCAATGTACCAATACTCTTCGCGAGTAGGTTCCCGATCCCAATCAATTCCATCGTAGATAGAATTAATTGTGATCAGACAAGATCTAGTGTCAAGCACACGACGCACCGGCATCGTCACTCTCCACCAAACCTTTCGCAACCAGTACAAGGACTGATTACGTAGCTTTTCAAGTTTTGTCATGTTTACCTCCACGACTAAGTTAGTGACTGTTCGAGTTTCCCCTGGCACGCCACGCTCCACTAAAGCAAAATAAAAAAGACTCAGGTAAACCCCGGTAGGCACGCAACTACCACTATGCAAAATAAAACATATATAATACCTACCCTATATCCAACATATATTTCACTTTCCTTTTGGCTTTTAAGTTTCGCATTTTCCTTCCCCATGCTTTTAATTTTGATTTTGAAAATATTTTTCAACTTTTTAAAAATTGCTTATAGCAAAATTTTTTTAAAAATATATTTTTTCTATATAGGCGATTTCCCGCGCACCTCAAATAGCCAATAATTGAGATTGATGTTATTATATGATATAATTCTACAGAAGGAGACACTTAATGAACAATGAAGATTTTTACAATTTATCTAAGACTTTAAAAGCTATAAGAAATACAGCAGCTGGCCTGTCATTTAGAGATTTGTATGGATACCACCATATGGTAGATTCTTCCCCTAGGGGACATGATTGCAGTTATGCAAAAGTTATGAAAAGGAATACTTTTGAAAAGAAAGAAATGTTAAAATTAAGGCAAGAACTTGATGAAATCAAAACCATGATCCTTAAAATGGAAGGCAGGCTAGATGAAGAAGAAAAAAAATGAATTAGTGATCAATAAGTTGCAAACTAAAGATGAAGCAATACAAGAGTTGATGAAAGTGGACAACGATTATGAAGCTTACATAAAACGTTTACCTGATGGAATAAGAAGGAGAGTGATAAATTCTTTGAATTCTACCAAGAACACTTTCCAATCTATTGCTCCTATAGTTTGCGGCGGTCCTGAGCGTTGCCCTTTTATAGACAAGTGCCCTATTCCCGAGCGGGAACAAAATGGAGAATTAGTGTTCCCAGATGCAAGAATGTTCCCCATCGGGAACGAGTGCTTGCTAGAGAAAATTTTTATGCAGCAAAAGACAATTCAGTACTTAGAGAGATTGAATGTAGATCCTAACGATCCGATCGAGATGTCCGTTGTTAACGAATTAGCGTTGATAGACCTTTACAAAAATCGCGCAATGATGATAATGTCAGTTGGCGATAGATCCGGTCAAGGACGCGACTTTATGAGGATCGATATTATGGGCTTCAATGAGAATGGAGATACGGCAGAGCAGGCAAAGCTTCACCCAGCAGTAGAGTTTATGGATAAGCTAGAAAAAAGAAGGCAAAAGTATTTAGATCAGCTAATGGAAACCAGGCAAAGAAAAGCAGAGTGGATGCTAAAGGTGGGAAATGCTAAAGAAGAGTCTAAAATTTTAAGCGAGTTAAAAAAGCTAAGGGAAACTTTGAAATCTATAGAAGCGGAAGGCGACATAGACGATGAAGACATATTGCTAGACGACTGAATACTAGTTAGAGAGCTATAGATGAAATTTGATCCAATAAAAAACGCCGTTATTTTGGATACGGAAACAATAGGCATTGGGGTTGGGTCCCCTGTGCACGAAGTCGCCTTGTACGATGTTCATAGTCGTTCTGGATACCAGTTTTTAATAGAACCGAATTACGCGGTAAAGCTGGGGTATACGCCTGGAGTAGATTCTAAAAGGATGACTACTTCCGGGAAAGACTATATGGCTGATTTTTTTAGGATCGGTTTTGAGTCAGGACTTACCAGCGGCGAGGCGCAAAGCGCTCAATTGGGCCCAGAAGATATTAAGCGGCTTGATATACTAAAACAGCTTTCGGAGAAAGATGCTGGTATTCAAAGAATTGTTTCCGAAATGGAAAGAGGCGTTGGCTATAGCGACGCTATTGGTAGCAACAGCCCTTCTAAAATGGCAAGACAAATTAAAAAAGCAGCAAAAGGTATTGTTGATTCGAATAATTTAAAAATATTTGGTGCTGCAAAAGTGGCAGCAAGCTCTATTCGCCAAAATGAAACCAAAGCTAAAAACATTACCACTTTGATGAAGGTATATCAGAATGCAGACGGTGGTAAAGGAAGAGCCATAAGTTGGGGTGATACAATTGTTGCCAAAGCTATTTACACGGCGGAACTAGACAGGATTGAAAGCTTAGGTTCAGGTGTTAGCGCAAATGAAAAGAAACAAGAAATTGAAAAAGCAAGGGTTAGAGCGCTGCAAGCAATAGAGGAAATGGTAGACGAAGGCGGTATAGGAAAAGTACTTACAAGAGAAGACATTCCTGAAGCCAGAAAAACAAAGCTTCTTCAAAAAGTAGCAAGAGGCGATAGCTTTTTCTTCGAAAAAGTAATGAAACCTTTAGGATATAGAAAAGACGGAACAAGAGACTTAGCTCAAGCCGCTGTAAAATCTTTAGACGAAGCGTTTTTAGCCTACCCTTACCTGGCTAAAATATTTGACCAATCGATCGAAGGCAGAACGATACAAGAAAAAATGGCAAGTCCACTTCTTTCAAATTTAGAAAAACTTGCTGTAGCGGAAAACGTATCTTTGCAAGAGCTAATTACTGGTCAATCGATCACAATGACGCAGCTAGAAAGAAAAACTGCAGAAGTAACATCAGGCGCAATCAGCTTTACTGAAATAATGAGAGGCAAGGCTATATGGATTGCAAATGCAAACTTTGAATCTAAGATATTTGGTTCTCATGCTATGGCGCTAGAAGCACAATTTACGGATCAAGGAGCTTTCAGTAAGAGTTTATATTCAAAATACCGCGCGGGCGACATAACTAAAAGAGAGTTTATCGATCAAATTCAAGCAGGAGTAAAAGAGGGGAGATTTGCTGGAATGAGAGAGATAGTCGTAGGTGGTACATCCCCTTACACTGCAGATATGTTTACTGTTTCAAATCCGCAGATTTCAGAAGCAAAAGCAAAAGCGATGGTTGGCTTCAAAGGCTTTACTTTTCGATCGGTATTTAGGGCGTATCGAGACTATATGCGTGGTGGAGACGTAGGAGATATACTTGACATCGTAAAAGCCCACCAGTCTTATTTGATCGGAATGGGTCCAACTTCAACGGAAGTAAAAAAACCCCTAACACTATCTGTTGACGTTGCTTACCGCCTGTATAGAGCTGCAGAAGTAGGAGCAAACCTCGCTGCAGATGAAAGCGATTTATTTAAACAAGATAAAATAATAAAGGCTTTATTTGAATCAGAAACCCACAGGGCAATAGAAGATACACCTGTAGAAGATTATGTTCTTAAAAAATCTTATGGCTTTTCTTCTTTTTATGAAGACAATTTAGTTCATAAGAAAAACATGAAGGCTTTATACGATCATACCGTTAGAGGTGCGCAGGCTAGGGAAGCAAAAATATTCCACTATCTTTACAATAGGACTGCTCCGGAAATTCAAAAAATGCAGTTTGAAAAGAGACTTCTTTCAGCTGCAGAAGATATCAATCGTCATGGTTTTACGATACAAACTACCGGCGTAAGAAAGATGGGTACGAAAGAAAGATTAGTGCCTATTTTTGACGACCAAGGAAGGTTTTCAGATTTTGAAATCAAGAAAGTAAAAACGTCATATCTTGATCAAACCAAAGGCAAAGTAAAGCTAAGTAGCTTGGCAGATGTAGTTACGCATATCTTTGGAGATATCGATAGGCACAGCAAAGCAATCGACCCAAATTACGCTCCGATCTTGTCCGCCCTTAGAAAAGAAGCCGCGGAGGAGCTTTCAGATGCAGAGCTTTTGAGGAACTACGTAAATGATGTTTTTAGAAAGATGGATCAAGCAGGTCTTGTTTCTGCATCGTCCGATACCTCAATAGCTGGTATAACGGGACCGGGCAATTTAGATGTCGACAATATGTCTGCTTACCAGATGCAGCTTTCTCATCGAACAAATGAAATCATGGGAAAAGTTGCTGGTCTAACTGAAGAAGAAGTTCAGACTGTTGTTAGGCAGCAAGAGATTTTACATCAAGCAAAAAATGCTACGCCTCCTCCCCCTCCTGTATCGCAACCAGTTCCAACAGTAGAGCCTCCAAAAGTAACAGCTGCACAGCCTTCACCTACCGTCAAAAGAGTAGTAGAAGGTGGAGTTTTAGAAGTTTTTGATTCTGTGACCGATTTAAGATATGACAGAGTGCTAGGAGAAGCCGGAAAAGTAAACTTCAGTCAAGAAGACTCCATAAGAGGTTTGCACAAAACTTTTACTTTTAAAGACAAAGCTATGGCAAGAATGGGAGGGAAAGTATTAGGCGGAATGGCTTTAGTTGGAGCAGCTGGAGCGTTTTTGAATAATTTTTCAGATGGGATGGCCGGTCAAAAAGAAGGCATTCAAACCTTAAGAACGATGAACTACCAGAAATGGCTTAGCACTCAAAAGGATTTCTATGGAATGAGTGACGAGCGTAGATCCGACGGAATGGGACACAACGGTATTCTTTCTATGATGCGTAAGGTAATGACTGATTTCGGTTCACCTTACCAAGGGCCAGAGTATTCCTTTACGGTATTCGAACAACAAAAACTTTTAAAAGATAGAGAGAACTATTTAAGGATGCAGTTTGGAATACGGCACTATACTGAAGAAGGAAATATAGGACGGCTTTTTTCTAAAATTAGACTTGGTTCTTTAATGAACACCATTGCGACTTCTGGAGGAGCTTACGACAACTACAACTTAGGAGCGGGAGTTGAAGGAAACTTTTCTCTTGCTGGCATAAGAAGGGACGCTAATCTCGTAAAATTAAATTTAGAAAAATACAGAATAGAAGTTAGCGATGCCGATACAATAGTTTTAAAGAGAAGAGGGCCTCAAAACGGATTAACATCTTTTTTTGGGATGAACGAAAAGCCGATATCTATACGTTTGGCTGGTATTGATGCTCCAGAAACCGCACACGGCGATAGAAAAGCTCAACCCTTTGCAATGGAAGCCAAGAGCGCATTGCAGGCTATGCTGAATAGCTCTAGAAACGTTTCAGTTTATGTTGACAGGAACAATGTAACTTACGGGCGTCAAGTTGGACATATTATTGCGGATGACAAAAACCTATCTTTAGAATTACTTAGAAGAGGTTACGTTTCCTATTTGCCTTTTAGAGGCAAGGGCGTTGAGCAAAGTTACGACATGCAAGTCTTTAATTCTGCATCGAAACTTGCGCAAGGCAACAATCATGCAATGTGGGGTAACCCTTATTTTCAAGCGTATAGCGACGTGGTTAAAAGAAGTGGAAAGACTATAACATTTAACACTTTGGTCAATACGGAAAAAGTTTCAAAAAATGCAAATTTAATGAATCTTTATTCTTTAATGAATTACGCTGATCAAGCAGGAATGTATAACTCGGCTATGGCTATGGAAGCGGCTTCTATTGGATCTGACATAAGAGAAAAAGGACTAAGTCCTGATTACAAAAGCCCTATATACTTCGGAGCTAAAACAGCACCTCATAAATCTTATCAATTGGAAATGTTAAGCGATATGGCTAGAATGATGGAAAGCAAGGGCGGAAGATTAAAGAATAAGTTAAAGATAAAGCAAGTCTCTAAGTTGAACAAGTCGATGGCTATAGATTCTACTGGCGGGACTAACAGCATCTACAGTAAAAGAAAGTACCATGCTATGGAAACATACGGGGTAGAAAAAAATATAAAGTTCAGAAGAAGGCAAAACATGGCTAGAGGCCAAAAAGACGCTTTAAGAAGAATGAGATCTGGTCCAATTGGACACCATAGGATGTAATTATGTTTGATTTTTTAGCTACAATAGCTACATTTAAAGGAATTAGTGCTTCTAGTCCAGACTACTTAAGGAGTGGTGTCTCTTTAATGCTAGGGGCGAATCCAGACGCAGGCGATGTTTACTTAGGACAAGTTGGAAAAGAACTAAAGGTCAGTAGGTATGCGGGGCAATCACTTACCGAGAACATGGTAAATAGTGGAAAAATTCGAGGTACTAATTTCTCCACATTTGGAAGCCAATCTGCTAGGATTTCTCAAGGGGGTAAATTTGGGATTACATCTGGAATTGAATCTTTAGGAATAGCTGGAAAGAATCCAGCAGGTGCTCTTCTTGGCTCTGGTATGAGTTTGCTTGGAATTGGTTTGAGTGGATATTTTGCTTATCAAGGATACCAAGAAGACGGAATAAGTGGTGCTGCGAACGCTTTGGTTTACGATGCTGCAGTAATGTCTGCGACTATGGACAGTATGGTCACTCAAAAAAACATCATTGTAAACTCAGCCAGCTTGACTGAAACTCAAAGGAAGATGATTAGAGCTGGAAGCGGACTTGAAGAAGGTGCTAAAATTAGCGGAAAACATGCTTTTACTAGAACTTCAATGAAGGGTTTTGGCTCTATGATTGGAGGTGGTTTAAGAGCTGGTATCGGTGCAAGCCTTGGACAGGCCATCGGTGGAACTCCTGGAGCTTTTGCGGGTGCGTTTCTGGGAGCTAAGGCAGGAGGAGTTATTGGGAATACCATTGCGCTTGGTGGAGTAGCAGCAATAGCGGCAGTAGCCAACGTCGGCTCAAGGGTAATTTCTTCAGGAACTCAGATGGTTCAAAAAGGCTACCAAAGAAGAGTAATGTCTAGGCGAATTGATACTGCAGGTGACACTGCAGCTTTTTTTACAAGAAACGCCAACACCATGAGACAGAGAAGCGTAATGGCAATGAGAAACTCTCATTTAAACGCTAGAAGCGCTTTAGGAATGGAAGCTTCAATGGCAATGACTAGAAGAGGATACTTTTAATGGATGATATAAAGAAACTTTATAGAGAGAATGAGTATGGCTATGTGCATCAAGATCCGGCGGCCAAACTTAAAGAAGAAACAGTTCAATATTACAAAGAAGAGTATGGCATTCGAACGGATGTACATAGGAGTTGTATAAACTGTCAAATTAGACAAATAGAGAAATATAAAGACTCAGAAGGAGAAGGTGAATTTAAAGTCAAGTGCTCTTTCATTCCTAAAGGGTTGCCTAAGGGCTCTGCTACTAAAATAAAGGAAATATCTAAGAACTCAGATATACCTTACGATCGTGCAAAAAAGTTAATGCTTTCTACTATAGACCCTGTATCTTGGGCTGAGTTAATGTTTGGCTTTTCCGATAAAAGCGAGGAATGGTGCATTAGAGACTATCAAAAAGAACAGTTAAGGTGCACTGCAAAAAGAGCAGTAATAAGAGAAGGCCGTAGATCTGGAAAAACTTTTGCTATAGGGCTTAAACTTGTATACTTGCTGTACAATCATGTCGTAAGCAAAGGGTTTAATTCTAGTGGTCAAGAAATTTTAGAAGGGCCAGCGATAATGATAGTTACGCCTTATCAAGCTCAGTTGACAAATATATTTGACGAAATGGAAGCCTTGATTAAAAGGAATCCAGAGCTTGCTATGCAAGTTGAAACAGGAACAGGAGATAGCTTGTACGTAAAAACGCCAATGTATAAGATGGAGCTAAAGAATGGCGCTTCTGTGAAGGGTTTTGTTTCTGGTTTAGGGGTGAAGCAAGATGGTTCTGGCGGGGGTACTATGCGTGGACAATCCGCAGACATTATATATATGGACGAAATGGATATGATTCCGGAGGACATATTAGACAAAGTTGTTACACCAATTCTTTTAACTAAGCCCGGCGTAATGTTAATTGCAACGTCTACCCCAATTGGGAAAAGAGGTAAGTTTTACCAATGGTGTTTAGAGAGAGAGGATTTCAAAGAAGACTACTATCCTTCTTCAGTACTTCCGCACTGGGATGATATCAAAGAAGAACTTTTAAAAGAAAACACCAAGGAGGGTTTTAGAGCGGAGTATATGGCGGAATTTATAGAAGGCTCTTATGGCGTATTTAAACCTTCGTGGATATCAGCTGCTAAAAGAGAATACGAGTACGACATGCATGGCGTTTTTCAAAAATTTGGAACAACGAGAGAAGACTTGAGCATTTGCATTGGTATTGACTGGAACAAGAATGCTGGAACTGAGTTCTATATTGTAGCATACTCACATACCAAAGGCTTTTGGTTTGCTTTGGACGCAATAAATGTTCCTGCTTCTGATTATTCTGCTCAAAGGTGGATGAAAGAAGTGATTAGATTGAATTACAAATGGAAACCTGATTATATTTACGCAGATGAAGGATATGGTCATACGATAATCGAAGACCTTAAATTACATTCCAATAGACTGCGCGGAAAACAAGATAAAACGCGAGAAGATGCGCAGACTATTTTATTGGGAGACAGATTAGTGTCTTTTAATTTTTCAAAAAAGATAGAATTGGCAGACCCTTTAAGCGGTGAGCGGACAAGTAAAATAGGGAAATACTTTTTAGTAGAAAACGCTATTAGGGTTCTTGAGAGTGGAGAGTTTTTCTTTCCCTCTTCAGACAAAAGACTTTTTAAGCAATTGCAGAACTATGTAGTAGTAAAAAGAAATCCTCAGAACGGAAAGCCAGTTTACGGAATGGACAATAAATATATTGGCGATCATCGGCTAGACGCGCTATTATTGGCACTAGGAGGTTTGAGCTTAGAAGTTTCTGTTTATTCGAATACAAAAAACGGGGATTTTTCAATACCCGGAATGATATATAGAGACGATGAGTCTGAAATGGGTTATGTAAGTCCAGGGGAAGAAGCAGGAAAAATAAGCCAAAGTTTAAAAAATGCAAGAGTGCCTTCTGCATTTAATGTTTTGAAAATAATGAGAGGGTCTGGTTCAGAAGAAGAAGATTTTAATATAAAGCAAAAATACTATGGGCAAGGAGTCTGGGAATATCCTGAAACATTCGAAAGAAAAAATAGAGGCAATAGCTTTAAATATGAAGAAAGATCTAGTATACTAGAATCTATAGAGAATAAAAACAATAATTTTAGACCAACGTCTAGTCCTGGGAGATTTGCTCCGGGGAGAAAAAGAAAAAAAAGATCATGGAAATAGGAGATTGAAATGAGATCAGAAAAACTTTTATTGCAACTGCAATCAAAAATAAAGACAATAGAGTTGCAACTGCAACTTGAAAAAGAAAAAAACCTAAAGCTTGAAAAAGAAATTGAAGCGCTAAAGAAAGCAAAATCGTCTGCAAAGAGTAAATCCAAGAAGACCTATGTGAAAAAATCCGAGGGGTAAGCTATGATTAATAAATTGCGCACCGCTGGCTACAGTATGCATCAAAGCCTTACTGGAGAAACAGCTCAAGAAGCAGGAAAGATAGCCGGAATGTATGGCGGTGGCGGTTTTTTAGGTGCTGCAGCTGGCGGGATGATGAACTTGATGGCGGGAGACCAGGAAGACTTTTTGGGCTCCGTTATGAAGGGTGGTGCCATGGGGCTGGCAGGTGGTGCTGCTGTAAGATCTCTAACTACCAGAGGCGGCTACTTGAACGACTTTGGACTTGCAATTGGCAGGACCATGGACAGTGGGGCTGCTGTTAAAAAAGCTGAAAGGCTTGAAAAACTAAATACTAAGCTTACAGCTGCTGCTGATGATCCAGAAAAAATGGCAAAAATAAGCGAGCAGATTACCAAACTGGAAGGTCAAGAAGGTGGAGGGATGACTCGATTTTTCAACAGTCTTTCTGAAGGTGCAGAAAAAAGAGAGTCGCGATTATTGGACGAGTACTCGACTTTAGCGGGTAAAGATAATCCGACAGAGTCTGAAGTGAGCAGAATGGCAAAACTTGAAAGCGATTACGGAATACAGGGAAATACTAAGATGGCCGATGAGCAAGTCATTTATGCGCGCGGAACGGAAAGCGATGATTTTCGAGCTATGAATAATGATGAATTTAATGCCTACATAAACAAACGGAAAGAAAGTGGCGATGCGTATGATTTAGATATTCCGGGAAACAAAGACCAGTACTTTGAGTTTAAAGCAAATGAGAGCTATCAAAATTTCGAAAACACTGCCTCCGTCTATCCAGAGACCTTGACAACCCAACGAAGGCAAATACCAGCCGCTGGTTACAACATGCATAAAGATATTGCACAAAATTCAATTAGCAGCAGAAACAGAGGTTTGATAGTAGGTGGAGCTGGTCTCACTGGAGCTATGGTGGGTTACAGTCATTCAAGTGGAAGAAAAAACAAAAGAAGAGGTTTTAATAGTACTCGAGGAAGTAGATTTTAATGTTAAGCTTTTATGATCATGAATACAGTGCATTGGCAAATGACCCTTTGAAAAGTTTTCACAATGGGCATTCAGGTGAAGAATTTCAAAATTTATTTTATATACGGAATTTTGATCCAGCAACGTATTACTCTAATATAATAATAAAACCAAGATTTAGATCAGCGTATTATAATGATAGCGGAGCGGAAGGTAATACGGGGTGGAGCGTAAAGCTTATGTATGGAAAGTCCAAGCCAAGCAGAGAGGAGTGGGACGAAATAGAAGGGGGAGAAGAAGTACATCTGCCAAATATCGGCACCCTTGAATCTTCGGACACTAGTACTTTTCATCCAGTTTGGTTTAGGATTTATTGCCCCGGAAACACTAATGCGCAAATCAAAAAAAATATATACTTTGAAATAAGTTTTAACGAAAAACAAGTGGTGCTATGAAGAAAAATTTCAACAACAACTCAAATATAAATCTCTTTCAAAAATTTGATAAATTTGGACAAGTGGATAAAGACATTCAATACTTTGAAGAAAATACAAAAAGAATATTTCAGACTATTGAAGGGCCAAAAAAAGCGTACCAGTCCCTAATAAAAAACAAATATAGAGAGTATTTTCTAGATACGCCTAAAAAAATAACTAAAGAAGAAAAAGAATCGATTGACACGGAATATAAAAATTTATTAGGTTTAAAGAATCGAGTAGAAGCTAAAATAGATTTAGCAGAAGTTGCAATTAAAAAATCTATGGAAAAAAGAGGTATAGATTATATACTTCCTGTTGTTAAAAATAAAAAATTAAAAAGAGCTTCCAAAAGGTTTTTTGGAGAAATTAAAAGAGAAATTACTTTTGATGACTATCAAAAAGCTTTAAAAAGAAAGAAAGAAATAGAGAGGGCAGAATCGGCTTCTTTCATGGAAGGATCTGAAGACTGATGAGTTTTTTTAAAAAGTCAATAAACGGTCAAGATGTAGATATGCTTGACGAGGGTGGAGTGTCTTCTGTTTCTGGAAAGAACTTAGAGTCTTTATATGAAAAGCTTTTTCCAAAAATTGGAAGAGATTTTGTGTGTTGGGAAGATTTTGAAAGAATCATAATCAGTATACTTGAATATGTAGATCCAGAAATAATCGAAGAAATAGATTTTTCTTCAAAAGAAAGTGCTATTGAAAAAGCTTACGAATATAAAGAGTTTTTGTCTAGAAGTATAGACGGCAGTGAAGTCTATAAAGATTTAATAGATTTAGAAGAGGATTAAAAATGCAGTCTGAGCCTTCAAGATACGACTTAGAATTAAGTGACGTAAACTATATTATAGAAAGATACCAGCAGAGAGCTTATGAGACGGATCCAGTAGCTGGATCCTATGCTTCTTTTTTGAATATAATAGAGTCTTCGAGACAAATAATCAGCATAGGAATGGATTCTATCGATTATGCGGACGTAGGAATCGAAGAGCCAAGAGAGGTTGAAGAACTAGAGGAATTGATAGGTGAGGTCGCTTGTTCGGACGACACAGAGTACCAGTATCAAACGTATAATAATCCTATCGGTCAGGATCCAATTACAATGGATCTGGGCGAGAAGGAAAAGGAAATAGCAAAAATAGACAGTCAATCTGATATAGAAAAGTGTATAGACTGTGGAGAAAGACCAACTAGCGAGTTTTCCTTTAAGCCTATATTTGCTATGGACGGATTTAGGGACTTACTTAATTCCCTTGACTCTACTATGGATTCTTTAATGCAGCAGCTAGACCCGTACTCGTTTGTTAACGGGTTGTGTCCTTTTTTGGATGGGTTCGCAAACAGAACATGCAAATATGACCTAAAGGCTATGCTTGGTTTATTGACTATGCTTATGGGTAGATATTCCATGGCAGCTTTAGAAATGACTTTGAACTGGAGTACGCTTTTAGGACCCTTAGTAAAAGGAGTTGCAGATATAGCAGGTGTTTTTGCAGAAGAAATAATGAGACAAGTTGGGTACGTTTTCGATTGCATTAAAAAATATTTATTTTTCGCAAAAGATTTGATTACTCAAACTCAACAAATTTTAGCTGAAACAGGAAATCTTGTAGACAGGGTAACGACCGATTCGTTTAAACAGGTCTTTAAAGAATCAGACAACTGGAATAGCTCTACTGGACGCATAATTGCAGGCCAAAAAGACAATATATCTGGCAACCACCCAGCGCCTACTGCTAGTAACTATTTTTTTGGAGACTATTCGTTTAGTGAAAATACTATGAAGGGTACAAGTTCTTTAAAAACAGGTCCAGAATTTAATGCAAAGTCCTTGAACTTTTCTTCGAAAAATTATCCTTCGGGTAGCAATTTCAAAAAGAAAGGCGTACTTAATTCATTTGCTTTTGAATATGGGCAAGAAGGGGAGTCTTTGGAAAGAATGTTTGGTTTGAATAAACCTGCCGGGAATATGAAGGGAGCTGCAAAAGCCTATCAGGCGGCGGGCAATACTATTGGAGCTGCAAATACTGAAATAATAGGAAGATTACTTGCAGTGTTGAATAGTGCGGAAAGCTACATAAAAGGACTTTTGTCTTCATTGCTTTTGTCAATTAAAAGCTTGGACACTATGATGAGCCAAGGTTTTAGCACTACTGTAAAGCTCGGAGGTCTTATTTTGTTTTTGAGCGATATGGTAAATTTGTTACTTTCTATGGCTGATTCAAAGTTTTCATTTAGTGGGGGTGTTTGCGAATCTTTAGAAAAGGGAGACTTCAAGGGTTTTGACGCTTTGCTAAAATATCTTTATAACACTAATAGTATTTTTGATATTGAAGCTTTAGAAAATGGACAAGTTAGAATAGATAGTGGTATATATGATATTGATTCAATTAAATGTGGTATAGTGAATGAAGTCACTCAAGAAGAAAGAAGTCAAAACCTAAACTATAAGTACAGTGCAGAAGGAAATCTAAATTGGCTTTTAGATATATACGACAACGATTTTACCTAAAAGGAATTTTTTGAAAAATGAATTACAAGTTTTATGAAAAAGTTTTATCAAAAAAAAGTGCTCCTTTAAAAGACAGCATTCTTTCGAAACCAGGTTTTAAAAAAATAACTAATAAGACTCTATCTTATACAGAAAGACATAGAGGGATTTGGTTTAAGCCTGAATACAACTTAGCAGAAATACAAATAGCTCAAGATACAGATTCTTTTTTATATAGGGCTTTGAAAAGAAAAACGAACAGATTGATAGTTTCTGGCTGGGAAATAACTGGAGAGAATCCAGAAGCAGTAAGATATATAAAAAGAAGAATAAAAGAAATAGAATATGCTTCTGGAAAGCCTTGGGATATTTTAATAGGCGAAACTGCTCACGATTTGTTTAGGTTTTCTAATTGCATGTGGGTTAAATCAAGAAACAATTTTGCATCTTCTGGAAAGATGCGCAAAATCCCTGGAACTGAAATCGAAGTAGAACCAGTTGCAGGTTACTTTATATTACCTTTCGAAACTTTAGCTTTTAAAACTAAACGGAATGGAGATATAAAAAAGATAAGACAAGAAACTCCAAGCGGAGAGTGGAAGGATTTTTACCCTAGAGATGTTATTCATTTTTACGATAATAAAAAACCTGGCTTTGCAATGGGAACCCCTGACACGTTAACAGTATTGGACGACATCGCCTTACTTAGGCGGTTGGAAGAAAATGTTGAGTCATTGATAGAAAGCAATTTGTATCCCTTGTTCCATTATCAAGTGGGTTCAGATGCTTTTCCAGAAAGGTATTCTCCTGAAGGTCACAAAGAAACCGACATAGTAAAAAATACTGTTGAATATATGCCCGCAGGAGGTGTTTACGTTTCGGACCATAGGCATAAAATTACTGCTATTGGCTCTCAAGGAAAAGCTTTAGCGATACAACAATATTTGGAGTATTTCAAAAAAAGAATTTTTACTGGTCTTGGAGTTTCTGGAGTTGATATGGGAGAGGGAGATACGGCCAACAGAAGCACTGCAAACGCTTTGTCTAAATCCGCGATTCAAGACGTTGAAGCGATGCAGAAAACTTTAAAGAACTTTATAGAATATAATGTTTTTAATGAGCTTTTACTAGAAGGTGGCCTCGACCCCCTAGAGGATGGAAATAGAGTTGAAATAAGATTCGGTGTGGTAGATTTCGAAATCAAATCAAAGCAAGAAAATCAAGCAATTCAGCTTTATACCAATAATCTTATTAGCTTAAACGAAGGAAGAATGAGATTGGGCCTTAGGCCAGAAATACAACAGGAAGGAACTTATTATGAAAAACACACTCTCCCTTTAGCGGAGTTAAAGGTTCCACCAGTTAAAGCTCCATCGGCTGAGGGAGCTCAAAAATTAAGTGAGTCTATTTCTAGACCTGAAAACCAACACGGTAAGCTTGACGGCCCGAAAGCAAGTCAAGACTTTTTACAAGAAACTTTAAAAAAAGTTGAAGAAAAAAGTATAATGTATTATTCTAATAAAGATATTAATTATAATATAGATGATATTATTAAAAAAAATAAAATACTTTTTTTGGAAAAGCTTGAATTATTGCAAAAAGATGAATACAATTGTATTATTAACAATGGTATAGAATCCAATGTCTTGGATAAAATTGTATTAGAAATATTAAATGAAAACGATGGTATCATACATGTTTAAATTAAATGACTTTATATCTATAAAACCAGATGAAAAACTTGTCTCTATGACAGACTCGGAAAAAGAAATCCTTTTAGACGAGTTTACAAAAACTAAAAAAACTAAAAAGGGTTTATTTATTACTTACGATTTGTCTCACTCTGGAAGAAGAATTAATAATAGGATCTACCCTACAGCTGGACAGCAAGCAGGAATAAATACTGTTTTAAAACCTTACCCTAAGCCTATTTTGCAGCATCATGATAAATCTAGAGATCCTATTGGAAGATTTGTTTCTGCAGAATGGGAAGACTTGTCAAACGAAGCAATAGGGTTTTTCAATAGAATAGAAGACTTTATGGAAGTTAAAGCTGCTTATGATTCTGACTCTCCAGAAAACATTTATCAGGCAATGAAAAAATACAATCTCTTGTCTAACAAGGATTGGCCTGGAATGGGAAGGATGAGGGTTAAAGCTCAGATCACAGATAAAGAAGCTATTCAAAAGTTTTTGGATGGAAGATACATCACTTTTTCTGCAGGATCGAGCACAGATAGGCATGTGTGTTCTATTTGCAGTTCAGATTGGGCTAAAGGAGATATGTGCGAACATAGACATGGAAAAATTTATGACGGAGATGTATGCGTTTTTGTTACTGGAGCTTTTAATGTTATGGAAGGCTCTGTAGTAAATATGCCTGCGGACGATTTGTCACAATTACAATCAATGGAGTTAATATCCGAAGACGGTTTAGAAAATTTTGATTCATCTGATTTCAAAATTGATTCTTCTGGTATTATAATTACTGATTCATTTTACAGTTTAGAGGAGACTGATATGAAAATAGAAGAAGAAAAAGTAGTCGAAAAGACTGCTGAAGATAATTCTGATTCGGAAACTCAAACTCAAGAAGAATCTTTGGAAGACAAAATAGTAGAAAAAGTAACTCGGATTATTACTGAAAAATTTTCTGATATTTTTTCTAAACTAAAGGAGAGAGAAGATGAAGAAAAAAGCGAAATCAAAAAAGAAGAAAAAGAAGTTGAATCCAAAGACCTTGAGCAAGTTAACGAACAGAAAGATGAGCAAGCTGACGAAAAGCAAGAAAAAGAAAGTGGCGATGGGGCCGGCGTACGGGGGCTACAAGCTAGCGTACAGGATGAAACAGCAAGTGAAGAAAAAGTAGTTGGGGACACAGATGGAGATATCAATCAATTGATCAATGAAGACATTGAAGTAGACTGGTATCTTTTAGATTGTGCTCTTACTTTTGAGCTTGGAGATAAAGCTTTAACTACTGAGCAAAGAAAAGAGCTTCCTGATTCCGTCTTTTGTGGACCCGAACGTTCGTTTCCGGTAAATGATTGCGCTCACGTAACTGCAGCAAAAAGACTTATTGGTAGAGCAAAGCTTTCAGATCAACAGAAAAAGAAAGTACTTGATTGCGTAGACAGAAAGTCTACTTCAATGAAATGCGAAACTAAAGAAGTGAATCAGGACTTTGATAAAGAAATTTCTTCATTAAAAAAAGAAATTAAGGCTTTAAAAGAAAAACTTTCTTTGGATTCTAAAGAAGAAGAAGTTATTATTACTGAAGACAATACTGTCGAAAATCCTTCAATTGCTTCTACCGATGAATCTTCAATTACAGATGTAAAGAAGAATTCTGAACTTGGAAGTTATGAAAAGAATTTTATTAAAGATTACAAAAAAATACTAGAAGAAGATGGGGAGCTCAAAGCAAACAATTTTTACTTTGTAAAATCTCGTTATCTCAAAAAGGGCTTTGACCCAAAAAAATATATTTAATTAATTATTAAGGAGAATTAAAAAAATGGCTATTAAAAGATTTAGTTCAACATTTAAAACTCGCAATGACGTGATGGACAACATCACTCCTAATAACGTTGTCCAACCGCACATTGCTGTTCCCGCAGGAGAATGGAAACCTGCAAGATATTTACCCGTACAATGGACTGGCGAAGCTTCAAAAGATGCATTCGTTATTTCTTCTGGAAAGGTTGTTTGTTTAGATGCAACTGGGAGAGTTGCTGACATGTGTATTAAGGCTGCTTGCCAGCAAATAAAAAGTGGCGGTAATGTAGCTACTACTAGTTTTAGTGCAGACATTAGTGTTGGCGGTTTACCTGGTGGTGCTAGTACCCATTCCATTATAACTTATGACTCAACTGACGTTGCATACGGTGTATACAGTATTGCTACTGGAGAAGCTGCAGCTGCTGGCACGCTATTTATTGATCAAATTGCCCAAGGGTTGTTGGATCAAGGATTAGTAAATGTGAGTAGAGATTTAGGAAGTACTGCTCCATTTAGTGGCGGTACAGCTACTCTTGAACATACAGGTAGTAAGACTGCAAGTGATTTGCTTGATGATTGCTTACTTGTAATCAATGCTTTCTTTTCTGAACCAGTTGGTGTTGCAGCTTATGATGTATTCGTTTGGGCTGGAGATACTCCAGACGAGCTTGTGTTCACGAACTATCAAAAGCAACATTTGATTCAGTTTTTGACTGAAGTTCAATTGAGACTACCTGTTATTGCTGAAAGTAGCTCTAGTGGCGCTACTGCTATTAGCGCTTCAAGTGCTTATTCATCTGGTCCCATTTTTGGTCAGGCTACTGGTACTGAGTTGGCTAATGCGGATTTGGTAGCTCTTAAGCGTTACGAAGACATTGGTTCAAATATTCAAGGATTGATGTTGGATCCTGCTGGTGTATCTTCGAATACTGATAGAACTCCATTTGCAGAAGGAAGTGGCTTTTTGACATCTGAAAAAAATTCAATCGCTTTAGTTAAAAGAGCGGGAGACTTTCTTATAGATGCTGAAGCTGGAATTGTGCTTATGTATGATTCTGCTGCAGATTGGACTACTGGTACAATTATAACTACTACTATGACGGATGTGAGTTTCTTTGCAAAAGAAGGAGTTTCTCAACAATACAGACACGCACATATATCTGGTCCCGTAAGACCAGGAATGAAGTTGTCTTATGACAATCAATCAAACTTCTGTCTAATGGGGAAAACGGATGTGGATGCTCACCAACTTCATACTTCAAATGTTAATTCTTTAGGTAGAGTAATGGAAATTATTCGTGAGCCTAGAGGTTTATTAGATAGAGTAGAAACTGCATTTAAAGGTTCTTCATTTTCTGCTTCTGCGAAAATGCCAGGTACTGCTACTAAAGGTTTCTCAGACATGATTACTCTTTCCGGCGAAGTTGTCGCGGACGAGTTAGCAACAATTATCGTAAGATTTTAATATATAAAGGAGATTATATTATGAATATCAAATTTGGAAATAAAACTATTGATCTTCCTGGAGGAGAGCGACAAAGTGCTCGTTATCTTGCAGACATGATCGCTAACAACGGACAGCTTCCAGATTCTGAAGAGAAAGTTTCTTGGTCAGAATTTGTAGAAGTCATCGCTCCCAATCAAAAAGACTTAGTAAGATCTTCAGAGATCACGCCTTTGCTTCAGAAGTCTATGGAAATTCTTATTAGAGAGCCTGTAGAACCTTCATTGATTATTACTTCTTTGTTCAATAGAGTTCAAGCAGAAGGAATGTCAACTCAAGTATTAGCTGGTGCTATCGGTGCAGTTTATGCGCAAGATGTACAAGAGCATGGTACTTACCCTGAAGTTAACTTTCAAATCGGTGGTGCGGTTTCGACTGCTTATATCGGAAAGTCAGGTATCGCTGCTTCATTTACTGATGAAGCGCTTCGTTACTCTACTTACGATATCATGGCAATGAACCTTAAGCTTATGGGGAATGCTCTTGCTCGTCACAAAGAACAAAAAGCAGCCTCTTTCTTGAGAGCTCTTGGTACTACTCTTTTTGACAATCTCACTCCAGCAGAGTCTCTTTACGGTTCTACTTCTGGTCGTGGTTTTGACGCAACTAACAATGCACTGGCTGCAAATGGCTCTTTGACAATGGATAACTTGATGAAAGGTATGGCTCACATGGCTGAAGAAGGCTTTGCTGCTGATACCCTATTGATGCATCCATTGTTCTACTATGCTATGGTTCAAGATCCTGTTCTCAGAAATATGATGCTTGCGCATGGTGGCGGGTCTTACTTTAACCCTTACACTGGCAATCCAGGTCCTCAGCTTCCATATAATAATGGCGCTATGGGTGCTATGGGTCCTTCTAACGGTCGTTCAATTGTTCCTGGCGGCAATCCCGCTAGTGCAGCTGCTACACCTTTAGCAGGTCGCTCACAGCAAGCTACTTCTGCTCCCAATTTGCCATCTTACTTCCCGTTCAACTTTAGAATTCTTGTTTCACCTCTGTGTCCATTTGATCCAGATGAAATGGTCGGAGACATCTTCCTTCTTTCTTCAGGGAACGTTGGCTTTCATCTTGTTGATGAAGATCCTACTACCGTAGAATGGAGAGATGAAAATACTGAAGTTGTTAAAGTTAAGATTCGTGAACGTTATGGCTTTGCTGTTGCGCACGAAGGTCAAGGTGTTGGTGTACTTAAGAATGTTAAAGCTGCTGCTAACGAGTGGGATGGTACTTTTAGTCCTGACGCTACAGTTGCTGCACATAATCCTGCCGCTTCACCTCTCTAAGTTAACTTAGAGTAGTACTTTTACAAAAACCATAAGGGAGGCGGAGGTTCTGCCTCCCTTTGTTAATTTAACTGGAGAACAATATGTGGAAAAAAGAAAGTAAAAATCCTTTTGACAAAAGCGTTTTTGATGAAGGTTGGGAAACTGTAGAAATTAAATCCGGTGCAAAGCAAGAGATTCTTGAAAAAGATAATAAAGGTGAAGAAAAAAATGAGCGCCCCAAAGATAATAAGCGTATTTCCAAGTAATGAATCTACTTCTGTTCCTGTTGGAGCAAAGATATGTATTACTTTTGACAAATCAGTTGATTTAGAAAGCGTAAGGAACAATGTAGTTGTTTATGGAGAAGAGTCTGAAATAATGACTGGACCGAATGATACCATTTGGCTGAACCAAAGCGACATCGGAGAGTCGGATTTTTTAAAAACTGCTGGATTTAAAGGTATAGTTGAGTATTCTATTGAAGGGGTTTATGTCAATCCGGATACAGGGGAAGAACTGGAAACAAGTGAAATAACTTCTTTCGAAGCAGAAGAGTATCTGTCCGCTTATTATAAAGTTTGTTTAATTCCTAAAAAATTATTGTCTGAAAAAAATAATTATAAAGTTTTTGCTATAGGAGAAGTTGAAGATAATTTAAAAAAAGGAATTACAAAAAGAACTTTATACGATCCTGACTACAGCCTGGTCAATTCTTCAACGGGCTTTGTTCATGTGTATGGTGGATATGATTCCAATACGGATGACAAGTTGTTTATAGAAATTACGAAAGCAGGGAACATTGGAACTTGTGAATATTCTTGTTGGTTTGAAAAATCAGGAAAAACTTCTTCTGACGAAGGAAAGGTTTCCTCCAGAAGGTTTAGAAAGATAAAAAAGAACTTGCAGGTTAGATTTTCTGGAAGCTCTTTTGAAAAAGGAGATGTTTATTCTATAGAGGTTTATAAACCTGAATTTATGGAAGACTCTTATCAGTTTAGTTTTAAAACTTCTTCTGATTTTATAGAAGAGGTTCCGGAAACAATGTCAACTAGTCCGATTGGGACCAAAATAGTTCTTACTTCAGAAGAAGGTGGCTTGTCATTGTTAGAGATGAGTCCGGACGATGGAAGCACAAATATGCTTTTTCAAGATAAAACAATAACGTTGACTTTTGACAACGATGTAGACGAATCTACCGTTGATGATGAAACTGTAATAGTTTACACTTATCCTGTTTCTGGTTTTTATTCTGGAGGAAACTCACAGCAGGAACCAAAACAGTTAAGAAAGAAACTTACAGTAGAAGATAATAAAATAATCATAGAGTTGTAATATGTCTTATTCTAGAAAAACTGCTCCTGTTGGACAATATGTAACTTTAAGAGCGATGTTTAGTGATCCTTCAGGACTGCCTGTTTCAATAGACAAAGGTACAGTTTACATTTACAGCGAGGTGCCCTCCAAAGACTTTGAGACCATTGTAGACGAGGATGACTATAGTGAAGCTTATGATTCCCTTACTTCTATAGAAAAGGTCGGTGAGGGTTTTTATGAAGCAAGCTATCTTGTTCCAGATGTAGATGCTGGAACCTGGAACGACCTATGGGTCGTAGAAATAAACGGTATAAAAAGTTATGCTTATTTTTCTTTTAATATTAAAAGAAAAAATAAAATAGAACTTCAAGTAATTGGTAAAAACACTTTAGTTGTAATTCTTCTTTCTCCTGATATTGCCGATACTTCAGGAAACACTTTAGGAGAAGAATATCAGCTTTCTTTCAGTACAAAGTATAGCCCTTATTACGCTTCTCCGGATTTAGTAAGACTTGAAGTTGGACAAATGCTAGACCCTATTCCCGACGACACCTTAAGCTTGTTTATACATTGGGCTTCAATGGAAGCAAATGCAATAACTGGAGCAAAAGTAAGAAGTAGAGAAATGTACAATCTGGCAAGAACCAAATTCGTAATTTACGATACGGTTTTAAGAGCGTTGATGCTGCCTGTAAACCTGGCAGGAAAAACAAAAAAGTTGGGTGATCTGATGATTCAGAACGAATCATCTTTTAAAGATGTTATACCGGAATTGAAAAAGATAAGAGAAGAGTGGTATAGGGTTGTAAACGCTGGCGGAGGAATTGTTCCTGGACAGGGATTAAGCCCTACTTATGCAGTCAAAGGCATAAAGGATCCAAACCGAGGACTCATTGGAAGGAATTGGCACTCTTCTTATAAATATCCCTACAAGCAACCAGCTGGAAATTTTTCCTCTGTAGCTAAAGGCGAAATAAAAGCAAAAAAAGGTTTTGTAGATTTTATTGTCGATGAATTCGGCAAAAGAATTAAGGAGCCAGATTAATGAAGTCTTTTAAACGAAATCTTTACCCTAAAAAAAACAGTTCTGTAAAGTCACCAGGGCAGAAAGAGATAGACTTAAGGTCTAACTTTCAGTCTCTTTTGTTTGGTGACGGAACAACTTTACCTCACGCAAAGAAAGTACTTCTTAGAATATTTAGATTAGATGATTCTAATAAAAGGATACCTTGCACTTGCTTGTCGGAAGTCACCTTAGAACCAAGCAAAGAATGCAACTTTTGCTCTGGAGAAGGGTATTTTTGGGATGAGGCATGGAAAGAAACTTACTCAAGTTATATAGGTGCCGATGGTGGACTTGCTAATAGGACGAGAATGCTGAAGTTAGGGGAAATAAGAACGGATTATAAAGTTTTTTATTTTGAACATTTAGAAAGTATAAAGTATTGTGATAAAATTATTGAAGTAAAACTTGATTATGAAGGCGAACCAATAGTACCATATGTTATAGAAAGTATATATAGACCTGAAACAATTTCAGAAAACAGATCTGATTTTGGGAGAATTGAATTTATATCAGTTTACTGCAAAGAGCAAGATGCCATTAGGAACGATTATTAGATATGAAAAAAGAATTTAGCAAGTTATTCGACAAATTAGATAATTCAATTTTTGAAAAATCTAATTACAACATTGTCGTCATGAATGAAGATCAAGTTTCTTACCAAGAGGAAATATCTGTAAAGATAGACAATCCTTATGAGTTTGATGTAAATCGATTTTTGCCTAATTCAACTAATATGACTTTAGATAGATTTTACAGATTAGCTTGTGAGCTTATAGATCATGCTCAGGAAAAATCAGGTGTAGATTCAGAAGATAGAGTTATCCTTACGGAGGAATACCCTCCGGAAAGATTCGACAAAGTTGGAAGCGAAATAATTTGCTTCAGACTAATTAAGCGTGAACCTGCCAATATGAATATAAAAGCATCTGGTAGGCCGCACAGAAAGTCAACTTATTACTACGATTACAATTCGCCACATGCTCCGAATAGAAACATTTTAGTTGAGTCAAGACCAGTAGACCATAGAATTGAATTTACTTGTTGGGCCAAAACAAATAAAGAATGCAACAAGAGGGCTTTGTGGTTAGAAAAGTTATTCATTAACCATTCCTGGGTATTTGAAACCCAAGGGATAGAAAGATTTCATTGGCTAGATAGAGGCGCTGATACGTATATGATGAGCGCAGGTCAAAGACTTTTCTATCGACCTTTGAATTTTTTTGTTAGATTTAGAGAGTTTGAAGTTAAATCAAACCCAATTATACAAAATATACAAACAGATATTATTAATAAATAGGAGATTAAAATGTCACAACCTAGTTTTTATTCAGGCTTAAGTTTAGTTCGTTCAGAATTAAATGACGGAGGCCTGAGCCTAGCTGCTACCGGTTCAAGACCTACAATTCTAATTGTTGGGCCTGCTTCTGAAGGTCCTACTAATTTTCCTCAACTTGTTGTTGAAGATGGAGACGTAAAAAGACTGTACGGGCAAGACACTGAAATGCAGAAAAAAGTAGCTGAAATTATAGCGCAAGCTGGAACAGAAGCTTATTACATTTATGTTATGAGAATTGGTGGGATTGCACCAAAAATTGAATTAGAAAGTTCTGCCGGTGGAACCATTACTTTGACCCCACTTCATTATAGTGACAGAGAAGCTTCTGCTAGACTTAAAGTTCTTTTGACTTCTCATACTGTTAACGGCGTGGACGAACAAAGAGTAATCGTCTATGACATCGAGGAAGAAGGATATGTTTGGGATAGTCATTCCATTCTTCAAATTGCAGAAAAACCTTTTCTCGTGGAACAAACTGGAGATTTTGCAGATTCGAGCGGGAACCCGCTTGTTCATGGAATTGGTTCAGATGGTGTATTCCATCCAGGAGAAATTCTTCCCTTATTAGATGTAGATGAATCAGGCTATGAACCAAGTAGTAGTATAACTTCGGATTATGCTATCGCTGATTTTGCAAAGCATTACATTTGGAGCGACACACAAAGCACTGACACTTTTATAGCCACTATTAAAAGACAGGGTAACGATGGGCAAACCATTCCCCTTGTTCAGAAATACGTTTTTATGGATAGAGCTTTAGAGTCTTTAACGTTTAAGGAATTTGACTATATTCTCCCTTGTGGAGGGTATCACCTTGATTCACCGAATATTGCTGACAGTGTTTCAGGCGGATTGATCGTGCACCATGAACTTCAAGGAGCGCAACCAGTTCACTCTTCTGTAGATTTTTCTTCACTTCCAATTGGAACCGGACCCTCCAAGCCTTCTGCTGACCTAAGCATTGATTCTAATAATGTTCTTGGATGGTTGTGGCAAACGGAATTCGAAGGTGAAAAATATTACTACATGTCTTCGAAAAAAGGCTGGGATTTGTTTGATGCAATGACCCAGACTTTTACGGTAGAAGTTCCAGATCAAGTTGTTTCTTTTAGTGTTACTCATGCTTCTGGTACTACAACCTTTGATTTAACCTTAGGGCCTGAATGGAAAGATGGTGGTGCTACATCGATTGCAACAACAGCAGATCCCGTTTCTGTTCTAGATGCAAATGCTCCAACTTATGTTGCTAATGCAATCAGTATTGAAATTGGTGAACTTGGTGCTACATTAGGCGATGTTATAAACTACGTGGAAAACCTTCTGGAAGCAAGAGTGCGAACAGCGACTGGTATTACTACTGGAACTATATCTGTAAGTCACGCAGCAAACTCTGCACACTTACTAGAAGCCATTACTGGTTCTGCTCAGCTTGGTCAAACTACTTTGAATGGTAGTGCTTCAGAGTCTATTGATATTGAGTTCGACAGAACTTTGGATCCATATGAAGTTCATATTGTTGCCGGTGCTGGAGATTCACTTGTAGAATCAACTACTTCTGATGGACAAGTATTAACAATTACTTTTGATGCTGCTACAAATCTCTCAGGGTTGAATACACTATTTGGTACTCCTACTATTACTGGCGATACGGGTGCATTTACTTTGAGTAATGCTGTTAGTACGGGTACTCCAGCTTCTGCTGATTCTTCATTGGCAGTTGCAAAAATAGATGGAGTTTTGCAAGGCGCCTTCCCTGTTGAAGCCGAACTGGACTATACTAACAATTATCTTGATCACGAAGAATTAACTGGGGAGGAAATTCCAACTGAAGTTACAGCTCTATTTGAAGCTGGTCTTCCTGGAGAATTCAGAGAGTGTTCTTTTGCTCACTTGATGGGAAGCTGGTGCCATAAATCTTCTTCAACATGGAAGACTATTATGACATGTATGACTTTTGAAGGGCCGGCTACTCCTAATGCTGCTGTTACAATTGGAAAAATTCCAACATACACTTCTATTGCGGGTAAACTAGCAATTGATACCGCTTCCGAAGGTGGTAAAGGTATCCTTGGCTATAAGTTTTCTGCAGGAGCTCCTGCCTACCGCGCTCAAGTGTTAGGTTCCATTGCGAGTTCTTCTGACGGTTATGCTTACGGTGGACTTATTCTTACTAAAGGGGACAACCTTCCTTCAGGAATAGAGCCCTACGGCATTGATGATAGCGACGAAGCAACTGATGTAAAAGGTTTTGGAGTTGACATTGGAAAATATATTGTTCCAACCGCTATGTGGGTGACTCACAGCAATGCATTCGATCAGTACTACGGAGATTTGACTGGTGTAGTTACCGGTATGATTGGAATCACTCCAATTGGAAATGAACCGATTGGTCCTGTTAATGGATCTGTATCTGGAGTTAGAGCTACTTTTGCAAGCACTATTCAGGCTAGAAGTATTGGTAAATTGGCTCAAGCCGGTTACACTACTGTGGTTTACAATCCAGTGAGAGGGGTTTACTTAAACAATATGAGAACTTTGGCTCATAGATACTCTGATTACAGAAAAGTGTCTACTATTAGAGCCGTTAACAGAGTAGTTCAAGGTGTTAGAAATCTGGCACAAGACTACATAGGTCTTGCTTACAACTCCGCTAATGTGGCTTCTCTTAGAACCGCAATAAACGGATATTTGCGTTCTGAACAAACTGCAGGGATTCACAATGGAGCTGTTGCTCAAATTGCCTTTAGTAGAGAAGATAGAATGTTGGGCAATATTACAATAAGATTGACAATGGTGCCTCCGTATGCAATTGAAAGCATCAACATAATAACAAGTCTCATTGCAGACGAATCTAATTTACAATAGGAGAAGTAAAAAATGAGTAATCAATCATCATTAGATTTAGCGAGAACCTACACCAGTTTTTCTGGTGTAGATATCAAAGTAATTATTGGCGGCACTCCAATTGGACAAATGCAAGCGGTTTCGTATGCAGTCCAAAGGGAAAAAGCTCCAATTTATGTCATGGGTAAAGTAGATCCACTTTCTTTTTCGAGAGGAAAAAGAGGTATTGCTGGAACTATGATTTCTTTAATGCTTGATAAGCATTTATTGTTTGAGGAGCCTTTTGCTAGCAAGCAGTATTTGGCGGATTCAGAAGAAATCTTTGCAACAGCAGACGACTTGGACTCTTTGAGAGTTAGTGATTCGGGAGTAGGCTTGAATGACTTGAACGAGCCTAGTCAGTCAGCAAACGCAAGCGCTTTGAGCGCTGACTGGTCACTTCAGAAAACGAGCTACGTGGATCAACTGCCTCCATTCGATACTACTATTATTGCAGTAAACGAATATGGAAAAGCGGCTCAAATGAGAATTTATGGCTGTGAAATCCTTAACGAGGGTTCTGGTTTCTCTATTGACGATATCGTCATAGAGAATCAAATGACCTACGTTTGTAGAACCTTGTTGCCGTGGCAACCGATGGGTTCTTGGGATATGTCTGGCAGCGGATCGTTCAGTGCAGATCCTGGAAGTTACTAATAGTATCTTTCTAGTTTAAAAAACAATTTTATCCTTCTCTTGACATATGTTATAATATCCAGGAGAAGGATATTCTTTTTGGAGACTGCAATGGCCAATTATAAAAAAAGTATTAAAGATGGTAATCAAAACAGAGCTAAAACGAGCTTAGATGTGAAATACTCTTACTCGGGAAGCGATGTTAAGGGCTGGTGGGTAGTAGAAAACGATTCAGACTCAGGTTTTAAAACTGAAATGGTTGAATCTTTGAGTACGGTTTCAGTCCAGGTGTATGAGCCTGTCGGAAGAGCAAGAGCTTTGGGTTCTAGAGGCGTAAGGGGATACGCTAGTTCGGTAAGAGAAATTGCCGGAACAATTGTAGTTACAGTAATAGACGATAATCCTCTAAAGGGTCTTTTGAAATTGACTTCCGATAACAATCAAAAAGTGAAATGGTCAAGAGATATGAATAACAGCTTTGGCATGGGGTATTTTAGTGATTTGAAAACTATGCTAGATGCCGGTGGTACTAATGATGATCTTGAGATGGTAAACAGAATAGCTCCATTAATACCAACTTTCAATTTATTTTTAGAATATGTATCAGAGTATTACGATCCAAACAGTATAGCTGATTATAATGAAGTATCGTTTAAATATGGAAAGGATCCATCGATGAATTTGGCCACCCACGATACTTATATTTCATCGGTTTTAAAACTAGATCAAGATAATAGGTATATTGGTTCTCAATTGACTAGTGGAGGCAACCGTCAAGTTGAAGAATCGGCTGTCAAACAGATAAAGGTTGGTGATAATTCTGTTGTTATCGATAAAAAAGAATTTAAAAAGGATTACATTAAAAAACAAAAAGTAGATTGGTCGCGACCAAAGAATAATCAAACATTCAATTTAGGGAAAGCAAGTTTGAATAATTCAAATGGAGATTTTAACACTGTCGGCGTTTACATAGAGGGGATAAGGTTCATCTCAGAAGGTATAGTTACTTCTGTAAACGACATGGTAACAGAAATATCATATCAGTTTATTGCTCAAGATATAAAACCTTTATCAAAGTACAATAGAATAGCCAACCAATTTGATGGAATTCAAAATGCTATTTTAAGAAAACTGTCAGATCCTGAAAGCTCTACATATGAATTTTTAAAAGAACTTGAAAATAGGAATGATTTAGATGAGCAAAATGTGGATGTGATTTACGATACGAATACAGAAGAATACTCCATAGTGGTAAAAACAGATGAAGGTTACGACAATATAGGGTTTACTACTAACGCAAGTATAGATAAAGAAAATAAGGAGTAATTAATGTCAGTAAAGCAATATAACTATGAATATTTTTGTGGAGCGAATGTAAGCGTTTTTTTTAGCGAAAAGGAGCAACTGGATGTTGCTGGTATATCTTATCAGCTTCAAGATAGCTCAACACCCATTTACGGATATGCTTCTAGAACTTTTGATGCTGTAGCGCCTGGTCAAAAAATAGTTAGAGGAACATTTGTAGTAAACTTTGTGGAATTCAACACAGTAGCAAAAAGCATTCTTTCTAAAAGAATTAAAGCTGGAAGTGGAAAAGAGTATACTAAGTTTAAAGCAGGAGAAAGTATAGGAAGTTACAGTTCCCCTTATTCTGCGAGTAGCGAAGGCCTTGATGGTTATATGAACGCTTATCAATATCATATGAAACATATTAGGCAAAATTTTTGTAATGAAGGAGGAGTAAGTCTTTTGCCTAATAAACATGACGCTTTTTATGAATATGTTGAGCGGATAATGTATAGTGATACATATGATAAATTTGATGCAATTTCTTTAGGGCAAAATCTTTTAGAGGATTTTAGTTTGCAATCAAAAGAAAATCCAGTTAAAATTCCATCAGGGATTGCTAATAGAAGTACAATTAACGCTTTGTTAAGCGGTCCATTTAACATTAAGATATATTTTGGCGATCGACCAGAGCAAAATACAGTTGCAGCAAAAAATCATATGGAAATTGTATCTTGTTATATTAATCAAATTGGCGGAACAATACAAATAAACGAAGATGTACTTTTGCAAGAATTTTCTTTTTTTGGAAAAGACATTATATCTAATTGATAAGGAGAATGAATGAATCAAGAAAAAATTAAACTTGGTGCAGATTTAAATCAAAAGCAAATGAATGCTTTAAAAAGCGTTTCCCCTACGGGTGACGAAATACTTGAACACTTGGAAGACTTCAATGAAGAGATAAACGAAAGCAACAAAAAGTTACCAAGTGAAAAGAAAATGAAAAGCGATACTGGCGCTAGAAAGATCGTAAGAAAAAATTCAAAACAAAAGAAAGTAATTCAAAGAGAGGAAATGATGGAATCGCAAAGTTTAGAAAACGAATTAGAAGAGCTAGAGAGAAAGCTGGCAGAAAAAAAAGCAGCTGTCAATTCTGCAACAGAAGAAGCAACAGCTCCGGAAAGCAATGAAGACGCAATGAAAAATCAAATTTTGGGCGCTTTAGGGAAGTTAAAAAACGCACCGAACGAAGCTCAGATCAACTTGTGGAAGCAGCAAAGAGGAAGAAACTCTGTTTACGTTATGGCTTTTAGTGAGTCAGACGTGTATATTTATTCATTCCTTACTAGGGGACAACATCAGAAAATTCAAGAAATTGTAAGAAAAGCGCAAGAGACTGGAGACATTAACATTGAAAACATGTTGAAAGAAAAAGTTGTACAGAATTGCGTTTTGTGGCCAAAGCCATTGCCTGTTGAGTTCTTTTATAACTCTAGAGCAGGAGTTGTAGACGGCTTGTATGAAGCAATTATGATTCAATCTGGATTTTTATCTCCGCAACAATTGATGCTATTGACGACACAGTTGTAATTCCGTGTTAGAAAGCTTACTCAAAACAGACCTTTATTCTACTCAAATTCCTGGAATTGGAGTGTTTAGATACAAGCTTTTATCTATAAAAGAGTACAGAAAGATTGTTTCGCTAAGATCGTCTGGGATTTTCCTTCCAAACGAGTTAGAAGAACAAGTTTTCAAGTACTGCTATGTAGGTAACACAGGCTTGCTGCCTGAATCCTTGCATGCTGGAATAACTGTTTCTTTGGGTAAGCTTATACTTTTTTTATCTGGTGATTGCGATACGAAAACGATCATTTCAGATATAAGTTCTTTTAGAAGAAAGAATCCGCCCGATACTTTGCATGAGTATATGAGAGCAGTGATAGTAACAGCTTTCCCCATGTACTCTTTAGAAGATATAGAGTCTTGGACGAGAGTAGAGTTTATTGAAAAGTTTAGTATTTCTGAAAATGTTTTAAAGAAAAAACAAAGCGACTATGAGCTTTTGGATTTAAGCAAAGTGGGCAAGCAGCCTAAAAAGAAAAATAAACCATCTCATGGAATTGACTTTGCAGCAGAAAATGCTGCTATAATGAAGAATCAAAACCCAATGGATGTTGAGGACGCTTATAATAATATAGCCGATAGCAAAAAGAGCTCGAACCTAACCAAAGGTCAAGCGAGGAAATTGGACAGTAGAAGGAGATAAGTATTATGCCGCCTGGAATTGGATATGGTAGCGAGTCTTTACTGTACAGTGCTTCGCAATATGAACCTTACGAAAACCCTACCGAAAGAGGTGCGTTTTACCTAGGAGGTCTTGGTCTCCTAGGCGGAGCGGCATTTGCTTCAAGTCAGATAAAATACGGAGAGGGAACCTATCTAGATCACGTTAGAAGGTACGGTCGCCAAATAGCGTATAATTCGCCTGCCGCTTTACTTAATACCTTTAGACCTGCTGAATTTTTATCTCCATTTAGTTCGCCTTCTGGACTTGATTTAGTTGAAAAAGATGGTTTCTATAAGTACGTTTTTGATGAAAAAATGTCTGCTTCTAAAGAGACTAGAGTTTTTCTTGAAAAAGAATTTGGAAAAGAGTTAAAAGTTCTTGAAGAAGAGTTTGGGTCTGCTTTCTTAGACATAGGCAAGGGTCGATATAGCTTTTCCTATGAGATAGAAAAAGGGTCTACTCAAGGTTCTTTGTTCTTCGAACAGGGAGATGAAAGACGTCTTGTTTCGAACAAGGTGTCTTTGCTTCAACGAACTTCTTTCGATAGTAGGAGCGGAAGATTTGGCTCTCGACTTCCAGTTACGAATCCGGTAGCTTATGCGTATGGTTTGGCTCAAGGCTTTGCCGATGATTTTGGAACCAATACTAGAAGAGCATTTGAAAGGATATTTTCTTATTCAGAAGTAATCGATGACGTAAAAAAAGAAAACAAATCGATGTTCCTTCCGATAAAGTCTGTGAAGTCAAACGACAAGTTTACTTTCTTTAGAAGTATTTTTGCTTTTGGCTTAGACAGAACCAACAGACTTCTTGAAACTGCTACAGAGCAAGTCCCTGTAGTTAATAGGCTTTCAAGCAAATTAGAAAGCTCTTTTGGCTTAGGGCTTACGGTTAAGCCTGGAAGGGCTTCTGAAATGTTTATGAGGTTTGGCTTTAAAGCCTTTAAGCTCGGTGCATTGGGAGTAGGTTTAAAAGAAGCCGACTATTGGAGAAGTGAAACTGGTTTTTTAGGAAATGTTGTATTTTCCGCTGCGACTTCTTTGGCGGGTGGGCATGCTGCTCAAAAACTATTTAAAACTTTAGATCCTAAAAAAACTAGAATGTTTGCAGGCGCTGCTTTTGCAGCTCAGCTTATACTGCCCGGCTTCGATCAAGGAATTGGAGCCGGCGCCTATACCATGTACAAGAATGCTCATATCGCAACCGCAGCTTTAGGAGAAGTCACATTCATGAATTCTTACAGGAGGACTATGGAAGGCATTCTTCCAGGAGTTTCCGATTGGAAGACGGGGGCTTTTGTAGGTCTTTCTTTGGCTCTAGCCAGTGGAGCCAGTGGCAAACCTATCTCTAGCAGAATATATGAAAAGTTAGATGAATCGCAAAAAATAAAACTAGGCATTTCTCCTGAAATTGCATTTGACGAAAATGCTTTAGTTAGTAGAGGTTTACGATACTACCAAAAGCAATCTGTAAGATCGATGTTTTTTACAGAGTTTCCAGTAGCAAAAGAATTTACGCAAGCAGGAATAAAGGGCGAAGGGTTTTTAACCGAAAAAGCAGATAGAATTTTTAAAGGGCCTAGAACGTTAATCGACGCAATGACGGTTGACGAAAATATTTTACTTAGAGAGTTATTGGAATCTGAATCTAATTTCTCAAGAATGAAATTGTCTTCGTTACTTATGGACGTCAGCAAAAGGGAATTCGGTGAAAAAGGACTTGCAGCGATTCAAGAAGAGCTGTCGTTAAGATTCGAGCAAGGACTTGCAGTTAAAAAAGAAATGGAATCAGGGTTAAACAATCCGATGAATCAGTCTTTTTTAAGAAAGCTTGAAGAAATTGACGCAAGGTATATAGATGACACTTCAATGTTTGGCGGGATTAGAAAGAAAATTGAAACTGCTAACGCTTCTATAATACATTCGTTTTTTGGAGCAACAAAAGAAGGTGAAGGCTTTACTGAGGCTGCGAAGAAATTAAACTATAAAACTAAATTTGGCAGATACGGAAGTTTATTTCTTGGAGGTCTGCTAGCTCAACAGTTTGTAACTGGTGGCCTTCTTGGGTCTATGAAGGGTCCTACAGAGCTTAATGAAATATACTCTGGAAGGCAACTAGTAGAGGTGAGAAAAGGGCGCTGGTGGGAGGGCGGCGGAAGTTCTTATGAAGGTAAGGGTGTTTCGTATTTCAGACCACATGACTATGTAGCTTACATGTCTCAGGCGACAGATAAAGCAAGGTATAAAGTCAATCGATCTCCGATACACAACTTTTTGTTAGAAAACTTTACTTATCAACTGGAAAGAGAAAACTACTACGACAGGCCCTATCCTATAACTGGGGGAGCTTTTGAAAATGTGCCGGTAATTGGAAAGCTTTTGTCAGCCACGGTAGGCCGTTTAATTAAACCTCCAAAGTTGATGCATGTAAATGAGTTTATGAGGGTTAACGAACAAGGAGACGTTGAGTTTGCTCACAGAAACGAATACAAAGGGCCTAGCGGAAAGCTGGGGGGTATTAGCCCTGGCAAGCCAATGTCTCCGTTTTCCAGCAGTTTTGTAGCGGGAGAATTGCAGTATCAGTTTAGAGAGCTTGAAGGTCTTACCGGTTGGGCTAAAAACATGTATACAAAAGCTCTTACGGGAGAAGAAACTTTTGGAATACAAAGACCTGTTTTAGAAAGTGCGGGTAAAATGTTTTCGGCAAAAGAAGACTTTTGGAAAAAAGAACTAGGCGGCGGGTTCTTTACTACTGAACCGATTAGACGTTTTCTGCCAAGAGAAAGGTCTATGATTCAACACTATAATCCAATTGTCAATTCAATGCCTACTTGGATGCCTGATAGGTTTAAATATGGAGATCCATATAGAAATGTAAAGTATGGCGAGGTAAGACTTCCTGGAGCAGGTTATGCTGCTATTCATCCTGAATTAAAAAACATAAGTCCTGAAAACTACCCAGATATTTTTAAATATTCCATTCTAGCAGATATAGCTCCTCACTCTAGAGAGTTTATTATGCTTAGAGAAAACATGTACAAGCAAAGAGCTTCGGGCAAAATGAATAGAGCTGTTGAATCCTACATGGATAAAACGGACAAAATGCTTAATGAAAAAATGTCTGACAAAAGTATTAGGGAAATGGATCCAGATGCATATGACATCCCCTTTCTGGGCGATACAACAAGGGCTATAGGTAGAACTGCTAGGAGTGTTTTAAAAACAGGGCTAGCCCCTGCAGAATATTTGGTTCCAATGGGATTTAGACCTTCGCAAAAGCTATTAACAGATCCTTCTTACATGGGGATTTCTGCTATAGAGTCTTATGAGCAAGAAAGACTTTATGGTACGGTTAATTCTTTTTGGGATAAGCCTATTCGTGATTGGTTTAGACCTTCCTTCTATTCTGCTGCTCATATAATGGGCTATAGCGACGTCCCAGGTTTTAGAAGAAAAGCAAATGAAACTAATGAATATTTTGACAAATTGCAGTTCATTCAACAGATGAAAATTGCAGATAGAGCTGAAGCAATGGGAGATAGTAATTTAAAAAGGCAGGCTCTTTACAGGGCTTCTAAGACTACTTTTGGGGTTAATCCTCAGGCTCATGCTATGGCTATTTACGAAGCATTGCCAGAAGGAGAAAAAGCTTTTTTTGATGCTTTTTCTATGGCTTCAGAAAAAGATAGAGAGAGAATTCTTGAAATGGTTCCGGAAGACAACAGGGACCTTTACATAGGTCTTTGGAGTAGATTGGATGCTGGCGATCCAACTTTAAACCCAGGCTATAAAAATCAAATTGATGAAAGGTATTTAAAAATGAAGTTGGCCAGCTTGGAAGAATATTTTTACGAAAAACCTATGCCAGGCACAGACTGGGTGGGATGGCACGAAGATGTAGAAATGGATGACGTAAAGATAAGATATGCAGATAGAACTGGAATCGATTTAGGAGACTTAGACATGTATAATCAAAGATTAAGGCTTCAGGCCCGAATGCCCTATTTGGAAGGCGTAGAAAACCCAATTGTAGAAGAAATGGGAAGAGGCTTAAACTTAGGTTCTGTTTTAAGAACTGCAGGTAGATCTGAATTGGACAACGTTCCTTTTACAGGGCAAATGAATGTAAATAGATTTGGAACAAATACTTCTGGAGTTTTCTACATGAATGATGACAGAAGTGCTATTATAGAGCAATACATTAGAGGTGAATATGGCTTTTAAATTACCGTTTTTTAATAAAGATTCAGACACTGTTGATGATTTAAAAGCAAAAGGAAATGCTTTACTTAATACTGCTTTTGGTTTAGGACCATTAGGATTTGCGTCCTATCAAAGCGTTCAATCTATGAAGTCTAATAATCCTAATTTTTTAGCAAATCTACCTACTAATCAGATGGGAGATGTGCATTCGAAAGTAGGTGAGTCTTTCGACCGGTATCAGATGGTCAGGTCTCAAGTGAAAGCCGCTGCAAAAGAAAACGCGATTAAAAGATTCAAAAATGTTGATGAGTTTTTAGGAAAATTAGCAGTCAGGCAAGCGGAAGAACAAACTGCTTTTTTGGCTAATTTAAAAACCGTATTAGCAGATCCAAATATTTCAGATAGCACTGGAACTATGATGAAAGTAGTCGAAGACTTAATTCAACAGTCTTTTCAAGGAGAATTAAATTTAACTCAAAACTCTGATTCTTTAAAAGAAATAATTAACGAAATTGTTGAATCGGAAACCTCTGGAAGCAATAGGATTAGTAAAATTTCAGGATACGCTAGTAGTCCTTTTCATCCCGTTTCAGATCTTTTAGTTCAACCTCAAAAGGTTAACCTTTCGGGAATACAACCTGGATTGAATTCAATAGAATCAGGCAGTGGCTTAATAAATAAATACAAAAACACAAAAGTTTTTCAAGCTTTAGAAAGTGCTTTTTCTGGATCGGGAGTCTCGTTTCAATTTAACACTAGAACGGAAAGAGTAGGCAGTACAACGGGAGTGGTGCCTTATGTAGAAATACACAGAGGTGGAAGAAAGCTTCAAAGTTTACCTTTGAGCTTGGGTAATTTTAGCAGTCAGGGAGTTTTTCCAGTTAGATATGGAAATATGAATACCATGTATGCGGGTTCTGGAGTTTACGCTAAGGCGTCAGATTTAAATGAGGTAGCAAAAATAAAAGACGTTGCAGGTAGGAAACAAATGATTTTAGATAAAATTTCCAAAGGAAAGTTTATGACTCCGGAGCAAGCGTTGGCGGAAATGTTTATATCGAATGTCGACAAAAGAGGTGGAATTGATAAAGTTTCTTCTAGAGATATAAGTTTAATAAATCAAAATATGCAGCAATCTTTAGAGTTTATCGATAGGTTTGGCGCTCGGACAGGCTCTACGGGCTCTGAAACTACCTCCATGTTTCTAGAGCAAAAGTATAGGCAAACTGGACATAGCTTGAAGATAATAAACCCTTTAGGATTGGGGCCTGCAGATCAAAAGGATCTCAGACCTATGCTTTCTCAAGTAATGGATCTATTTGGCTTTTCAGCAAATCCATTTACTTCTGGTAATTTTAATCAAAGCATGGGAGATATTGGATTGCGTAGCGCTTTCTTGCAACAGATGTATGGGGGCAATTTTGCTGACGGAGTTATAGAAACTGCTCAAAGGCAGTTTGGAGGGCTTTTAACCAATAGAGCAACTCAGCCGATTACTGCAAGATTTAGGCAGATGTACAATAGAGAAGAGTTTTTAAGACAGGGAGGAGGCAAACGTAGGGCTGGATACAATATGCATCCCGGAAATCAATCGCCGCCAATCAATCTTTATGAAGGAGGCGTAGAAATGCGAAGACCAAAGGGCATTGCTGTTATGGACGTCTTAGCTGGGTCAAGAAAAGGAGATAAAGATGTTTTTAATTTGGGAAGAAATATTTTTGGAATAGGAGAAGGTACCGCAAATTATTTTGGAGAAACAGTAGTTACTAAAGCTATAAATAAACCTGTTTACGATCCACAACAATTTGGGGGAGCCTCTAATGTGCTTTTTGAAGAGCTAAAGCATAGAGTTGCTACGGGGGATGAAAGCATTCGAAATATCAATATTGGAACGAGAACAAATGCTCAGGGCGAATTTGTTACAGATTTTTTTGGAAGCGTTGTGAAGGGAGGAGAAACTCAAAAAACTTCCAAGGTGGTTAGCGATTTAATTACTAAAAAAGGTCTAGAAGGTAAAGTTAGAATTGAATCCAACCAGTTAATATATTCTGATATAACTGATTTCTTTAGATTGTTTGGAGCAAAGGAAGATAATTTTGGATTGTACCTTGGAATGATTGATGGAAGGCGTCAATACTTGCCGCGATATGCGGGTCTTGAAGGTTTAGAGTTTGGCTTGACGGAAGAACTGGACAGTCAAGGAAGAGGTCTTAGGAAGTATTCGATTACTGGTTTCAGAGATACAGATAATCCTTTTATGAAGATCTTTTCTACTATGTTCAAGGGTACAATTGAAAAAACAAATGAAAAGACCATGAGGTCTACTTTGACACAAAGAGCTGGAATAAGCTCTAGTTTGACCGATACAATTATTGGAAGAGTTGGTTCAGCCAATAATAATGTTAGCGGCGTTTTTACAACTGATGCGGCTATGTTGAAAAAAGCATCAATGAACTTAGCAGAGCAAATTGGCAGCTCGTTGGATATCTTAATGGGAGTGGCTAAAAGTGATTTTAGCAGAGAGTTGGAAAGCTTAGTGACAGATACCAAAAGAGGGGGTATGTCGCTAGAAGCTTTTAACGATCTTAGCGTATCTCAGCAAAATAATACTTTGGTAAAAAATGCAATAAAATTAGCAGTTAAAAAATATGGTACCGACATTAGCGATACAGCAATAGAAAAGCAGGGATTGACTTTTGGTTATTTTGCAAAAAGCATGTTTGGCGATTCGGTTGAAGGCGTATCTGGAAGCGATTTTGAAAATTTAGTAAGAGACACACATAGAGAAATGGGCCTTCCAGTTGACCAAAACAGTTCTTACGAAAAGTACATAGAAAAATTAAAAAAACAAGTTTCGAAAGGTGTCGCATTAGGTTTGACTAATTTGGAAATCGGTCCTCAAAGTTCTAGCTTGGGACAGAATATGGGATCAATTGAGCCGCGTTTATATAATTTTTTGTCTCATAAATTAACTCAGGAAATGGGCGTTAGCAAAGAAAAAGTTTCCAACTTTATGTTTTCTATTCTTTCGAGAAAGAAAAATACTGGTGAAGATATTGCAATGGCAAGGGAATATTCAAAGACGATGGAGTCTTTTGCAAGCAGAAGTTTATTTGAAGAAGACGTTCCAAGAGTTTCAGTGGATGAGTTTGTTCAGAATTCATCAGAAAAAGAAATTAGAAGTTTTCTTTCAAAACAAAAAGGTGGTTTTTTATTAGACTTGTCAGGAGACAAAACGCTGACAAACAGAATGGCTTCTTCTGGTTTTCCTTCACAGATATATCTTCCAGGTGGAGATAACTTCTTGGAGCTTCTTGAACGAGAAAGAACTTTGATTCCTACTGATGATGCTTTTAGAGAAATAGACGCAGATTATATCAAAACGCTAAGTAGGTTTAGTAGAAGTTTAGTTGAAGTTTCTAAAGCACAAAGCAATACTGAAGCGATAGGCATGGCCCTTAGAGGGCTGGACGATTTTAAAGATTCAATGAGTGAATTTTTTGGTATCTCTTTTAGAAAGACTTTAAGAGGTAAAATGTCTGGATCTACTTTTGGGTTAGGTGGAACTGTAGACACTGGTAGGTTTCATGATGAGTTTTTAGGTTTGAAGATAGGCAGGGAAAGCGGAGAAATAGAAATAACTGGAAACGTTTTCGAAAAAACAAAAAGCGGCAACTACAGGATGAACCAATCTGTTGGTCTTCAAAAACGAGTAGACATATTTTCAGATTTTGCTTCTTCTTTAGATAAACAAACGTACGATACTTACGTTTCTACCATGAGGGAAAGCAAGAACACTCGAATAAGTCAAAAGGAAAGAGATGCAGCAAAAAGAAAGGGGATGAATATTTTAAACAATGTTGTTATCGGTAAAGACGAAATGAAAGGTTATCTGTCTAAGTCTTTAGGGTCTACCAATTATACGAATGAAGAAAAATATTTAATGAGAAAAATTCAAAGAGTAACATTCGGTCATGCTGTTTTTCAAGACAGTACTTCTTTTTTGAATGCAATGTCTAGTTTTTCATCTGGAGTAAATGCTCAATATGTAATGCAAAATGCAGTATCAAAAGGAGTTGATCCAAAGCAAGCAGTTAAAAAAGCTAGGGTAGATAGCAAAAGGGCAACAAGAGATGCCCTTCAATACTTCTTTCTAAGCTCATATGATCAATCTAGCCCAAGTTTGGCAAATATTGCTATTGCATCGAGACATCCCGTGATGGGGAGCGCCCACGTAGAGTTCGTTGGAGCGTTTAGAGAACTTTCTGAATTGCGCGGGAAGGATAATATTTTTGAAAAGCTTCTTGAAACTAAAGGCGGCAAAAGGGCTGCGCAGGACTTTTATAATTTAACAGGTAATGAAGTTAAAGGTTTTAAAGATTTGCTGACTTTTGTAAAGCAAGGACCGAAAAATATACAAACACCTAGTGATCAACATGTGCTGGATTATATGAAAGGAAGGAATTTGTTAAAAATCGAAAGCATGGAAGAAAGCTTGTTGAGTATGTCAGATCCAGAAAGTATGGCTGAGCTACAGCAAAGCATTGACGATATCAAGGGAAAGAATACAAGAATTGATCAAGCGATTGCTAGCGGCAACTACGACCAAGAACTCCAAGCGGGAATGACAAAGATTAAAAATCGAGTTACAGTCAAAGGGGAAAGGCATAAAGTTCTAAGAAGTTTTTTCGATGCAATGAGAAATCATATGGGTGAAATTTCTCCTGGAGTGGGCGGTGGGCGTATTAGTATTCCTCAGTTTATGGTAGATGTTCACTATGGTGGCAAGATGGAAAGAATGGACTTATCTTTAGCGGGTGGTATGATAGGTGACTTTGACGGGGACATTTACCAGCTTTTATTTCCTACTAGAAGCAATCTAGGAGAAAAAGAAATAAACCTTTTAGGGAAGAAGGGTAAGGCTAATTTAGAAAACATAGCAAAACAAAAACTTCTTTATAGAGCTAAAACAAGGGTTTTGTTTAGTATGGCAGGAGAAGGTATTGACAATCTCAGAAGATCCATTGGGGATGTTGATAGAAGTCTTATTGAAGAAATCGCTGTAAAGGCAAGACAGGAGCAGCTGGGTAAAAACGTAGGGCCAATTGATGTTAGTTTTGACGCTTTAAGATTGGGAATCGTTAATACTGCTGATGAATCAACAAGAAAGGTTGCATCTGATGCTTTGAACTTGTTGTCCGCAATACAAGAAGTCGCAGTTATTAAAGCCAAAAAACTTCCAACTGATATACCTTTGGCTGAAGCAATATCGAGAAATATTAATGCAGCAATACAAGGAGACGTTAGTGCTTTTGATACTGTCGAAAAACTTTTTAAAGACTATCTTTTTAGAGAAGTAGATCTCGATGTTACATTTGGTAAGACAAATGTAGTGGGAGGTGGGGTGGACGTACTAGCGGACAGTCTGGAAGGTCAAAAAGTTATAAATCTGTTTGCTCCGGGAGGAACCAATTCTGCAGAAGACGCTCTTAGCTATGTAATGCCTTATCTAAGAAGCTTGCTTCCTCATGTAAGCGAAGCAGGTTATTTGCATGCAAAAACAGAAAGACGTTTAAGTATTGCTTCCAAGCAAGAACTCGGTGCTTATCACGAAATGTTTCAAGGGCTTCTAAGGAACAATGTTCAAGGGCAACTAATGGGTTCTAATATAGAGCAGACCACAATGAGTGACCTTGAAGAGGCGATGAGGACTATTGGTACTCTTATGAGGACGAATGCTGTAGAAATTGGCTCCAGAGGAAGGATTGGAAGTCTTGGGGTTGGTTTAGCTGCAACTATGGCCCTTGGATCGGGTTTGGGTTATGGTGGTTACGACCCTGTGCCTTTATCAATGGAAGGCGAAATGGTTTCGCCAGAATTAAAAGCCGCTATCAGAGAAGGTAACGCTTTTGAGGCGGGACCGAGTCAAGAAGCAGTTCAAAATATGCAGAATTCGATAGAAAATGATATAATGAATAGGCAGATAAATATAGGTCAAGTTTTAGCAGACAGTCCAGGTGGTTTTCAAATGAGAGGAATGGCTCATAATATGAGATCAGTATCAGAGCTATCTTACATTGTGGGAGCAATGGGAGGACAAAGTCATTTTACTATAAATGATACAAGGGGTCCTGTAAGTGAAAATTATATTCGACGAAAGTTTTTTGGAGATTAAAAATGGGAAGCAGTAAGTTGCAAAAAGGAAAAGGGTTGTTTCGAGATTCTTACAATAAAAATAGTGCTTTGCCAGGAGGCAAATCTTCGTTAAGGAAATCTAATGTTACTAACGAGAATAGCGACAATATAGTTTATACAATTGACCCAAAATCTAATTTTATCATCAATGACATTGCTCTTAATATTCCGCCTACAAATATAAACATATCAAAAGAAGACGTTTATTGGAACTGGAAAACTTTAAGAAGTTCGAAAAGTACAAAAGTCCCGAGCGGGCAAGGTTTTTGTCAAGTTACCGTGAATATAATATTCACTCCAGACTTGCTTCTTCACTTGCATAGACTTATCGTAGAAATAAGAAATTCACCTTTCATTAGCGTGCAAAACAATTTTATAAAAGATGCAATAGACCCTTCTTTGAGTCCAGAAAAAGGCGATAACATTTTCCAACAGATGGCATTTGTTGTTACCAACTTTCACATAAACGAAGCAGCGGGGCTGCCAGGTACGTTTATTGTTAAACTTGACATGAAATGGTTTAATTATTTGCCTTATACTCCAAACTACCTCTATAAAAAAGACTATTACACCTTGCCAATATCGTCAGGAGCGAGTTGGATTCAAAGAACCATTCCAGTTGTAATAGGCCCTGAATTAAAAAGGGGGTATATGGACATGCAGATTGACAAAAAACATTATAAAAACTATCCGCATTTAAGGTATAAGGATTTCAATTCACTACTGGACGCTTCAACAAACAATATGAGTTTAGAAAATAGTTTAAATAATTTTTCTGGAGTTCTCATGGACGGAATGGAGCTTCCAGATAACATGTCTCCTTCTGTTGCAACTTTTGCTTACCACAGTAATATCTACAAGCGTTATATTAACGACTTGCAGTTTGAAGCATTGTTTTCGGATTTCGGGATTGATGTTTTTTCAGAATATCACCCTGAGTGGGGCGTGGAAGAAGCAGAAGCTAACTCTAAGGGACCTGAATACAGTAACTCTTATTTAAAATTTACAAAAGGACACAGAACAAGCAGTTCGGTAGATAACGACAACTTCCTTTGGTATCAAGTTCAATCTTTTCATTTGGAAGATAGTTCAATTGTAAATTCCATTTTATCTAAGATGCATTCACATCACGCTTCTTTTGAATTAAATTACAGAGGTTTTGTTCGACTTAACATGCCCCCATTCGTAGAAAGGTGCAAGCGAAAATACCTTCAAGCAGAATTTTTAAAAGAAGTCAAGATAGTACCTTTATCCAGTTATGCTTTCCCTAACAACAGACAGCTTAATTTAAAGGGAATGTACAAGACTGGAAAAGTAAATGGACATTCATACGGAAGAGAATACGTCAACTCGAAAGACGTAAGTAAAATATGGAATTTTGGAACGAAAACGAGTCCAGAGGATTACAGTTTTACAGGCTACGGTCAGAATATTTTAACAATTCAAGAATACGAAGACTCCGGCGGAACTTTGTACCCGCCCCTAGGCTCTCTAATAGATAAAAAAGCTACTGCAGTTATAACAGACGGTTATGGGATTAGACCAATACACCCAGTATCAAAGAAAAAAAACAGGCCTCATAAAGGTATAGATCTTGCTGTAAAGAAAGAAGCTTACATGAGTTACGAAGATTTAAAAAAGGTTTTAAAAGGTGAAAAAGTTAGCGGGACTACTTCTAAAGCAAGGGGTCAAATAAGATCTTTTAAAGACAAATTTGAAACTTTTATAGCAGATTCAAGTAAGCCTTTTGCAACTGATGATCATAAGAGCGCTCTTAGGACTATTCAAGGGAAGGGAGTAGCTCCGATCTTTGCAGTGGAAGACGCAGTGGTCGAATTTGTAAAAAATAATGCTTCGGGCTATGGTTTTTACACAGAGCTATCCAGTAGTGACACTACTGGAGGTGGCGAAGTATTCTATCACAAATACGCGCATTTAGCTTTTATTGCTGTAGAAAGAGGTCAACAGGTCAAAAAAGGAGACATTATTGGCTTTATGGGGAATACGGGAGGTTCTAAAGGAGAGCATTTGCATTTTGAAATAAGGGTATTTGCTGCGGGAGGCAAGAAAGCGCTACCGCCATATCCGCTCTTAATGCATAAATTTTCAAAAGAAGAATCAAAGCCAGAAGGCCCAAGTAAGATAGGATTGAAAACCGATGTAGAAGCATACGCAAATAATTTTCAAATGAAAAAAGACATAGACATTAAGTCGTTGACTAAAGATGAAAATTTAATTTTTAAAACGTATATAAATAAAATGATTAAATTAAGCGAACTTGGGTTTCAACCTTACTTAAGAGGTGGTAGTCCAGGAAATATTTTATATAAAAACGAATACCTTCCTTTAACTAACTTAAGCTCTATATTGGATTCGAACGAAGACGCAGCTTTAATGCAAGAGATGTTTGAATTTCAAAAAGGGTTGCAAGCAGACCCAAGTATTTTGAATTACGAAAACATTAGAAAAGAGATATATCACAAACTTGGAAGCAAAAAAGTCCATCAAGAAGTTTTTGTAACTTCTTGCTCTGCTTCTTTTTCCAATATCGTGGCTAGCATACCAATAGTGGGTTACGAATTTCCCACAACACAGCACATGGGCTCAATGGAGCCAGGTTATGCTTTTGAAATTCAAAGTTTTGATTCGGGATTAAGCGACAACGGTTTGGATTCAATGAGCCTTCCGATGAAACATTTGCACTCTGTTTTAAACAGGCTGCAAAAACAAGCAAGAGATTTTAGGGAAGCGCCAGACAGTCATGCTTTTTCTTTGAATACTTTTTTAACTAGGCTTCTGGGAAGTTTCAAAGCAGTAGACATGTCTTTTACATTGAATGAAGATAACGAATTCGACGCATCTACAAGAGTCGACATAACTCCAAGGGTTGTTGTGAACCGTTCGCAAGTGAGCAATGTTGAAGGCTTTCCAGGAAGATATTTGATGCTAATGGAGCTTTCTGAAACTAATCCCTTTCAGGTGGAGCAACTGCAAGTAGTAAAGGAAAGAAAGAGTTTAATCAAGAAAGATATAGAGTATTCAGACGTATTACTGGCCATAAAAAAAGCCTCTTATGAAGGCCTTAAAGATGAAGCAAAAAAAGCTCTTGTCATTAACTATTTGAAAGAGTTTAAGGGGAAATGGGAAAATGGAGAGTATTCTGTGCTAGAATACGATCTTGATACAAAAGACTTTATAGAGAAATCCTATTCGCCTGCTCGGCTTAGTGCTGACGCATCTGCTCCTCAAGTAAGCTACAATGGCTACCTTATGCCTGATTCAGACAAAGTGTTACAAATAGCACAAAGCAGATTTGGAGAGGAAGTTATAAATATGATAGGGGAAGATGAATTTGAAGGCATAGTAAAGCAATACTATAATGCGGGGGAAGAGATTGAAACCATAGACGGTGGGTTCTTTTCTTATTTAGAAGAAGAGGATTTTAGAGAGTTCTATGATGATTACCCTTGGTTTAAGGATAGAGAAGCTCTTACTGGTGAAAATACAATAAATGAATTAATTTATTTTATTCAACTTTTAGGGACGATAGAAAGCAAAATACGGCATACGATTGCAGAAGAAAGTGCCGGCGGTATTTCGAAAAAAGTAGCATACGAAACTTTATATGATTTAAATAAATGGAGTATAAACTCTAGCGATGTCTCTGGAGAAGAATCTGAAGTAGAAGGTTATTATTTAAATGCTAGTCCTTCTTTATGGAGAAATTATATTTACTATAACTATAATTTCCTTAAAGAAAAAGTTGTTGGAGATGGAGTTTTTGATAGCCTTAACGGAGCTCTAGGTTGGACAAAAGGAGATTTAGAGCGATTCCAGCAAAGTATAGACTACGGAGTTCTATATGATGAGTACGACAATCTAGAAGAAGAATACGAAAAAATTGCAAGCGTTTTCTTTTTCAATTTAGTTACAGGGCCAGCTGATGGAAGTGCTCCAGAAATTTCCGAAATTGAAACCCCTGTGGATTTAGTAGAATATTTTAAAGCAAGTAATTCAGGGTCTGATAGCGCACTTAAAGCTTCTTTCTACTATGAGTTAAATAGAGCTCTTTCTACAACATTTCTTTTAGCAATCGGCAGCTCGGGTAATATTGAACTGTCCAGTTCCGAAGTCATAAGGTTGGTATCAAGTGGTTTGAATGACGAGTATCAAAGGTTAGGTATAAAAACAGATGCGAGTATAGAAATAAAACAAGAAGATTTAATAAACTTGAATATAGATACCAACGGCCTGCCAAACAATGCGGATAAAAAACAACAAGAAGAATTGGCCATTATATACAATTTTAGAAAACAAATTATAGGCAACGACACGATGCCTTTTTACATTGATAGAGACGGCAACAGGGTTCTTGCAGATGGAAATAATTTTCGGAATGATTTCTTAGCATGTAGGGCTTTGGCTGAGCGTGCGTGGAATGCAGCGGTGGAGGCGGGACTTTATAACGACGCGGTTCGTTCTCAACTCACCAAGGACCTGTATATCAGGGCGCAAGACCTTTTAAATGAAATCCTTTATGATTACATTTCTAAGGAAAACAATTTGTCCGAGGATCCAATTCTGCAAAATATTTCAAAACCTGGCGCATATAGAGAAGAAGCCGCGGATGGAGGATGGGCGCAAGGTTTTTTATTTAAGGAGATTCCTATTGTCGAGACTCAAGGAATAACAGAAATACATAAGAAGGCAAGGGGAATCGTTAATAAAAACACCTTAGTTTATTCTCGCGGAGGGCATTCAATGTATACGCCCCTTCACCCTGTAGACCAGTTGCTCCATGACTACATGAAGATTGAACTGCAGGGAGGCATTCCTGTGTTTGGTCCGTCCTTTATAGCAGATCATCTTCTTGGTGAAACTGAAGAATTGAGTCATAACTTTAATATATCGGAACAACTTTATCTTAGGTTAGATAAGGGGATCGAACATGTGACTCCAGGACCCACTGCGATATGGAACGTTCATCCAGAAGATGAAAAAGCGATTAATACTTTTTTATCTTCGAATGTTCAAAGATTGGGAAATTTTGAAACGACATCAGGTTCTATGGGTTGGGGTGGGGCAATGAATACCGGACTTAACTCTCTATTTTGGGAAGATCAAGGAAGTGCTTTTGATGGGACGACTGTAACCCAATTAACTTTAAGAGCTTTGGCTTTTAAAGATGCTCGGGATCAAGTTCATGGAAAATATATTAACTATTTGGATACTATTAATTTGGCAAAAGTTGGAGGAATGGATTTACTTGAGAATAATTTCACTTTGCTTAAGTCATACGCTTATATGAAATTTTCAAAAGACGCGTATAAAGACGCTCCTCCTAAGATTCAAAAATTCATAATGTTCAAGCAGTTGGAGTCATATTTTGAACAGTATTCCGAGTGGTTTTTAGAACCAAGAATTATTAATGAATTCGGACTAGACGATCTTCGATCTGGCTTCAATGTAGGCCTCAATTCTATTGAAAGAGGTTTTGGAGGTATGTTTCAGACTACGGCTCACGGAGAGTATAACCCTGACAAACTCGATTACAGCGCTTCTAATGGTGCGGCGATTGCAAAAGGGGTAGGGGGAGGATTATTAGTGTACGATGTTGCAAGATCACTAAAAACTGGAAAAGATGTGGCGAGACTTACTCCTTACGGTCTTATCGGATCGGGAATTGAAGTAGGGACTGAAGCGGTTTTTAGATCTGCGCATTATGGATCGCAGTCCATTAAGGTGGATGGCCTGAGTCTAAAGACTGGAAACCCTACTTCAACGGGAATATATACTAAAGAATTTGATCTTTTCGGAAATCCAACAGGTAAACTTTCTGCAGAGACTTTAAACAAGCTGGCAGCCACGTCAATGCTTATAAATCGATCAAATTCTGCATTAAGTAAGTACTACTCTACAAAAGCCGAAGAATTAATGACAAGGCTGCATTCGAACTTCAAGAGTGATGTTGACGATAAGGGTAACCTTAAAATTGAAAGCATGTTGGGAACTGATGTAAAATATCTTAGCGAAACAGCAAACGAGAGTCGTTATGCTAAAGGCGCTGCTCTTTCAAATAACTTTCGATTTAGAGATATTAGAACAGATCTTGAGGTTTTAAAAGAAATCAATTTGTCAAACTATATAAATGCTGACGACGAACTAAAAAAACTTGAAGCTTTTAGAAATGAATTGAAAAGCTTTGTAGAAGAAGTGAAAAAAAACAGAGAAGTTTGTTATGCGTTGGGAATCGACTTTTTAAATGAGTCTTATAACTATGTGCCTCCTTCTGAAAGATATAGCGGCATAGAGTGTTATCCTGATTTAGGTTTGCCCAATCATCCTTTTTACACTCAAAGTAATTTTGAGACTGGAGCCGCTTTTTACATGTGGGATATTTATAATGATGGAGGAGCAAAAATAACTAAAGAGTTTCTAGATGAAATCGAAAGGAATTCAAAGGTTTATTTAGAGGGAGCATACAAACATTTAAAAAAGATGGAGTCCAAAAGTATTACTGCTATTAGGGTTGCGGATTCAGATGCGACAGATGTTACAAACGACAACACTTCAGGTCTTAGCACTAACAATGAAGGTACCGACAACGTTCTTTACCCTTACGATACTTATTACGATAGTAACGGGCATTACGTTTTGTATAAAAACTTGGGAGAAGCGAACAGTCCGTTTTTTACAGGGCAGGCAAAAAGAAATGATTTGACCGATTCGTTGAAAAAAGAAATCGTTACTTTGATTCAAGAATCAGAAGGAAAAGATAGCTTTGTTTTTAAATTTGACCAAAATGGAGATGGCTCTAGTTACGATAATAGCTATGTAGCCGAGACAAGAGAGCAAGTAGTTGCTCAGAGAACTTCCCTCTACAGGTATTTAAGATTCATAGATGCTGATGGCAACCGTTCCATAACTAAGCCGTGGTCAGCAAAAATAACTGATGGAGCTTCTGGTTTCGGTGGGATGCTTTATGACAGTGCAGCTACTGTAGGAGGGTGGGCAGTAGGAATAGACACTTCCTATATAATGGACGGGCAGCAAGGGGTTCAAAGCCCTTCAGATGCAATTAGTGGTTTCAACCGTGTTCATGAAATCACAGGAGTCGAGCCCCTAAAGGCAATTGTGAAAAACAACAGTTATGATTCAAGTGCTTTGTATGTTCATGAAAATGGAAACTTGCTTGAAGAAGTCAATTCTGTAGCGATGCTATCAGACGAAGTAATGCAAATAGAGAATATGTTTGGAAATGGAGCGGGATATGTAGGCGATTTGATCGAAGAAAAAAGCGAAAACAGCAAGGCTGTAGAAACCTTACTCAATGACGTTAAGCTGAGAGGCCTTGGGGCTCAAACAAATTATAATCAAACTTTTTCACTTGAAGGTTTAAATAGTTTAGCTAAGGCTTCCTCTGCGAGGCTTTTTACGGAAAAGAAAAAACTTTCTCGAGCTTATCCTACTTTTAAATTATTCTTTATAGAAGAGGACGAATTTGAAAGTAGATTTATAAACATGGATGACTTTTATTCTTTTAACGGGGTTAGATCTTTTTCAGTTTCAAGATCCAGGGAGAATGCTGCAGACTCAGCAATCATTTCATTGCAAAATATTGCAGGCACTTTAGATGGAACAAGAAAAGGAGCTACGATTGATGTTGATTATTTTTCGAAAAAAAGAGTAGAAAGAATAAAAAGAGAGAATAAGTCTTCTGAAAAAAAAGACAGGAATACTTTGGTTTCTTATTCTGCTGATAACTCTAATTTAGAGTCAGATACAGACCAACCTTTCAGTGCAGTTGTTTTAAGGCCTGGAATGAATATCCAGCTTAGAGCTGGATATTCTAACAATCCAGATAACTTAGAGGTTTTAATTTCAGGGAGAGTGACAGATATTAGTTGGGGCGGAGCAGGAGATACTTGCGAAATAGTTGTTCAAAGTTTTGGGACTGAACTAGTTCAACACTTAAAAGGTATCGAAGAAGACTCAAAAAATAAAGAGTATTTTGCTACTCATCAAGTTTTAGGCAGCTTAATGCTTTCTCCAGAATTAAAACATTTTGGAAGATGGGAGACTGGTAGGATTTTTCAATACGGCGAAGCTCAAGATGCTAGATTGGATTTCTTTAGGTATAAGGACAATAGCGATCCGTCTGCTCTTCAAGGCTATAAACAGTGGGCAGGATTTTTGTCTGATTGGGGGCTTGAAACCGCTATTGCTTCAGTGGGTATTGGAATCAGTTTTCTTTTTACAAAAAGACTTGGTTTGGGAAAAGTAGGTCTTCCGGGATTTGGCTTAAGAGGGTTTACGGTAAAAGCAGTGGAAGGAGGGTCTAAGTTAGCGCCAAGAACCGCATGGAGACTTCCATTTAGTTATATAAGGACAGCAGTTGCGAGTTTAATGAATCCCAGATTCTTTCCTTTCGTGTCAGGAAGCTTAGGAAGATTAGCTTCTAGAGTGGGGCTTAACAGGGTTGGTTCATTGATGAGAGGAGGTTTCAGCACTGTTAGCGGATATACTGCTCTGCGCAGAGGGCTTGCGCAAGGTGGAGATGCTGCTTTAGGAGCTTTTAAGCATCTTTTTATTGGGATAGGAGACGATTTGGTGAGAGCGGCTAGTAGCGTTGTAAAGACAGTGGCAGCTGAAGTAAAGGTACTTTCAGCAGCGACGACATCTTTAACGCAAACAGCACTGAGAAAATCTTTACTAAGTGTAGAGACTGCTTTAAAGGCTGTGCCGAGAGGAAGCAGCTATGCTGTGTTTAAAACGCTTACGAAAGAAATAGATGAAATTTTTGCCATTATAGGAAGAACCGCAGTCTCAGGTGCAGATGATGTTCTTGCTAATCCCCAATTGACTAAAAGAGTTTTTGACCTTTTTAAAGCGAGTGAAAGGTTTATGATAGCTGCTGTTTCTCAACCTTCATTTGCAAGAAGTGTTTATTTGCAAGGCTTCAGAGGAGCCGGGGGAAGTACGCCGTTATTTTTAGGAACAACTGCTCTAAGTGCAACTTTTAACTCTACGGCAATATTTTTTAAAACTTCTCTTTTCTTTTTTGCAGTAGATTATATTGGAGGGGGTATTTTTGGAAAGAGTTTTACAGATACTCATAAAGAATATCGAAGGCTTTATCAAAATTGGTTTACCAAAGAACTGGTTTATTTTAAATTAAATCCTTCAGATGACAACTTGTATCCTCCTAGTCCAATTTACTACATGCACAATCTTACGCATATAGAAAAGACTGTTAGCGAAAAAGTAGGAATGTTGTTCCAAATGGCTTTTTCGGATTTTTCTGGAGCTGAAGGTAAAAGCGCAATGGAGTTTTTAAAGGACTGGCAAAACGTAAACCCACTTTTGTATTTAAAAAGAGTTCATCCTGACGCTTGTAGGTATAAACTTCAGAATAGCACTATATGGGATGTTTTTCACGAAATGACGCTAAGGCATCCTGGTTGGATTTACAGCGCAGTTCCTTATGGAAAGGAGTTTAGGTATACTATGTTTTTTGGAATCCCATCTCAAAGATACTGGAGCAAGCCGGCCACTCCTGGTTTTATTCAAAGAATGAATTCAGTAAGAGAGCTGCTAACAGCAAATGTTGATGATGAAGATGATTTGAAACGATTTTTCAAGCAAGGGTACAACGAAGATTACAAAACCAAAAAGATATCTGATGCAGAATACGAGGAATTTAAGAAAAAAGCTCGAAAAAATCTTATGTCTAAATTCAAGGGAAAAGCAAGAAATTTACTTGCTGTTGCAAATCAAGTAAAAACTACGTACAACAGAGCCGAGTATCATGCCGCTATGTCAAAAAGGAAATTTACAGATACTTGGAATATAGCAATTGGAGTTTACAATCCAGACGCAATAGTGACTGAAGCAGACCTTAAGGATAGACAGAATTATTATGAAACCAATTCCTGGGATGAGACCGGAAGTAATTTACTATTTTTGATGGAGGAGATGTTGAAGAAACCAAAACGTTATTCTGGGATGAGTCAAAGAGAGCTAAAAAGAAAGTTTGAGCGAATGGCTGCTAAAGGGGAAGCTCGCCTGAAGCTTAAAGATAAAGCAAGATCGATAGAAACGGATATTCGTGCAGACGAAACGTTTTCTGACATTAATGATAGAAAAAAACTAATTGAGTTTATAAATAATAGAGCGGATCACAGGTTTTCTACTTTTGGTTCTAAAATCGAAAATTTTCTTGCTGACGAAAATAATGTCGATGAAAGGTATGTTGAGGGTCAGACGATTAGTAAGGACGATCTAGAATTAAACAGAAATACAATTGAACTAAGAGGAAGACTTTTAAAAGAGTATTTAACAGGGTTAGAAAATCGTTTTGTTCCGTTTAGAAATTATCACCTAATTAGATCTAGGGAAAATTTGATTAGAAACAACTTCACAGTTTCTCAAAGGAATGCAGTTAATTCCGTGAACGTATATTACAAAGATATGCATGATGCGAACAATAAAAAAAGTGTCTTTATGAAAGCAAGTTCCAATATACCTGACAGCAATTTAATTAGTCAAAACGTAGACAAATACGATATAAGAGATAGAGCCATGGCTACAAGATACGGTATTGGAAGTTTAATATATGGAGTTAAAGAAATGTATTCTGGAGAGATATCCATATTAGGAGACCCTTCTGTAAAACCATGGGATGTTTGTTTTTTATTTGACGATCAAAGTAAAATGTCCGGGCCAGTTGAAGTAAAATCAGTAACCCATATATTTTCTTTTGAAACAGGATATATAACGGAAATAGTTCCGAACGCGATTGTTGTTGGAAATGAATCTTCAAGTTGGCCAGTACTAGAAGCTTTAAAAGTATATGTAGGAGGAGCCATAGCAAGGGAAAGAAGTGTTATAGACAGAGGCTCTAGTTCAGATGCGAGCTCAGTAAATGAGCAATATGGTGGAGATAAAAACCTGCCAGCAATTCTTACAACCAGTAAGGATAAAGAAGAGTTAGACACTGCAATAAAAAGAATGAATGAAAGTACTTCGCGAGAATTGGGAGAGATAGGGTATGGTACTCTTGGGCAAAGATTAGGAATAATTCCAGAATCACCAGACGTATCTTTGAATATAGATGGTTTTAATTTGTCTTATGAAGCTTCTAGTTCGATGATAGAACGCTATAGCGATTTAGTGCGAAATGGAATTATTGAGTATAAAGAAGTTGTCGATATAGATAAAAATATTTTTGGAGAGACAACTAATACGGAAAATAATGTTAAAGCAACTGTTAATCTCGAAAAGCTTTTTAAGGATTTAGGAAACCAGAACCCTTCTTTGAATTCAGATTTTAGCGATTTTCAAGATCAAGCTGTTTCTACAGTTGAAAGTTTATTTGACCTTGGAGTTTCTGCTTTTTTTGCAGCCGATGCATTGAATCCTACGACAGGTACAGCTGGTCAATTCGCGACTAAGGCTATAGGCCTTACAGGTGCGGGTTTATCTTTGCTGCTTCTGGGGAAGTGGAAACTTAATGCGGGTGGGCTTTTAAAAGCAGCTGGGGTTGGGGGTTCAGGAGGAGTGTATATGGCAGGTGTTGACAATCAGTATTATTACAACTCGAGTCAAGTTTTAGATAGGTTTAGCTCCAGTTACCTTATTGCAGCTCCAATAATTTTTTCTAAATTGTTGGAAAGTGAAGCAGTTACTATTGTTCCCATTGTAAAAGAAGGGAAGCCTTTATTTGCGGGGGTAAGTACTAGGTCTCCAACTTCAGTATGGCAAAATATTTTAGGAGATATTGTGTCAGGAATAGATGATGCATTTAGAGGCGTTTTTGATACGATTGACGAAAACGAAGCAATGGGTACTGAGTTTTATAAACATATAGTTTCCAGAAACCCAGAAAGAGCAAACGATCCTGGATTGAAATATCTAAAAGATTCGGGACAGTTGTTGCAATATATAAAAGGTAATTAATATGAGTTATAAAATGATAAGTCCAATTTCTACCAGTAGACACGCTCTACAAGTAAATCAAATCAGCAAAGAAGATTTAAGTCGAAGGAATAGGGAAGAGGTTAAAACTTACAGAGGAAAAGTGATTGGGGTTTCTTCGCCAGACGAGGGGTTTTTAGGAAGTTCTCATGACAAAGCGAGGGATTTTTTAAAGTTTAGAGTTTTTTTTGAAGATGAAAAAAGAATAGAAATGGTAACTCCAAATATTACCAAAGAAGAAGCTTATGAAAAAATAGGCTATTGCGAAGAAAACTACCTTGGGTTAAATTTAACTTGTAAATATAGAGGTGATTTTTTGCCCAAAGATATCAAAGAAGGCCTTAGGGGGGTTCTGGATATTGGAGATGTCAAAGGGGAAAGAGTGGCAAGAAATAAAATTGAAGTCGAAGAACCTCAAGTGAATGTGAATTCGCAAATATACAAAACGGAAGAAAACCCACTGGAAGAAAGTATGGGCTTTTTTTCGGGAGGTTTTTCTGGTATAATTGACGGTGCTAATAGTTTTTTAATGGGCAAGCTATATTCTTAATTAAGAGGTAAATATGAGAAATTCTTTTACACAAGGTCGTAGAGGCAACAGTTTTTTAAATTATAATTTTACGCCTGAAGGCAATTCCAGCATAACTTTTGGAAATGGAAGCGCGGGAAGTAAATCTTTTATATCTCCTGCTTCTGGAATTCCAACAGAAGGAGGGTCTTCAGAAGTTCTAAAACCTGGATTAAAAAAAAGCTATGCCGGACCAGATAAAAGCTTTTTGGGCTTAATAAAAGAAACAAATGTTTTAGCAAAAATGTTTCCAGGAGCACCAGGCGCAATACCAGATATGACCGGTATTGCAAAAGTTGCAATTTCTGTTGCTGGAGTTGCTTATATCTTGAGGAGTAATTTAAAATGAGACTTGAAGGGAACACTAGAGATTTAAAAATGGGTGCTGATGGAGATTTAATTTTTTCACAAGATTCAGGTTATAATCAAACTCCAATCTTGGGCCATATTGATATTTCACATACAGTAGATCCAATGGATATAGTCGCAAAGTGCATTTTTGACAGATTGACTTTATCGGAAGTAGAATGGGGAAACAGCATTACCGAAAATTTAAAAGAAGGACTTTTGACCTTAAGCAGAGAAGCAGCTGCATCTTTTTTTAGACCGGCTTCAAATCTGGTAGAATTCCATGGTGCAGAATTGAGTAATTCTGCAATGGATGCAATAAAAACAAGCGTAGAAAGTGCATTATTTTCAGATGACGCGCTTAACGGTTTGGATGTTCGTGTTATAGTTACAAGGTATACTGAAAGCACAGTCAATGTTTCGGTAATTGCAAAAGCGAGTTTAAATTGGCTTTTGAGTGGATTTACAGATCCTAAGGAAAGGATGTTTTTTAAAGCTAAAATAAAAGACAGAGTAATTATAATCACTATGAATTATAATACTTCTTCTAATTTGCTTAGTGTTTCTAATATAGATTATGCAGAATATTTACCCAGGAGTTAAAAATGGCAACAAAATTTAATTTAAATAGCTATTCGAATATTTATAATAAAATGAAAGAAAGCATTCAGAGCAAAACTGGTATTAATAATTGGAATTCCGATTCAGTAATAAGAAGTATTATTGAGCCTATAGGAGCTGAGCTCGCTAGAGTAAATAATCAGACTTTAGCAGTACTAGACTCTATTAGTATATCAAGCGCAAAAGGTTCAGATCTTGACGAAATAGGAAGAACTTATGGGATGGATCGTTTAGGAATCACCCGAGCGGAAACAGATTCTTCTGATTATAATTTTTACTTTTATACAGTAGGCCAGAGTTTTGGTGATATTAATTCTGGAAACGATATTGTTGTAAATCAAGGAACAGAAATAAGAGCAGCGGGCGCTAATGGAAATTTACTAAAGTACAGAACAAAAGAAAAAGCCATATTGAATGCAAATTCCTCTTTTATGTACGTTGGGATTGAAGCAATATCTACAGGAGAAGCCTCAAATGTAAGCTCTAGCGTGTTGACCGAGCATGCTTGTAACAAGTACAGCGGCACTCCTAATAGCTTGTATTGTTCGAATAGAATTCCTATAACTAATGGAAGAGATCTTGAGGGAGACGAAAATTATCGTTATAGAATATATAATAAATATAGTTCGGATTTTGCAATTACTGAGAATTCAGTGAGAGTTAAAGCTCTTGAAATACCGGGAATATTTGCGCAAAGGTTTGTAAAGAATTGGTTTGGTTATGGAAAGTCTGCAATTTTTCTTTTTGGAGGCAATAAGGAGATAAATCAATCTACTGTAAATAGGTATCAAAATCAATTGAACAGTTCTCTTGGCGTTTACTCTAATATTGTAGCCATGCCTGGAGTAAGGGTTTATTTGGATTTAGATATTACTATTTGGGTAAGTAGCTCTGTAGGGCTAGAAGAAGAAATAGACATAAAAAATGAAGTGTATAGCGCTGCTTCAAATTTTATAATATCTCAAATTGAAGAAAATAATATAAGCTTGATATCGCTGATCAATGAAGTTTCAGAGAAAGTTACAAGACTTTCTGGAATTTCAAATCGGACTAACAGGTCTAAAATGATTGAAGCCGCTTATGTAAGAAAAGGGTATGGCGGAGCTCACCTTTCTACAAGCGAAAGATTAAAATTGATTCAATTTGTTTATGAGTTGGAACCGAATGAATTTTTCACTTTAGGGGATTTAAATATAAAAGTTGAGAGAATATAATGAGTCTTTATACCAATCTTATGGTTTCTTATTTTCCGGAAAGCTTTAAGTTTAATTACGAAGAAGGGTCAAACGGATTTAAACTCTATAATAGTGTAGCTGGTTTTTTAGAAAACAGCTATTACGAAAACAGAGTATTTAGAAATTATAAAAAGTTTTCCAATCCAGTTAAGCAGGTAAGTTTTTTGAATAAAATAAACTTATCTTATAAAGATTTTAGTTCAAATGAATTCGGATATTTTTTAGAGCCTGCAGTTTTCAAAGATTCAAAAAGGTTAAAATACATTCCTTCTTTTAAAGATTTTTTAAATAGAAATCCAGAAGCTTGGATTTTGAAAAAAGAAATCAAAGTAAACGATTGGTTAATTTGGGAAAGCTCTAGCGATTTTTATAATGACATTTATGAAGACGAAAATTTAATGGTTGATTTTTCAGGAATAAGCAGCTTTGTATCTCAGTTTCAAGATGAAGAATCAGTAATCAAAAGACTTAGCCACCACAATGAGTATGGGCTTGTAATTAAAGGAAGGGATAAGTTTTTTAATAAGATTGAAGAAAGTTTAGTTGTTTTTAATAGAGAGCCAGTTGTTACGTCTTTGAGATTTAAAAGATTAGAAGAAATTGATTTTGATGGTTTTGAAGGAGACATAAAGATCTATTTAACGAGCAGAAAGAGCCCTAATTATAAGAAAGAAGTTGTTCTTGATAAATTTACAAGCTCTGGGATAGATTTGACAAATTTAAAATTAAGTTTAGAAGAAGATTCTGGATACTGTTTTTTAAAATTTGAAAAGGCAATACAGCTAATAGATATTTTTGACAAGACATTGAGTTCTTCTGAAAAGACTGAACATATCGTAGATTGTCTTTTTTTAGATGAGAATTTGAAAGAGATTAAAATTATTGATTTTGCAATCAATAAGCAGAACTACGATTTGTACTGTTTGTCTGACGAAAATAATATCCATGTATACGAAATCGATTTACACGACATGAAAGGGCCTTCAGAGCCATATAATAGAAATTCTTTTCTGTCCTTTTACAGGGAGATTAATCGGTGCGGATATTTAGAAGAACACGACATTGGAGCGATTTTTTTAAACAGAAGAGCAAAAGTGAAAAGTTTTTCAATTAAAAGAATATCACCTTCAGGAGTTACTGAGTGGTACGACCAAGGCTCCTGGACGAGTTCTAAAACAACTCAATCTTTAAATACAGATATTTGGAAAAATTCAGACACCTATTCTTTTGATTTTGAAAATTATTTTGATGAATACGGAGAGTGGGAGTTTTACTTAGAAGCAGAGTACGAAGAGTTTCCAGTTCAAGTAATAGCAACAACTGTTTTTTGCGAGTATATGAAACCTAAAAAAAGTTATTCTTTTGAGAATTCAGAAAAATTTGATGGGATCTTCTTTAATAAAGACAAAGCTCTTTGCTTGTCTTTAGCTAATTCTTATATGGTATACGATCAGTTTCATGATACTTTTTCTTACTCTCCGTTGCTTGAAGAATTAGTCACAAGGGATAGAACAGATGTAGAGGTTATAATGCCTTTTCATTTGGTTTCCAAAAAAGAAAGCAATACGTATACTTTTTATGCGAACGGTAAGGCAACCGACAAGATCAATTTGAAAATTAATGAGCGGCATTGTTTGTTACAAGTAGAGAAGAGCAAAAATAAAGACAAGTTATTTGTGTCAAAAGAAGCAGAAAGAGATCTTGCTGTTAATTCAAAGATTAATTTGGAATACTACATAGATGGAGAAAAGAAAACCGTTTTAGATTACATTGCGGCTTGCGATAATTCGAATTATGAAAAAATAGAATTATTTTTCAATTTAAAAGAAAAGCTTTTTGTTTATTGTGAAAACGACAAGCATTTAAAGTTAGAAATCGATGCAGTTGATATCGATTCTTTGCCAAGGATTACATAATGTCTGAATATAAAACTAGAAAGATTAATTTTTTTAACGAAATTGATGAGATTGGATCTAAATACTCTTTAACAAGGCTAAGAGGAGAAGACACAGCGTCTTTTCAAGAAAGAATAATGCACCAATGCAGGTCTGGAATGTCTGCAAAGATAGAGGACATAGGTTCTTTTTTGAACAATAGTTTGGGTTTGACCGAAGCACCCATGCTAGAGATTAAAAAAGCAAAGGACGCCAACGGGGAAGAATTATATCCTTACAGCTGTATAAGGATTGATGCTTGTGATCTTATAATTGTAAAAGACGTTTTCAAAGAAGAAGAGCTTAAGTTTAAGTATAGAGATAGTTTGGATTTTTCTGAAATAAAACAATACATAAATTCTACTGGAGTTTTCGATTGTATTGAAGTTTACGGCGCCAACATCAATGAATACGATAGCGCATATAAATTGAAATGTGAAACTAATTTAAAATACAAAGATGTTGCTTTTGTAGAAAAAAAGAAAGTCGATACAGGTATAGAAAACATTATGTATTTTGATTTGAATTTAAACGAAAGAGCATATAACAAGGTTGACACTTTTGAAGAAGTTGTAGAGGAAGGAGACTATTGCTTTAATAGGCTCAATGGAGAATTATTGTTTTTTGACAAAACGACCGCTAGCCTTTCTGTAGGGTATGCTGATTTTCCATTTTTTTTGAAAAAACAAAATATTAAAATTTCAAGTTGCAAAGATGAGTCTTTTAACAGTTTGATAAAAAACAATATAGTAGAAAATGAAAAACAAAAAAGAATAGAATTAAACGAAAAAGGCATTGAATTCTACAATGAACTTTTTAAAAGTTTTTCTAACCATTGGGATGTATAGAATATGTTTAAAAGCGTAGAAGTGGACTTAGAGTGTACGGTAACAAATAAAATACAAGAGCTACTTAGCTATGGAAGCTATCTTGATCTAGAAAACTCTTCGTTGCAGTTTGATAGATCTTTTTTTGGAAGCAGTGCACAAGTATCCAAAATGTATCCAGAAGTTTTAGGAAATTATAAAACCTATTTAATGGATGGGGTTCTTTCAAGTGATTGGCAAAGTGGCGTTAACGAAAAAATACCTTTGTCTTTGATATATCAACATGAAGAAAAAGATAGCTTAAAATGGATACCGAAGTACGAGTTAGGCGACTATTGGATCTACAATAAAAAAATTCAACTTTTTTCAGATTTTTCTTATTGTTTAAAAGCGGACGGAGGCTTCTGTGAGATCGAAGAAGACTTTGATCAAATCAATGTTGCGATATGGAGAAGAAATAAAAATAAAATAAAAACCCCTTTTAAGAAATTTGTAGAAAAAGTTTCTACAGGTAAAAAAAAGTACGTTTACGAAATAGAGGGGCCTAAAGTTTTGTTTAATGAAAGCTATAAGAAGCCAGTAGGCTCTGAGGTTTTTTACAAAAAAACTTGGGAAGACAAGGGGTACAGTATCAATTCGGAAAGAAAGATATACACGGAATACTTTCCTTTAGAAAAAAACTCTTTAAGAGTGGTAGCCGTTTCAGAAAACAATAAGATTGTTTTTGAAAAATCAAATAACATGTTTTTAGAAGCTGAAGAGGGGTACTACTTTGAACTAGATGAAGACTTGGGTGTAATTACTGTTGGGTCTAAAGTGTACCCTGAGTTAATACTAGACGAAACCTTAAGCACCCTTAGCACTAGAGTAAGAATTAAAAATCTTGAAGATTTAAAAACGTATCCTAATTTTGGTTTCATTTTAACTAAAAAAGGAGAAACCCTCTATTATGGTTCTAAAGGCGCTAGTTCTTTAGAGGATATCGTTTATAGCGGTGATACACTAAACGAGGGAAAGACGTTAGGCCTTAAAAGTTTTAGCAAAAACATAGCTTCAAGCTATAAATTTTATATATCGTATAACGCTATTCCTCGAATTGATTTAGAATTCGGAAGGGACTCAACTAGAATTTGCAACAAAAGTTTAGTAAATGATGAAAAGCTAAACGTAAAGCCTTCTGAGAATATAAACAATTCTGGTGTAATTCAAATTAGCACAAAAGATGTTCATGTTGTCAAATTGGATTTAAGACTTGAAGGGATTGAAGAAGTTGGAGTAAACTACTATGAAGGTCTTTTTTATGGAAGTTCATTTGCGAGAGCAGTTGCTCAAGCTTTAGACAGTGAAATGGAAGGAGTAGAAGGAATTGATATATACATAGCAATAGAGTCTGGTCCAGGTTTCTTGAATGGAGGAAAACAAGTAGTAGATGTTTCTAATTCCAATGGAGAAATTGAAGCAGGGTATTACGCTCCTTACGAATGGGAAGACATTAAAAAAGATATAATTTCTTCAAAATATAACGCGAACAATACAGAATTTGAAACAGAACCCTTGCCTTTGAATCTCTCTGCAGAGGATGTTCAGCTGTATGAAGTTTTAAAGATCGATCATAATGCAGGTACAAGAGGCGAGTTGCTTCAAATAGAAAGCAAAGCAATTCGGTATCAAAACCCAGACGGTTCTTTCGATAACAGAACTTATTTAAAATTTAAAAAAACAGGAAACAGAAACTATGACGATTTGTATCAATATACCAAGGTGTCTATAGAAAATTCTTCTGGGACCGGTTGGATTGAAGAAGAAACTAGTAACATATTAGAAGAAAAAGATTACTGGTATGTGTTTTTAAAGAATAACTACAGCAATGGAACTATAAGTAACTTGGGATCAAGGTGTTATGCTTTTAGAAAAAATTCTTTAGAGTGGAGCTCTAATTCTAAAATTGGTTTAACTAGAGTTGTTTTCAAATGGAATGAAGACGTAACTCACCCTCTGACAGGGGACAAAGGAGCCTATTACCCCCTTAGACCTTCTAGTATTAGCAATAACGTTTTGGTATATGAAGAAAAATTAAAAGAACCGGATCCTTATAATTCTGATGAAAAACTTGGGGATTATGTTATACTTACTCCCGGGATGGTAACTATGTATGCTTGGTGTCAAGATCCATATACTGGGAACACTGTGGTTTCTAATAGAGTAAGGGCTAAAATAAATATTCCTAGGTATCTTAACGGTGTGGATTTCAACGAATCGTTACCGGTTCCTTATGGCTTTAGGATAATAGATCAAGCGGATGATGTTTCGTCGGGCGTAGGTGGATTAAATTTTTTGAGTATAAACCCATTAACTAAAAATAAACTAAGTTTGGGTTTGAATTTTAAATAAGAGGTATTTTAAATGAGTGATAAAAAGAAAAGCGGTTCTTCTATTTTTCCTTTCTTTGTAGACGGCGAACAGCCAAGTGCGAATAAGTTCAATAGCATAAGTATACAAACAAGAGCCAACCTTTATGTTTTGGAAAAAACAATAGGAGATATTTGGGCTGAAAGTGAACCGTATGTTTCTAGCACGAATAGAAAACTTAGTGGAGATATTTCAAAAAAAACTTCTTTTGAGTTGAATCCAGGAAGCGATGAAAAAGGATATAGCTTGAACATTCCTAGTATAGGGAGATTATTAGGGCCTATCTCTAAATTGAACCCTTTTAATCTGACAGAAGGTCTTTCCAATGGACGTGTAAATGTAGATTTAGAAAGAGATATAGTGGAAGACATTTCGGAAAATGTTTATTCTCATTCTTTGAAATATCCAGGAACGAATATTTTAAGCATTACAGGGTCAGGGTCTCCAACCAATCTAGTTAGTAGTTCGACTTTGCTTTCTGTTAGTGGAGATTACTTTTACGATACAGATAGAAGCGTAGTTTATTTCTACGATAAGTCTGGTCCAGACTGGGTAATTGAGTACACTACTATTCCTAGTCAATATAACGGAGGAAGCTCTTATACTGGCTCTTCTGCAAATTTAATCCCAGATGAAGCTTATATGAACTCTCAAGGAGTTGGAGTTACTGTAACTTTGAACGGAGACTATTACAGCGTATTGATACCTAGTGTTGCTCATCAGAATTTAACTTCAGAAGAAGGAGTAGTTCTGGAATCCAATGAAATAAATTATGGCGTTCAATTAAAACTACCAAATGTTTTAAGAGCGCTTTACGGTTCGGATTACTTTGACAACAATGGAAGCGTTATTGGCGAGCATCTTATTCCTGAGGGGTTCCTTTACTTAAAGAACTATAGTACTGGCGAAATATATACTCAAGGTGAATACTATTTTATTTCAGATACTGAAATTAAAATAGTGGGAATAGAAATAGAAAACCCTTCAACGGATATTTTTTGCATAGCGACTATAGGAACGGACATAACAAGTTCTATACAGGATTTAAAATTAAAACAATTTCATCACTCTCATTCAAGAGAGTTTGGAGAACCTCTTGTTCCGGTTTCTTCAATTGGATCTATTACTGATAAGGAAGGTAGTTCTGGGCCGTTTACAAAATCTGAGAATGTTTCTAATTTTGCTCCGCAGTATTTACATAGAGATGGTTACGATGGAGTGACCGACACTGGTTTAAATGATCAAAACGCCATGAGAGGGGATCTTCTTATAGGAAAATCTGCTGGATCTGCTGGATCTTATGTTGGTTCTGGAAGTAGCTATAAATTGCTTTTTGGAAATGAAGATACGTCCATTAGCAGAGGTGGTACGCAGTTATCTATAAGAAATGAAGGTAATATAGTTAGTACTGGATATGATTTGACGCTTAGAGGCGACAACACTTTTCAATCCAGTGATACAAATTCGGACATTGTTTTAGAGCGTTTCACTGACTTTGATTTTAAATGTGAGCCAAACGAGTACAGGTCTTCTGCAACTCAAAGACCAGGAGGTTTTGTTTTTAGAGGCGGGCCAGTCTACTTTCAAGGATTAGATGCATTCAATACCAATCAGGGCGGCACAGTAACTTCTACGCAGAGTTTAGGCTTGGCTAAAAAGAGAGACGAAATAGTTTGTGAAGATAGCGATAAGATTAATGATTCTACTATGGGTGGGAATCAATGGAAATGCCCTGGTATTGGAATGGCAACTATTTACTTAAATGACGTTACTTTCGACAGGTATCCAGTGAATACTAGCAGCTCGGGATTAGGGCTTGTGACAGTATCTCCATTTTTCTTGGATATACTTCTTCCATCGGTAGGCAATGGGAGCGAAGAACAACATGTAACCTCGAATGGTACCGCAACAAGTGGTATAGACGTAAGAATTACTACAAATCAAATATTAAACATAACCGGTATTATAAAAAATAAAAGTTCAAATACGTACACTACAATAAATGGATCGGGGCATGGCACGAACGAAACAACACAGGAAGATCACTTAACTGGTCCTGCTATCATGTTAAGGTATAGCCAAACTCCGGATGATCCAAACACTAAAGAATACATCAGAGTAGTATTGCCTTATGGTAACAAATGCCTTTGGGATTCGGATCATCTTCTTGAATATCCAGCTAATCCTTTTGATCTAAGACTTAGCATCTTTTATTTAACTCATAGGTAAAAAAATAAAATGAATAAAGTTACTTTAGAAATTGTTAATAACTCAAAGCGTCAATTCCAAGAGATTGACGTAAGGTCTTACGTTAAAAAACCTTTAGAAAGTTTCGTATACAAAGAGACAATAAAGGATACAAGAATCCCCTTAACTTATGTACATTGTAAAAAAATATATTCCGATAGCAACTTAAATATAAATGACTTAAGAAGCATTAATAATAAGAATTCAGGTTATAGCGGGCCTAAAGAAGAAAAGTATTTTCTTATAAATGGAAGTTCTATTAACACTGAGTATAACTCTATTAAGGTAACTAATATCGTTCACTTAAATAGTAGCAATGTTGAAACCCCATTGTTTTATGTTCATCGTTTAAACTCGGCTGTTGAAGCCAATATCGAAATCAAAACAAATATGTCAGAAGAATATGACGAAGTTTACAAGGTAGATATAGCTAATAATTCTATTTACCACAATTATATAAATCATTTTGATGAAAAGTCGGGAAGATATAGGTTGTTTTATGTCAACTGGATAGACGTTAATGGAAATTCCTATAGAGAGCTTTTAGACTCCTCAGACGTGGTATATGAATTGACTTGGGAAGATATAGATCCTTTTACGGGCCAAGTAAAAGCAGGAGTTTACGGATACGAAAAGGTGGAAAACGCTGGTAATTTTAGTTACTTTTTGAATAGCCCTGGGGAGTACTATTGGTTTCCTTTGTCTGAGAATTACATTAAATGCAATGCTCCGAAAGGTCGAAGCTCGAGAGAGCCATGGTATCTAGAGATACAAAATGGAAACTTTAGCAAAACCTATGAAAACTATTTGTATAAATATCGAGTAAACGAGTATTATAATCAACACTTTACTCCTTTTTTCCCTTACAGTTTTGTTGTATATTTTGAATTGGATTGGGTTAACAAAAACACATTGAAAAGCGATACTGATTCTATTTTTTACTCAAAAGAAAAAAACTTGAATGTTGAAGTATTTGTGTATTCTGAAGACAAAACGTTGAGTCGAGTTTTTTCTACTGATAAAACTAAAACTAATGAAAGGTTTGAAAAATCAGATATATTTTGGGAAACGGATATGATATCGTCTGTGGACGAAGAAAAAGGTTTTATAGAGCTGAAAGAGGATTTAGATTCAACAAGTACTTACAAGGGTTCTTTTTTCTACAAAAAGAAAAACTTTCAATATTCTAAAGTAAATTTAAATCCTATTTACAATAAAGACATTTTAAAGAATTACTACGTTTTTTATTGTATACCGAATTTATATAATTACGAAACTAGTATTCACTATCTGAAAGTGAACAAATATGGAAGCATAGTATATTGTTCCCAAGGAGATGGTTTAGCATCGGAAAGAGCAAACTACCCTTGTCTTTCGGTTACAGATGAAAGTGGAAACCCAAACTCAAATACGGTAGTAGGAAGCAGCTATAAAGGAGAGGGTGGATTTAAAGCTCTTTATTCTTCAGAAGGAGATAATCAGTTTAGGTATCAAGTGCTAGGAGAAATTTCTTTTCAGGAAAAGACTAACATTGACGAGGTCTTTCATTTTGAGTATCAAGAAAAAGGCGGAAAAATAAAAAAAGAAGAAAAGAAAAAAGTTTTAAATAGAAACAGAAAGCTTATACAAAGCAGATTGGGCTACAGTCTGGGCGGCATAAGATATTCTAAAAGCAATTGCCACTACATAGAAGTACCGATGTCTTTGCTTGAAACTTACGGTGGGCCATTTTCAGAAAGCAAAGTAAAAGAATTGATAAATAGCAAAATGCCAAGTTTTTCAAAAAATGTACTAAAGTGGACGTATCCTAAAGGGGAATTTGAAATAACTAATTTTAAAAAAGGTGAATTGCGTTTTGATTTTAATTTCTGTGGGAAAGAAAGAGAATATATACTTTATAAAAAGTCAAAAAAAGAAGAAGCATATGTTCAGTGCAGTACGGTAAAATCAACTTTGGGTGGATTTACGCTTGTAGACGAAGACGTTCTTTCGGGATCTATATATTACTACGCTGCTTCAATAAAAGAAAAAGGATACGAATACCCTTTGCATAATTATCGAGAGGTTTATGTAAGATGATAGAAATAAAAAACCGTAATTTTGAAAATATATACGATCCGCATTTAATAGAAACTGACTTTGGAACAAGTTCAGAAGTTGATTTTATTATACATAATGTATCTAATGCTTTTAAAAGCAAAGTTGTAGTGTATTTTGAAAAGAGCGAAACGCTGGGATCTTTAGACAATCCAGCTACATTTGAACCGTACATAGACTATTACGATTTAATCAAATTGGGTAATGAAAAAGTTTTAAATTCTAATAATTTTGGTTGTTTAATTGTAATTTACGACGGAAAGGAATACATTTTTAACAAAGACATAGCTTCTAAAAAAAGTAACGGAGTTAACTTGGGTTCCTTTGACATAGATGAAAGGAAAGTTTTAACCGTCAAAGTAGAAGCTCCTAGCTCTATTTTGTCAAGAAGGCTTTTCATAAATATGGTGGCGGAATGAAAAAAAATATAAATCTAAAAAAAAAATTAAGAGAAGTCACTAATACCTTTTTGAACGATAGAGCTTTTGGCAAGCATATTGTTTACCGAAAAGAATTTTTAAATTCCACTTTAGAAGAAAACTATCAACCCCAACCTATGATTGTATCAGCAGATGATATATTTCTTTCTAGTGGGGAAACTTCAAGATTGAAAGGTTTGAAATATCAAGTTTCTATTTTGAATACTAGGTTGGAAAAAATAAAAGAAAGTAGCACTTATTTAAATGAGTACTGTAAGTACTTGGTAAAATCCCAAGGAGATTTAGTAAGGGAAATTGATTCGGAAGTTGAATCTCTAGAAGTTAAATACTTTGAGAATTCAGACTTAGTTCATGTAAATAATTTTTCTAAAGAAAAAGATAAAATAGACTATACGAGTAATAGTATTTTTAGAAAAGACTATAAAACAAACTTAAGCTTTCAAAGAAAAAATTTAATGGAAGGTATTTTTGGATCAGGCATAGGGTTGCCTTTAGAAAGAAGAGAGATTTACAATGTAGACAGATGTGTTGTCATCGATGAAGAAACCAATGTGGGGGATACTCGAAAAAAAATATTTGATAACGAAAACCCTAATGATATTTTTAGAAAAGGAAAAATATTTAGATACGCAATAGTAAAGTCTACTTCTGATACTTCAAGTCGTTTTTACAAAAGGAAAACATCTTTTCTAGAATATCCTTACAGTTTAGCTCCTACCTTAACTTTAGAATTAGATTTAGAAAGTTACTCTTCCGTCAATTACTTGAAAATAGACCCTGTTTCGATGCAAGGTTTTATTTTAAAAAGCATTGAATGCCAGGATGGAAAAGAGAATTTTAGTTTAGAATTTGAAACGAAAACAATAGACAATAAATTTTATATATTTTTTCAAAGAATTTACTGCCATAAGTTCAAATTGAAATTCGAGCAAAGAGCATTTTTGGAAAATGCTCGAGTAATCGTATCGAATAAAAAAAGTTTTTATTTGAATGAAAGTCTTCAAAAAAATGGATTTCTTTCAAGAACGGAAGAAGACTACGAAGAAATAGTGGGAAATGTATTTGACTTATCAATTAAAGATATTGAAATAGGTTGCATGCATTTTAAAACCTATGGTTTTTTGCAATCGAAGCCAATAGAAGTATTTGATTTTGTTTCTTCTAAGACAAATTTAGAATACACTGCAGTTTCAGATTCGTACATGATAGAGTCATATTTAGGATTATCCTTAATTGATGCAGATGGAAATCTACAAGTAGAAGAAGTGTTGCCGCTTCCAGACTCTCAATCTTTTCAAGAAGAAATATTATTATTTTTTCCCACTGAAGCAAGATGCAAACTGTACCCAGATGTGATTGAAGGTAGCTGCGAGTTGCAAGTTGAGCTAGATATAAACGATTACAAGCTTTTGAGTTGGAACAATTTTAGCGTTTATGAAATAGTTTTAGATGAGTGTTTCAACCCTGAAGTCGATCAAAGTGGATTTTTGGTCAACTTGATGCAGGAAGGGTTCTTGGTAAGTCAAGATGTAAACACCATAGGATTTGTGTTTAGAAAAGCTTCGAGCAATTCATGGTTAATTGCAATTACCAAAACTGATTACGATTTTTCAAATTATACTCCAGAGGATTTTACTAATAGTATAAATGAAAACGAAATATTCATTTACGGTAGAAATGAGTTTTTTTTAGAAGTGCATGAAGGTGAACGCCTTTTAGAACCAGGTTTAGATTATCTTTACAGTTTGGACAATGGTGTTTCTTGGTATGGAAACGTTATTGATTCTGAATATTATTTATCTGAAATACAAAATAAAAAAGCTGGAAATTTAAAAATAAAACTTACGATTCCTAAAAAGGAAAAGACTGTTTACAAAGTAAGATACAAGATAGAGCCTGAGCAAACTCTTTCTAAGAAAAACAATGTGTTTCTTATTAATGAGAAAATAAAACTAGACCAAAAACTTTTTCCTAATTACGGATATTGTCAAAATATAATTACAGCAAGAAATGTATTTGGCAATTCTAATGAAATATTTCTAATAAACAAATACATAAATACTATCTTTCAGAACGGGAAAAAGGGAGAAGAGAATTTTATAAAAAAGAAATTCGGAAATAAGCTGCGAGGAAACGACTTATGAGTTCAAATAATTTTTATTTAGTTGAAGATGATCTTAATTCTTTTGTTTATTTTGGATTAGCAAAATTATTTAAGGGGAAACTTTCTTCCAGAATTACATTGGAGGAGAGAATTCAACACGAAAGCTTGTTCCTTGATTACGTAAGAATAATAGAAAATGAAACATTGAATCAAGTTGTTTTAGTAGATGAAAGAGACGAGCTTTTAATTGAAAACTATGGTTTCAATGTCACTTTGTTAAACAGGAAGTTGATAAACAGTTATAACGTATTTAATTTTATTGAAAGTAGACTTTTTACAGAATTGAATGAAATTAATTTTCTTCTAGAATCGATACGTGGAAAAGTAAAAAGAATTAATCAAAAAAAATCAGCTTTAAATTTGTGGAAAGAAAACATTTCTTTTTTGCATTTAGAAAATTTTACAAACATGGATTATCTTAAAACTGGAACCAACAATTTGAACTTTAACCATGACATGGGGCTTTGCACTCTTCCGATAAAATCTGAAGATGTTGCTATAGTTAAGTCCTTGTACCTCGGGGAAGGCAATGGAGTTCCGGGAAATTCAGATTTGAGCATTGATTCCAATACTCAAAACTTGGATAACATTTTAAATAAGGATCAAAAAGTTTATTTTGAATATGAAAAACTTGATTCTGGGCCGTTAACATTGAAACTTAATTTTGAATTAGCAAGAGAATCTATTCTAAACAGCATAGATATTTTTCCTTTTTTAAATGAAGAGAACTTGGGTTTTGAAATAGAAGACGTATTGTTTTACAAAAAGAACAGCAAGACAGTGTCAATAAAAAGTTTATGCAAAGCTTCTTCATTTTACATAAGCAGCGAATCTGGAGAAAACTATACTTTAAATTTCCTTCCAATAAAATGCGATTCATTTTGCATCCTTTTTAAACAAGAGAATTCAAATGTTGTTAAAAAAGAAAGAAGGTTGAGAGAGAGAGAAAGAAAAAGATTTTCAATATCTATAAGGTACATTGAACCAAAGTCTATAAAGTATACGAAAGAAGGATCTTCTTATTCGAAAAGTATACCTTTAGGTGTGGAGGTTTTTGCTGGGGAAGCAGAAATAGAAGTATTTCCAAAGCAAAGAGACCTGTATGGAGAAAACATTGGGGTTTACTCTCAAGGAAAGTGGAAAGAAATTGAACGGGAAGAGAATACTTTCTTGCTGAATGGAGACGAAAAGTTTTTTAAATGGAAATATTTTTTAGAAAGAAAAGATTTTGATTTTAAAAACAAGTCTTCTTATGAAGAAAATTTGTCTGAATTGATTTATAAAAACAAAACAGTTAGCAAAAAAGTAAATCCGTGCAATATGAGCTTCGAAGGAGAAGTTAAAAAAGAAAAAATTTCAGTTTTTTGCGATACTGGACTGAATAGAACTTCTAAGAACAAGAGGTATAAAACTTTAAAGTACATTAAGAGCGATACTATGAAGTTGAACATCATGATAGATGGCATTCAAGCAACTCCTGACGGTCTTTATATAAAAGTCGATATACCTATATCTTTAAAAAATTTAAAAATTGAAAAAGAAGATTTGGGTATTAGTATTAACAATGTAGATTACGAACCAGTTGAAGCCGTAGAACTGCTAGGCAATGGAACGTTTTTCGTATCTTATGGAGAAAATTGTATTATTTTCCTAAAGGATATGTTTCCTTCAAGGGGTCGTGTGCGATGGTGGTTGAAACCAGAGCAATTAAGGTTTTTTTCAAAATCAGATTACGTTTATTCTAAATTTGATTTCTTTTTTGACGTCAATAAAGAGCAAATTGAAATCAAATATTTGTCTGCAATAAGGAGATCTGGAGAGTTTAGCTTAAGACCTGGTAAGAAAAGATTCTTTTTTGGCAAAAATGGAATTGAAAAAGATAGTATTTCTATTTCTTCAAGTATTTCTTTTACGGAAGTCTCGTCTTTATTAGACTTAAGTAATTACTCTGGTAGTGGTTATGCATATTACTTTGATGAAAAATCTAGCGTTTTTCATTTAAATGATTTTCTAGATAGAGGAAAGCTAATAAAAGTAAATTTCTTTTACAGAGAGAAAAAGAAGTTGAAAAATGATGAATATGAAATCTGGGAAAAAGATTCTGCTCCAGTTGGAATCAAGATTTTAAAGGAGAATTTTAAATCTGAAACAATAAGTCAGAAACTTTATACGTCTATTCCAAGCGTATTTTCTAATATAGAAAATATAACAGTTTCAAGACAGAAAACATTAGACAATTCTTCACCTTCAGGAAGCGAGCAAAGAGCATTTGAGCTTTCGCACGAAAATATACTTGAAGGATCTTTTGTAATTGATAAGAACATATTAGAAAATCCATTTGACAAACCATTTAAAGAAAAGGGTTACATTGATGGCAATACTGAGTTTTTAGGCTTGGGCCATATAGAAGATGAATTTACCAATCAAATACTAAGTTCAATTGGAACTGTTAGTTTCTCGGTAGGGGCTAGAGGTTTATATTATAAAGAGACCGGAATAATTTTTGAAGATGAAGGAGAGTACTTTGTTCCTTCTCAAGAACAGAATGTAGTAACAGATGTAACTTCTCTTGGAGATTGGTTTATTTCTAGCGACGGAGAAGTAACTGTATTTGTCGGAGGTGGTAACAGTCTTCCTAAAAACATTAGATACTCTTACTATTACAGAAAGAAGAACAGTCAAAATCAAGGAAACTTCTATAGCGTAGATTATCAAAACAGTATTATATTTTTCTCTAGTGCAGTTCTTCAGAACGAAACAGCAAGTATCCAGTACAATGTATCGAATTATATAGCTGAATATGATATACTTAAAAAAGTAAACGATTACAAAGTAGATTTTTCAAGCAAAAAAATAAATATTAATTCAGCCGAATTCCTTTTGGATAGAGGCAATTGCTATTTATTTTACAAAAAGAATTTATTCAGTTACAACTTAGAAGAAGTGAGAGAATACTTTTCCCCTTTGCTATATTCCTTAAGGTTTAAATTTAGATGAACAAGAGTTATTCAAAGATAATAACAAAATTTTTTGTAAAAGATTATTTGAAAAAAAACAATAGGGTTCCTACCGAAAGTCAAATCAATGAATACTTGATTGGTTTTCAGAAAAAAAATCCGCAAGTAAACTTTTATGGAGCTAGTGGCTCTTTTCTAAAAAAATACTCGTTTTTAGAAAAAGCTTCAGCAGAAAAGATTAACAAAAATATGGAAACGGTCGCAGAAGATTTAGATTACCATGCTAAGGAAAGTAAATCTATAGTGGGGCTCCTTGATGCAGATAAATGTTACGTGCAATCTTACTTGAATAGAACTTCTTCTTCTTTAGATTCGATAGAAAAAAGGCTCAACAACCTTTTGATTAATTATTCTAGCAGTGACATATTTTTGCATTCGATAAGTGAAGACTTTAAGAGTCAAGACTTTTTAAATTTAAACAATAGCTCTGTTGATTTTTTCAATGGGTATTGTACTTTAAATTCAAAAAAAGAATATATAGATTTGGGTGGGAAAGAGATAAAATATTCGTTTAGAAGTTCTTTAAAGAGAGTTAGTCAGGGGTCTAATTTTGAAGTGAAAGAAATATTAACTTCAAATGGAAAAGAATGGATAGCAGAATTTGTAAGTTCTGAAATGCAAGGTAGAGTTGTCCTGGAGATAGACATAGACTTAAAGGAACAAGAAGGTCTTTATATTGGTTCTTTAATGATTCAAGGGAAGGCTATGGAAACCAATTCTAAGATGTATTATGGCACTGAAGTGGAAGTAGAAAACTCTAGCTATAGAGCTATTCAGCCAAGGATAAAGCGATTTTCGACAGGCGAGAATTTTACTTGTATAAACGAAGAGAATGTAAAGAGATTGAGGATATCTTTAATAAAAGAAAGCTACGATGTAAAAAAACAGGGGGGAGGTTATTCTTATCTTTTTAACATATCGAAAATAAAAATAAGAAAAGACAAGATTGAAAAAACTTCAGGAACCATGTATGCAGGGCCGTATGAAGTTTTAAATTCTAAAAATGAACCTATTTCTTTTTCCATGGCAAAGCTTGGTAGCGATACATGTTGTATATTCCCAGAAAAAACAAGTGTAAATTTTTACCTTTCCGTAGACGACGAAAACTGGAAAGAAGCTTTTTGGAAAGAAAATCAAAATATAATTAGATTTGATACTTTAGATTTAACTCAAAATGGAGTTAAAATAGATTCAAGTAAATCGGAATATTCTATTTTGCAAATTAAAGGAAATTATTTTTTAAACTTTAAAATTGAAAGCGAAAAAATAAAAGGTGTTACTAGAAACAATATCGTTTTTAAAAGGAATATTAAACAAAACAAAAAACTTTACAATAGTGATAATGGTTGGTTTTTTGATAAAACTAAAGAAGTTTATAAAACTTGCATTGAAGTAGAAAACATCGAAGGCAAGTACTTGGATGCAGGTAGCGCTTCTGTAAGAATAAACGGTTTTATAAAAAGCGGTTTAATAAAATTTGAAAAAGGAATTCATGAAATTGAAGTGAGTTTAAGTTCTTATGAAGACGTAGAGGAAATGTTAACAGATCAAGAAATTTTTGAATCAAAAGATATACTATATCCCTACAACCATAAGTATTTGTTTCAAGGGTATGCTTATCCTAGTGGCTTTTTAGGAGAAAAAGTTTATTTGGGTTTTGAAAAGAATTTCAGTTTTAAAATGAAATACATTCCGGAAGAAAAATTTGATTTTATGAATTCTTTAGAAAATTATACTATAATAGAGCAAGTTGAAAATGGAATAAGGTATTCTTTTTTTAAAATAAATGTTATTGAAACTGACTCTTCATGGATTGAAGAAGAAAACAGTTTAAAAATAATAGGTAGTTCTAGCGATTACAACAAGTTATATGTAAAGGCAGTAATCAGAAGTTCAGATACTAATACTGTTCCTCATATTAATTCTTTTAGCGTAAGGGTGATTTAATGATTAACGAAACATTAGGAAAGGAAAATTTTCAAAGTTTAATAAAACAAGTATATCAACAGACGGTGTCTATTATGTCTTTGGAAAGAGAAGGAGATAGGATATCTTTCTTAAAGTCTGTTAAAAACTTTGAATCGAATTACGTTTACAACTGGCAGAGATTCATATATCCAGTATTCAATGGGCCTGAAAGAAGCCCTTATGCAAAATACTCTGGATTCAGATCAGCACCTTGGGCTGAGTATGACATATTAGATCCAGAAAGAGGAGGGGTAAGCGGCTGGACAGTTACTGCCGAGCCTTGGGCGACTGAGCATGGTTTACCTTGCTTATGGGATGGAACTAGAGGTCAACCTAATTCCATTACAGGGGCTATCTATTGCCTTTCTTCCAAAATTGACTCAATCCTTAGCGAAGAGTTTGAAATTGAAGAGTATGATGATTCAGAGATTAGATCTTTAATTCATTGCAATGATTTGAATATAAGAACTTTGTATAAAGATATATACGCTTGCGACTTGGACCCTAATTGTAGTGGAAACGAAAAGCTACAATTTTCATTTCAAAGGCATTTATATGAAATTTTTTCTCAAGTAATAAAAGGAGGGCCAGATCTTTCAGGAGACTTTTCTTGTGAGAATGCGTATCCTGAATTATTTTTAAACATTAGCACTTGCGATATAGCTTGGGATCCAAACTGCCCATTAGTAGAAATAGGAGCTGGTTCTATTAATGGTGGGGCGACTATTAAATTGGAAAACAATGGAGTAGCTTATGATGGGGTTGAAATTATTGGACTAGGCAATACCACGGTAGGATACAACAATAATACCAACCAAATAGAGATTAGTTCTACGGGTGGTTCTGGTGGGTCTACTTACACTCTTACTTCGAGTACGGTTTCGTCAACTATCGTCAGTTTAGATTTAACTGATAGCTCTAACAATATTACGTCTATTGCGTTGAGGGAAGGCAACGGTATTACCTTGACAGAAAGCAGCAACAACATCACTGTGGATGCGAAACTATATTCTAATAAAGTTGATACTGCTGCAGATGGCGTCGAATTAGTTTTAAACATGGATTCGACAAAAGTAGATGGAACTTTTATAAAAGGTTCAGGAAACATAACGGTATCAAAATTGAGTGATTCTACTATGGTAATTGAAGATAATTCTTCAAGCATAGGAATGACTTCTAAAAGCATATTGGGTCAAAAAGCAATTTCTCCAATTCGTGCAATTGATTACTATTCTGATTTTTTAGAACCAGAATGTTGTTTTGAGTATAATTATAATGTTCAAGTACCCGCGGTAATTGATAGAGCTTTGCAAATAAATTCTGGCTCCCCAATCAACAGTGGTACAGCTGCTAATTTGTCAGGTAAAATACAGACTTTAAACGAATACGTTCTGGAGCCTTCTTCCCTAGGAGGAAGGGGAATGTCTTTGTCTTTTTGGTTAAACAAGCAGTATGCTGACTGGATAGGCGGAGATGCGGGAAAACAGGTTATATTTTGCATTTACGACGCAAACAATGTTGTTAATTTTGAATTGATTTTAGACTATCCTAAAAACCATCCTTTGGATCCAGAATATTCTAACGTAACTATAAGCCAAGGTCAGGAAATGAACGAGCATCTTGTAATGTACGTTAAAAGTTCTACAGGCTTCTTGTATCGATTAATAGACATTACGGAAGAAGGTTTAGAATTGAATTGGAAGCATTTTTCAATTGTTCTGGATTTGGAATTTACAAACTCTTCAACAGTAGAGCTTTACTTAGACGGAAGCTTGTATAGTAATGCGTTAAGCGGAATCCTTGATTCTGGCAATACTTCTGGAATTTCTAGCCAAGAGTATTATTCTTTGTTCGCTTTTCCTGTTTCTCCTTGCAGAGACTTTAGAGGCGCTTTAGAAGATTTCGTAATTTACTCAGACCGTTTGACTTCAATTGAAGCAAGTAGCATTTTTGGAGAAAGAAAATACAAAGATATATTTGGAGCCAACAGTTGGGTTAACGATAAAGTTGCAGAATGGTGGGAGCTTGGAGAAGATGCTATTTTTGATTCTGGTGGATATCAAGTTGGGGATGCGATTGCTAGTCAACTTTCTATTGTTTCTAGAGTGAATGGAGAAACAATAGACGGAATTGCAAGAAATGGAACTGAAATTGAATTTTCTACTGAGTTTGCAAAATTTGAACTAGCGGGACATCAGTACGCAGCAGCTTATATGGCTTTGGCAGGGAGCCCAATAAAAGCTACTGGAAGTATAGAAATAACTGATTTGGGATTTGCCAATCCAGGTTGGATTGTAAACTTGAGAAGAGTCGTTGACGATGTTCCAAATTTAAATATTTTTCATGAAATTCTTGTATATGAATCAACTAACGATCCTGCTTTAGATGGAACTCAAAATCCAAATACTTTTAATTATTATTTTTATACTGGCTTAAGCAAAGAGGAAATGGCAGTCAACTTAGGAGATGCAATTTCTGCTTCTGGATTTACTGCTGATTTCAACCCCGTAGTAACTCAAGCTACTGTGAATTTAGAGGCAAGAGACTATGGTGAAAGATTTAATACTCCGATCACTTCAAATGGTTCTTCTTTAAATTATGTAACTTTAAATGGATTTTCAGGAGGCTTGGCGTCTACTATTGAATGTTTGCCAGTTCGAGGCCCTGGCACTGCTGAAGGTAGAGTCATGTTTATGGCTGATTTTGGAAACACGAATTTAGCTTCAGGGTCTAAAGTTACTCTAGAATCTACAGACGGTACTTCAATTACTTATAGGTGTGAATCAAGTTCCGCAGCCGTTCACAATAACGGAGACCTAGATGGAAGTGAAGTTGTCTTTTTGAACGGTGACGATTTGACGGGCTCAAGTCCTACTACTCAAACTGTTTTAAGATTTGAAAAGGCTTTAGATAATTTTATTGATGCAATAAACGGAGCTAACGGGCACAACCAAAATGGTCCAAGTGATAAGTTTGTAATTTTAAAAGCAATACAAAAAAGCACTTATTCTGTTTACTTGACTCAATCTCAACATGGAGTTGATGGTAATACTTCAATACCAACTGTAGATGCCTCTCCAAATCCTTCGGGCACTGTTCTTTCTGTTAATTTTAGCGGTGGATCTGACTCGCTGGGAGGAGTGCCTGACAACTTGGAAACATATGCTCAGGAGGCTTTTCTAAATAGATGGAGTTGCACTAGTCAAACTTTAAGTTTAGCGCCAGGAAAACGATATGAGATTCAACTAAGTGGATACAACATGTTTAAGAATCAAAACGGAAGCAAATGCTTTGATGAGAACATGGACATAGAAGAAAATTTAGATAACATTCTAGAAGGTATTTTTGGATCAGTCGCTTCTTCTGAAATATTTAAACAAACTCTTTCTTTGAATGGAGAGACTTATCGATCCATGTCAGGTTTATCCAGTCAAGATTTATCAGGGATCAGTGTAGTGTTGAGGCCTGCGGACTCTTGTGTTGAGGATCCTAGAAATATATACTTTACTCCTGAATACAGCTCTATTCCAGATTATATTGAAAAAGATTACCATCCTAATGCTGCAGACGACTACTATAAAAGTCTTGGTTCCGTTAACAAAACTTTAAAAAGTTCGGTTTTAGCAAAGAATGCATTTAGAAATTTCTTTTCAAAATGGAAAGCAAAGCTAATTTTAACTGTTGGAAAATCAAGTATTGGTGATGAAGACAAAGTTAATATTTATTTTAAGGGAGAAGGGGTAGAGTTTGATTTGTATGAATACTCTTCGAAAGCAGGGGAACTGCTGACTTCTTCTTTTGATTCTCTTAGTGAATTGGAAGCTGGTTATCAAATAAATTTATTGGGAAGCGGAGGTTTGTCGAAAGATAGGTTTGATTTTGAGTTTACAAATCCTTTTAGACACAGAAGGTATTTGTCTTTTACTTCAGAAACTTACACTTACGCTCTAGAAGATTTCAACAATAAATTAAAAAGCAATGTAGTGGAAAATGTTCCTATTGTCAGTAAGTCTTCTACTGGAATGAATTCTGGAACTCACTATTACGTAAGGGGGACAATTAATACTATAACCCTACCTTCTCATTTAAATTCTAGTCAAATACCTCTACAGGTAGGAGATGAAGGTTGGTTTATAGATGTAGTTTCAGAAGAAGGAGTGTTAATGGTAAATGGTACCGCTGAAGTAGCGATTACTTTAACGGAATGGCCAGGTAAAGTTTTTTACATGACGGCTTTAAGCACTACAATACATCCTGTTTCTGATTCGAACGTACAGAACATATTGTCTTACTACAACGCAGCTTTTGTTAATTCAAGAATTGGTTATCGTTTGTTTCCTTTAGAAAGCTGCGAGATAAAAGCGTACGACACTTTAGAAGTTATTACGTGGGGTGTAGATTCTGGAAGGTGGGGTGTGAATTTGATAGGCGCTTTGAGCTCTTCGCCTACAGGGGCTAAAGATTATTATCCGCCTGATGGAGAAATTGACATAGATATATATTTAGAAGAGTTTACTTTAAGAGAATCTTTCACTGAGGAGTTGTGCGAGTTTGAAAGGATTAACCCTTTTGCTTCTTTTGACTTTGGTCTTTCAGGAGGGCTGCCTAATTCGAGTGTTTGCAATTATTGTCCAGATTGGGAAGTTGCAGTGCCTTTTGAATTGCAATTTTTAGACAGTAATGGAACGGAGTTGCAATTAGATAGTTTTGGAAAGTACAGCTCAGTATCTACGGTAAATGGCTATTCTTCCGTTATAGTAAGAGAAGCAGAAGATTGCACTTTTGATTATTGCTTAGAAGAAATTATTGATGGTAGCCAGTTGTCTTACACAAGCAATAGCGGCAATGGGTATTTGATTCAAGACGTTAATTCCGTTGAAGCTAGTTACAACTCAACTATGACTGTGACGAGTGCGAATATAACGTGGGAGCCTTCAGACGACCACAGTACAGAAATGATAGTCTGGTTGAAAGAAGATGAGTCTGTTACAGAAGTAATTGATATTAATACAAATACTATTAATTTAGTGAGCTGGACGAGTCAGAGTAATTCTTTAGTATTTGAGTCCAGTTCAGGAAATGTCGATTCTAGTGGATCAGAAAATAGACCTGAACTTGTTTACAGTAGCAACGGAAACAGATTCCTTTCTTTCGATCACACAAATCACGAAAGCATTTCTAGTGATTACAACAGTGTATTTAGCACTTTTGACAGTTCTAGTGGCGATGGTGTAGGTTCCGTATTCATGTTGGTGAAGCTGGAGCAAGACAACGTCGCTGATGCGATTGGAGATGAACTGAACACAAGTACCACTGACCATACAGTAGCAAGATTGTTTAGTATAGGCAGAGGATTGCAACTTAGACTTCACAGAGAAAAACTAGTCAATAATACTTATAGTACTTACTTGAGATTTGATAATAATTCAAATTCCAGAGATGCCGGTTTGACTGGAGCTGTAGGGGTTAATCAAATATTTTTAATTGAAGTTGTTTTTGGCAATGGAGCAGATGCTTCGAGAAGAGGTATTTACGTAAATGGAACCAAATATTCCACTCAAGATATTCCTCAGTCTACAAATTTTGATTGGGCGAATAGCCCTGATATGAGAATTGGAAGATTTCCTGACTGGAATAGCACCAACCCTTCGCAAACATTTGATCATTCTTTTAGTAGTTTTGAGCTTGGAGAGTTTTTACTTTTTGACGAAGAGTTAACTGAAACGCAAAGACAGAAAATAGAAGGGTATTTGATGCATAAGTTTTCGATTGAAAATTCACTACCAGCAGGCCATCCTTATTTAGGCAACGCTCCAACAACATGAAATACTTGAATAAGAAATACAGAGTCATAAAAAAACCTGAAAGAGTTTCTAATAGGAGGTCTGGGGGTTTTAGTTCTGGAGAGATTTGCATTGATAGACCAGTTGGTGGTATAGGAGATGTTCTTATGGCTAGTGTAGCTATAAGAGAGTTTAAAAAACAATATCCAAATACAAAACTCACTGTTTCTTTAGATAGGCATACGACTTACGATGATACTTATTACAAGTTGCTATTTAATGCTCCTTTTATAGATAAGTTTGAAGATTCAAGATATGTAGTTAGAGAGAAATATAAAAAATACTTCAATATAAAGAGTGTATGTATTGAACATGAACATTCTGGGAGGCCAGAATGCAATAGGATTGATATCTTTGCAAAAGCATGTAAAGTTCGTGAAATAAAAAATTGGATTCCTTTTTATTTAGAAACTAAAAAAGAAAGTGATGCAGCGGATGCATTTTTTAAGGATTACGAAAATAAATTAAAGTTTTTTATACACTCTGCTTCTAATGAAGGGAAAAGAAGTTATGATTGGCGGAATACTAAAAAACTAATTAATCTTTTAAAGAAAGAGTATCCGAGTAGTGTGATTTTTGTTTCAGATTTTAATAGAGTTTTAAAGAATCAAAAATACAATGAGAGAGTTATCGATATTTCTCGATTAGACATTAGACAAACAGCTTCCTATATTAAAAGGTGCGATTTGTTTTTTGGACCTGATTCAGGTTTAATGCATCTAGCTGCTGCGGTAAAAACTAAATCTTTAGTTGTATTTGGGTCCATACCTCCTTCAAGTAGAATAAATCATTATTCTACGCATAAGTCAATTAGATTAGAAGAATTAGATTGTTTAGGATGTTGGTATAAAGCCTGTCCAATAAATATAAAATGTATGAAAGATTTAAAGCCCGAAAAAGTTTTAAACAAAATTAAGGAGATGTTGTGAGTTGTAAAAGATCTGAAAAAGCAGCTGAGGCGTTGAAGCTTTGTTTGGCGGCTCAAGGAGATGTAATCGAATGTGGAGTATTCGAGGGGCAAACAACTATAGCTTTAGCTAAAGTTTTAAAAAAGTTTAATTCAAATAAGAAGATATATGCGTGCGACACGTACAATGGACTGCCTTATAACGGTATTGAAGGAATTGATTCAATGCTAAAGAAAGGCGAGTGTACGGCTTCTTTTGAAACTTTTTGGAAAAATGTAAAAAAAGCTGGTGTCGAAAATTATATTATTCCTATTGCTGGCTTAGTAGAAGAAACCTTAATGAAAAATTTAAAAAATAAAAAGTTTTGTTTTGGATTTTTAGACATGGATTTGTATAAACCTACATCTTATACTTATGGATTTTTAGAAAACAGAATATCTGTAGGTGGGGTAATAGGATACCACGATTACAAATTTGAAAGATGTCCAGGAATCGAAAGGGTTGTAGATGAAGAAATGGACCGGAAAAAATATATTATGTTTGGAGACCATGTAGCTAATTGCGCTTGGCTCCAAAGAGTGAAAAAATGAAATCTTTAATTATTGTAGGATTGCCAAGAAGTATGAGTAGCTTAATATATAAGCATGCCTCGCATATGCTTGAAGACGAATTGAAAATTTTAGATCCAAAAATTTGGCACGATGGAGATGTTTTAAATCATATTCAGTTAGAATTTCCCAATATAGAAAAGAAACACGGCAGACACAATTACTATCAATATCAAAATACTAAATCTGTTTTAGAAAAGTATTCTAAAGGTTACCTTATCAAGAGTGTAGCTCAGCCCTTACATACAGTTAGATTCTTGAACGAAAACGAAGATTACAAAGTGCTTGTTATAAGAAGAGATCTAGAAGATACAATATACACTCTTTATTTAAGAGAATGGTTTTGGCCAATAAATATACTGGGGATAGATTCAAAAAAGGAAAAAAATCAAACTTTAGAAAATTTATGTAAAGCAGTAATTAAAATACAAAAAGAACTATTGGAAAAGATTGAGAATAAAGAGTTAATATCATATGAAAATTTATTGTTTGACGATAAGCTCCTTTGGAGAAAACTAAAAACATTAGGATACGATCCAAAATGGGTGTCACACATAAACAAAAATTTTGAAAAGAAAAGAGAAATAGTTTTAAATATTAGGAAAACGCCACTTTATAGAAGAATCAAAGCTATGGTCGAAAAATTATAAGGTGGACATAGGATCGTTATTTATACTACTAGAAAAATGTTTACTAAAGATGATAATATAGGTAGAGCAATTATTAAAATATTTAACAGGAGAATAATCATGCCAGTAGCAGGTGGGAAATCATATAAATCAGCCGCTCCAAAAGGATACGGTAAAAAGAAAGCAGCCAAAAAACCTACAAAGAAAATGACAGATAAGAAAAAATCTAAATCTAAATCTAAAAAGAAAGGGTCTTATAAGAAATAAATTACAAAAGGAAATTGTGTTATGGCTAAGAAAAAATCAGATCCTAAAAAAGGTACAGGTAAGAAACCTAAGAATAGTAAAAGAAGACTTTACACTGACGAAAATCCTAAGGATACTGTTAGGGTAAAGTTTTCTACAGCTAAAGACATTCGTGAAACCTTTGCTAAAAAATCTTTTAAATCTAAAAGCCATAAAAGACAATCTCAAGTAATAAATTTAGTTCATCAGAGAGTTAGAGCTGCTCATGCTAGAGCCAAAGATCCTGACGTTAAAAAACGTTTGAAGAAAGCTTTGGACTATGCAGTCAAGCGTAAAGAGGCTTCAAAAAAGAAAACTATTGCAAGGAATAAAAAGAAATGAGTAAATGCATTTTAGGTAAAGGTTGTTCTAAAAACTGGTCAGCTATATTTTTTGAAAATAGTGCAGTCCCTAGACTGCTTTCTATTTTTGCTCCCATAGATATAAATGCTATAACCATAGGGCCATTTGTATTCTGTAGGGATACAATTAGCGAAACTACTAGAAGCCACGAAAATATACATTGGCAACAGTATTTAGATTTATTTGTAATTTTGTTTCCTGCTTTTTATTACTATTATTGGTTTAAATACTTAATCTTAACAAAAAACAGTAAGTCAGCTTATTACTTAATCCCGTTTGAACGGGAAGCTTATTCCAATCAAGAAGATCTTGATTATTGGAAGAATAGAAAAAGATTTTCTTGGTTAAAATATAGGGGTTTGAAATATGAGTCAAAAGATTGAATATAATATTAGTACTTCTAAAAAATTAGGTTGGGAGCCAGAGTGGTTTGGTTGTTCCGATTTCAACGAGGAGCTAATTGATGCTATTAAAGATTTTCAAAAAGAAATGGGAGTTTCTCAAGATGGTATGTGCGGACCGGGAACTTTTCGTAGAAAGTTTTCGGAAAGGGCTGCAGAGCTTGAAGAAGAGAATGTGGATGCTAATTATAGCGACTACATTATATGCCATGGCAATCCTGTGGATATTGATTGGGACAAAGTTGTTTTATGGACCGACAAAGGAGGCCTTAAGGCAAAAGAAGGAAACTATAAAAAGGTCAACGGACAGCGGGGAATAGATTTGTTCGTAACGCATTGGGACGTTTGCTTGTCTTCTAAAATTTGCCAAAGAGTCTTGGACAAAAGAGGTATAAGCGTTCACTTTCTTATTGATAACGATGGAACTATTTATCAAACTTTAGATACCACTCATGTAGCATGGCACGCTGGCTCTGTGAACAGCAGGGCGGTTGGAGTGGAGATAGCAAATGCTTACTATCCAAAATATCAAAGCTGGTACGTGAAAAATGGTTTTGGAGAAAGAGACCTTTTAACTGATTCTATTGTCAACGGAAGAAAACTAGAAGATCATTTAGATTTTTATCCTGTTCAAAAAGAAGCTATGAAGGCTTTAGCGAAGGCAATAAACAAAGGCCTTGGTATCCCTTTAGAGACGCCCAAAAACATTACGGGTAGTCAGTACACTGACACTCTTTCAAAACCCAAGCTAAAGGAGTTTAAAGGCTTTATACATCACTACCATCAAACATCTAAGAAAATAGATTGTGGTGGTTTGGATTTAGTCAAATTATTAAAAGAGTAAAAGTAAAATGGAAGCAAAAGCTGGAGAATGGTTTTCTTTAAGATGGGATATTATAGACTTTTATGATCCGGTTTCGTTCGAACAGTACGATCAAGCTCCTAGATTTTTATTTGCAGAAAAAGATTCGAAGCAAATAGAAGGGGTGATTATAAATAAATATGATCGAATAAGACTTGTGTGCATTGCGGTTACTAGTGTCTTTATTCAAGAAAACGAGGTCAAGCTTCCAACTCATTATAGAGTCGGGGAGTTTATGCCGGGTGATAGGCCAAAGTACGACGCTTGGCTTGCAAAGCGCCATGGCATAATATATAGCGCATCAGAAAAGATTAGGAACAAAGAGCAACTTTTGCAGAGAAAGATATACTTAGACCATACTGCTAAAGTAATAAGACATGACATGCACAGCGGTATAAATACATATCTTCCAAGAGGGCTCAAAGGTTTATTAAAAAAGCTTCCAAAAGATTTAGTGTCCAAACATGGACTTGAGAGTGAAATACATTTGCTTAAGGAAGGGCTTGAGTACACTCAAAAAGTTTACAAAGGAGTTCACGCTTTTACCGCTTTAGTTAGAGATGGCAGTATTGAAAAAGAAGAGTGTGACGTAGGAGCTCTTTTGATGGAGCATATTAGGCTTTCTGCATATTCTGATAATGTTAAAATTTCTAAATTGCCAAAAATGAAAGTACACAAGGTCCTATTCATTACTGCTTTGGATAATTTAATAAAAGGTGGAATTACAAATAACTGCTCGGAAGTTAAAAGAGTTTTTATTTACATGGAAGATGATAGCACTTTATGCGTAAAAGACAACGGTACCGGTTTGTCTAAAAAAGATTTTATTAAATATTGCAAACCTTATTTTGATGAAAACGAAGACTATCAAGGTCTTGAGTTAAATATTGCTGTAGCAATTATAGAAGAGCATGGTTTTAGCGTTGAGCCTGAGAAGCTGGATGAGGGAACTGTTTTTAGGATAAATATTATGAAAAACAAAGAATACATAATAGATAATAGAGATTGGAGAGGATAATGCTTTTTTCAGATGGATTAATACTAGTGGGAGGCCTTTTGACGGGTATGTCTGTCATTTCTTTTATTACTATAAGAAAATATAAAAAAGATAATTATTCTAAATTCAAAGAGATACAACAAAAGAATATATATCTTGAACATGCAGCTAAAATAATTAGGCACGACATGCATTCAGGAATAAATACTTATCTTCCCAGGGGGATAATTTCTTTGGAAAGAAGGATTCCGTTTGAAGCAATTAAAAAATATAAGCTAGGACCTTCTTTGAGATTATTGAAAGAAGGGCTAGAGCATACAAGGAAAGTTTATGAAGGGGTTTACGCTTTTACAGATTTAGTAAAATTTGATAAAAAGCTACCAAAACAAAAAGTAAACTTAGGCGTCGTTTTGAATGGTTTTTTAGAAAAAACTGCTTATTCAGATCAAATAGAAATTTGTTTAGACCTTGAGATTGAAATAAACGTTTCTTTATTTTGTACCGGCATTGATAATTTGATTCGAAATGGTTTAAAATATAATGATAGTAAAAAGAAATTTGTAAAGATATACTGCAAGGACAACGCTATATGTGTTAAGGACAACGGTAGAGGTTTGTCGGAAAAAGAGTTTTTAGAATATTCTAAACCTTACTCTAGGAAAGATAACCAAAAGGAACCAGGGTCTGGATTGGGTTTAAATATAGCAAAAACAATATTTAATGAGCATGGTTATAAGTTAGAAGCTAAAAAAACTACGGATGGTACTATTATGAGGATAATTATAAAATGAGTGAAATCAACAGCATATTGCTTATTGACGATGAAAATTTGTTCCATTTGGTATTCGAAGATGCTTGCAGCATCTTGGATATTTCTTTAAGTTTACAATCCGTGACGACGGCAGAAGAAGCAGAAAGCATGTTTAAGAAATATTACGAAGGGTCTCCAGGAAAACCAGAGTGCGTTTTTGTAGATCTTAATATTATTGGATCTTCATTCGATGGGATTGAACTGGTCAGGCGAATAAATTATCAATACGGAAATGGCGTTGTTATTGGAATTATTTCTAGCTCTAAAGACGAGATAGAGATGGAAAAAGCTAAAGATGCTGGTGCTCAATTTTGGATTGTAAAATCTCATGACATTGAACCAAGATTGGAATCTTTTAAAAGAGATCTAGCTGGATATAAAAGCCGTTCTTTGCCATTTAAGGTTTATGCACAATGAAAATCGTACTACCAGAAACAGAAGAGCTTAAATTTATTGAGGTTGCAGAAAGATTAAATATAAATCTAGAAGGCAATATCATTAAGGTCTTTGAGGGTAGCGAAAAGTTTAAAAAGTATTTGTCTGAATGCTTAGAAAAAGACACAGAAAAGAGAAAGCAAAGACTTGAATTGACGAAAGTCATTCAAGATCAGAACGACAATTTATTAGGCAAAGCAAAAGAAAATGAAAATTTAATGGTTGAGTTGAAGGAAGCTTTAGAAGAAGCTGAGAATGCTAAAAAAGAAGCACTAAACGATTTAGACCTAATGCAAAGAAAGAGACAGTTCGAGTTAATAAATCGAATAGTTCGATATGCTTTATATATTATTGCAAGCACAGGAATTATTACAACAGTTTTATATTTCTTTGCAATATGGTATAATTCTGAAGAGACCACTTTAATAGGAAGCACTTGGTCTAATTTACTTGGAATATTACTAACTAACTCTTTTTCTATTATAGGTACTATAATGGGAGTGAAATATGCTAATAAATCAGAAGAGGAAAACAATGTATAGTTTAAAAAAAGGAACAAAAGGGAAGCTTTCTGAATTGGGTTATTACGATTACTGGTATCCAGGAATAGGTGATAAATACAATACAGAAATACTAGAAAACATAGAATGCGAACATTTACGTTCTTGGAAAAATCAGGGGAGTTACTTTGCGTTTAAAGTTCCAGCATACGCTGTTAAGACTTTAGCAGAAGTCGATCCTAAGCAATTTGTTTGCGTTTGGATTCATAAAGAGGATATTGAAAATGGCTTATAGTAATAAAAAATCAACTAAAAAGGCACCAGTTAAAAAGAAAGCTGGATCTAAAAAAGTAATTGGAAAAAGATCAAAATTGGATCTTAATAAGAACGGCAAAATAGATAAAGAAGATTTTAAAATCCTAAGATCGAGAAAAAAGAAATCTACAAAAAAGAAAGGAGTTAAAAATGGCAGACAAAAGTAAAATGAAATGCAATTCTCCTACTAGATCAGACAGAGCTGGTAAAAAGAAAATGGTTAAAGCATGTTCTGGGGGAAAAGAAAAGCTCGTTCATTATGGAGCTAAAGGCTATAAGCATAACTATTCTAAAAGCGCTAAAAGCTCTTTTAGAGCTCGTCACGGTTGCGATGGTGCTAAAGACAAGATGTCTGCTAAGTACTGGGCTTGTAGAGACTTATGGCCCAAGAATAAGAAAACTACTAATCCCAGTGCAAAGAAAGGCGCCTATAGGAGGAAAAAGTAATGCCTGCTAAAAGGAAGAAAAAAAAAGTTGCAAAACCAAGAAGAGATGCTTGTTATACAAAAGTAAAAGCAAGATACACTAGAGGCGGAGGCACTTGGCCTTCGGCTTATGGTAGCGGAGCTTTATCTAAGTGTAGAAAAATGGGAGCAAAGAATTGGGGTAAAGGAGGCAAAAAGAAAAATGCCAAAACAAAGAAAAAGTAAAGCAGGAGCTTCTTTGAGACGCTGGTTTAAAGAAGAATGGGTTGATATTTCTAAAAAAGGTAAAGATGGAAAGCACCCTCCGTGTGGAAGAAAAAGTAGAACGGGAAAAGGGAAAGACGGCAAAAAGCGTTCTTATCCGAAGTGTCGTCCTAAAAATAAAGTTTCTTCAAAAACTCCAAGAACAGCAGGTTCTTTATCTAAATCTCAGAAAGCAAAACTTTCTGCAGAGAAAAAAAAGATTAAAGGAAAGAAGTCAAAGTATAGATTGACTAAAAAAGGAACCAAGGTTAGTAAGAGTAAATCGAAAAAGAGGTAATTGTGCATAAATCTAAAAGTAAGAATGGCTTGCGTATCAAAACGAAAGGTTGAGGAAACAAAAAAAAGGTTTCGGGTAAATCTAAAAAAAAATCTAATTATAAAAAAGTTATAAAAAAAAGAGTGATCAAAAAAGATCACTCTAAGAAATGAGGTATATAAAATGAGTTTCGTATTTAGTGAAGACAAATACAAGTCTATATTGAACAGGCTTGTTGCTTTGGAAACACATGTTAATGATTTAAATGTTGCATCTACTAATTTAGCATCAATGCAACAGTTAAAAGAATTGCTTGCAATAATTCAAGCTTCTTTAATTGAAGTCGACAATAAATTGACCGCTTTAGAAAATAGAATAGTTGCTATAGAAGAAGAACCTTTGTCTTAAGAATCTTTGAAGATATCGCTTTGTATGTCTTCAAAAGACATTTCGGTTACTTTTTCATAAATATCTATTTTTGATTCAATAGCAGATATATAAGTTTGTATCGCTGTCAAAGCAGAGCTAAGCTCTTCTTTTTGTTCTTTAAGTTTGTTTAGATCTTCTTTGAGTTTTAAAAGAGAAGCTCTAGCTTTTTGCTGTTTATTTTCCATTCTTTTATTTCCTTACTGCAGAGAAAGAGACGTATGGAAACCAGTTTTTATCTTCTTGTTTTACTTCTTTTTTAATGGAGTGAAGGTATATACCGTCCTTGTTTACTTTTATAAAAGCAACTTTTGGTTTCAGTATGAACTCTGAAAGAGTTTCAGCCAACCATTTTTTTCCTCTAGTCTCCCATTCGAAGTTTACTGCTTTGGAATTAAAGTCGTAAACTTTTGTTTCTTGAGTAGTTTCTGGTTTAGGATCTAAAAAAGAAAATTCCATTTCAGTAAAATGACGACAATGCTTAAGCCAGTTGTTCATTGCTTTAGGGAATGATTCTTTTGAGAGTTGGTCTTTAAGAGTCTTTCCGCCAGGAATGAATTTTTTGATATTTTTAGTAGTAGAAACGCCTTCTATTTTTTTGACGAGTGCTTGTTGGTTTGAAATTTTATTTCTTTGCAAATCTTTAATTGCTTGTTTTTTTGTTAAAGACATATTTGTTTAATTCCTTGTATATAGTAGTCCTGGAATAACCAGTTAATTTTGATATTTCAGTTATAGTATAGCCTAATGATAACATAGAAACTAGATAATTGTACCAATAGTGAGGTTTTATTCTAATTTCGGCTTTAGGATTGTCATGAGACATCTGTTCTATAACCGGTAGGGGCTTTGTAAGATAGTTTTTTTTAATGAAATTTGATACGGCTAATCTGTAATCTGTTACAAAATAGAATTGACACATTACTGGTTTTGCTTGAGTTGGTATCGTTTTTATTTTCTTTAGTCTCATGAATAGAACATAAAGTAAATCTTCTTTTACAGTCCCTGATTCAATCCATAAATCGATTGATTTTTCATTAGTAAACGAAAGTATATTTTTTTTTAAAAAGTAATAAAAATAAAAGTTTTCGTTTTTATCTTGAATTGAATCAGAGACTTCTTTAATGAAATCTTCTATGTATCTAATAAAAGCTTCTGGATTGGAAGACTTATCAGATATAACCTGTATATACAGTTTTTTAAACTGAATAGGATCAATAGAAAGAGGCATAGGGTTAAAAGAAGTATTCATTTTAGTCATGTCATGTCTTTTATATAGCTTTCGAATATAGTCAACCAATCTTCTAAGTGCATAGTAACGAGAATGGGTTCTCTGTCGTCTTTTGTTATGGCTACAGGGAGCTTGTTTTTAGTTTTGCAGTCTTCAGTAGCTTGACGCATTGCAGCTTTAATATTGCACCTTTTGTGACGTTTAGCTTCTATATGTACATGATCCATTTCTACATCTGCAATTTCTTCTCCACCGCCTCGAGTTTGGCCTAAGCCTCTCTTGGCGTTTATGTCGGTAAATTTAGCGTTAAATATTTTAGCCAACTCTCTTTCAAAGTTAGCTCCTTTTAATCTAGCTCCTCTTCCTCTACTTGCCATTTTTTTACCCTTCGTTATATTTTATAATTTCGTCAACGAATCCAAAAGTTTTTGCTTCGGATGCATTAAAGTATTTATAAGTTCTGTTTTTAAAGTTTTCAACCCAAAGATCTGCATCTATTTTAGTTTCTGAAATGATCTTACCATCAAATAGAGCTTTTGATAAAGTGTAAGCTTCAGAAAGTCCGTTAGATTGCTCTATGGAGCTTACTTGGTCTAAAAACATTACCGGTTGATGGTAAAAAAACAAAGAGTTTTTTGAAGAAAATCTTTTGCAACCAGCCAGTAGTATTATTAAACCTCCAGAAGCGCAAAGGCCTTTTGCTATAGTGTGCACAGGAGATTCTATGGCTTTTATTGTATCATATATAGCAAAGGCATCAGGAAGGCTTCCTCCCGTTGTATTCAAATAAAGTCGAATAGGTTTATTAGATCTTGCATTTAATTCTAGTAATTGGCTTATGATATTTTTTGTAGTTTTGCTATTTATTGGAGCAGACAGAAAAAGAGATCTTGTTTCTGGGCCAAAATATTGAGGCTCTTCTAAGTGCCATGGTGCTTCTATTGTTTTTATTGTTTCCATTTTTTATTCCTGTTTTAGTACAATTTGCTTTAGTTTTTTAGGGGTTAATTTGTTTTCCATTTTGTAAGAGATTTCTATGTATTCGTAGTCTGCATCTATTGCATACGTTTTCTTTAGATTGTCTCTGTATTTAATATTGTTAAAATCTTTAACAGATTCAAGATAAGGCTTGTTGCCAAAGTTAGTTCTAACGTAGTGCTGCCTTCCATGGAGTTCGACAACTGTTCTCAATTCTTCAATGTACCAGTCAAAATGATGACTGTTAAAAGGATAGCCTTGCACAAGGTAAGAAACGGGAACTTCTTGATAGCAATTTAGGTTTTTAAAAAAAGCATCTTCTATAAAGATGCTTCGTATTTTTTCATGAAATTTTGATGATGAATTTATTTTTTTATATTTGTCTATTAGTTTAATTTTTTTTTGCAATTTTGAATTCCTTGTTTACTCCAAAAGAAAGTATACCTTTTTGTGTTAAAAACTCCGCTAAATCATTCCAAAGGTTGTCATCTTTTATTTTTTTTAAAACAGTAGGGTGGTATAGGTCTAACTGCTCTATATAAATCTTGTTATTCTGCATATTCTTTAAACAGATATATTCTTTTTCAGAAACAGTAGTTCCGGATCCAAGCATTGCGGGAGGAGTTTTTATAGTAGCAAGGTGCAGCCATGGTCCGCCACCAAATATTTTTCTATTTAGATATTGTTGAACATCATTTATTAAAAAGAATTCCATTATATATTACACCTGTTTTTATATTTGCACTTTTCCCTGCAGTTGTATTGAGGGATTTGTAAATTTATATTTTCTATTATTGAGTTTATATTTGAAAAGGCTTTTTCTTCGTAAGAGAAAACTTCTTCGAAATCAACTTCGTTGTTATTCTTTATGTATATGATTCTAATTGTAAGGTCTATGTCTTTAGATAAGGTTTCAGAGATAAATTCCTTTAAAAGAAACCATAGTACATAAGGTATTGGGTCGTTTTTAACCTGAAATGAATTTGTATAAGGCGAAACGTAATAAGATAAATAAGATCCATTTACGTCCCTGTAGAGGGCAGTATTGTGAAGTTTTACATTTGTTCCATTGTGAGAATAATAATGTTTAGTGGGGCCAAAAACAGGTATCTTTGAATGAATTTTTATTATATTAAGTATGTTAGAAAAAGCAATCGCATGCTCGTTTAAAGACTTTCTAATTTGTTGAGGAAGCAAATCTGTTTCAGTTCTAGTATCTTTATATAATTCTATCATTAACCTATAAGCTGCGCCTTCTATGCGGTCGTAAGATTGACTTTTTAAATGCATCACAAATATTTTTTTTAATACTTCATTGTGTATTGTGTATTTCTTGTCAAAGGGAAATAGATCGTTGAAGTGATTCGTATAATACGAGCACCTGGTAAATGAATATAATTTGTGGTGATCTATCATTTTTAAAGCTCAGTTGCTATTCCAATATAAATGAAATTTTTAGTCAAATCAGTGGCGACTCCCATTTCCAAGGAAGTATTTTGCAACAAAGGCAAGCTGTCAGAAAAATTGTAAGCGATAGGAGAAAGTCCTATTTTAGGATTTTCAGAGATCAAGATGTTTGCTTTCAATATATTCATATTTTTGTATTTAAAAAGAGAAATTCCAATAGAAGAGCTAGGTTGAAGGCTTGAGTCTAGCGCTAAACCGAGACTTGCTTTAGGATGAACTATTTGATCTTCTTGGGTTTTGATCTTTGTGGTTTGAGTTGATTCTAAAGGGATGTCATACGTGGTGTTATCGTACAAGCTTTTAGCTTTTATAGTTACTGAATTTTTGGTTTCAGTAACTACTAAACTTGCAGAATATTCTACAGGAAGAACTTCAAATCTATAAGATGAATTTATTTTTTCATATTTGCATATTGGCATTTCATATTCAGTGTAGAATATGAAAGAATCAGGAAGCTTTTCTACAGTTTTAGTAACAGTCTTGGTCTCGTATTTGGTTACATTCACGTATTTTACTTTTTCTTTTTGTTTTTTTAGTTCTAAAACAACAAGAGCAAGATCTTTATTTTCTTTAGAAAGTTTTTGTATTAGTTTTTTTTCTGATTGTATTTCGTTTTGTTTAATATTTATATCAGACTTGTAGTTTTCTAAAGAAAGGTGAAGCAGAGAGTTTTCTTCCACTGCTTCTGTATACCTTGACCATAACTCAAAAACGAGAATTATTAAAAGTACTAATGCGCTACCAGTTATTATCTTCAGATTTTTCATTTTTAAAATGTTTTCTAATATGAGAATTCAGATAGAGTCTTTCGACTTTAAGATCTTTAGCTTTGGCATCTTTGTAAGATAGCACTTCGTACTGATCCGAGTCAGTATATGAGGCGTCGGTCATACTAATTAAGTTCTTCTGTATCAAGATTTTTTTAATTCTAGTTACATTTGAAGAAATAACTATAGACCCGGTTTCAAGAATATAAAACGTTTTATTTGAATTTATATAAATTCCTAAATCTTTTTCATTAATCATTTTTAGAAACCTCTAAGGTTAATTTTTTTAATTCTTTGAGCAATTCGTTCAATTGTTTAATTTTTTTTCTAGATCTTACTCCGGCAGCTTTATTACCGGAAGCGTTTTTGAATAAATCTTCTTCAGATTCAAGAAGTAAGTTTTTAATTTCTTCTAATTTGATTTTAATGTTCATGAGATTTCTCCGATTTATATCCGTTGGATATTCTAATACTGTCCGTGTCGTATGAAGGTGTTGAGGATTCTATGAGAGTTACAGGTTCGCTTTCAGCTCTTAAGGAGTGAATGAATCCTGGAGCTACTACAAAAGCCTCGTCTTGTTGGACTACGTACGTTGTTTTTATTTTATTATGTGTTGAATCTACATATAGCGTACCTTTGGTAACCAATAGTGTCTCGTGTTTTTCCAGATGCAAGTGAAATGAACAGCTAGAGTTTTTATATATATGCAAGACTTTACAACAGTAAAGGTTATGATTTTGGTGTATCAATTCATAGCCCCACTTTTTTTCTATTTTTAGGGGGTTCGTATATCCAGAACAGCCATACCGGCCTTTATTTTGACCGGTATAAGCTTTAGTTAATAGTGGATTGGATTGTAGCTTTTCAGTATTGTTCATATTCTGTCGCTTCTATTTCTACGTAATTGTTATCTTGCAAAGATACTCTTTTTGACATCTTTTTGTCAATAAATTCTGCAGATTCCCTTCTCGCTATTTCGGGGTTTTTAGGATTAAGAAAGATGTTTGTTATATCTAAGTCTAACACAAGTTTCTCTTTAAAGCCAGATATTTTGTTTTTTGTAAAATGCAACAAGAGTCTTGGATACACCTTATCGTCTTCGCTTTTCCAAAAAATTTCTGCATGATCTTTTCTGTCGTGTAAGTCATTGTAAACGTGAAAAATAATATTAGGTCTATACATCAAAGCTCTTGCATCTGCTAAATCGTCGTCTACTGGAAGTTTGAGTTTAGATTGGTCCATAGGCATATTCTTCCTATATTCAGCAGTAGCAACAATACAACATTTATATTTTGCTGTTAGATTTTTTTGCTGATTGGATATCATAGTCATTCTCATAGATTGATCCATATTTAAAAAATCCATATAGTTGTGCGTGTTATCACAAATTAAAAGTATTTTTTTGGAAGGATATTTCTGTCTATAGTATCTAAGATTTCTTTCTAAAACAGTCAAAGTACTGCCGTCTTCAGCGTCAATTATGACAATTCTTTCTTCATTAATCAAACCTTGAAATATTTGATCAGCTTGCTTATAACCTTCTATATATGAGTCTTCTTGGTTTTTTAAATATAAGTGCGGTTGAACGATCATTCCTATTGTTAATTTTGGAAAATTTGAAGCTGTCATGTGATAAAGGTTTGATTTGATTCTTGGTTCAATTTGATCGTAGCTATCGTCTGTTGAGTGAAAGATTACTAATGCATTTTCATCGCTTAAAGCGACATCGCATCCTATTAGCAAAGTTGTTGCAGTTTTACCACTATTTGCTCTTCCGCCAACATACATTAAGCATCCTGATGTCCAATTTTGTCCACCGGCCATAGCTTCTTCAAAGTGGCCAAAATGATCCATTTTGAAAGTAGAGTTGTTTTCGTCAGAATCATTAAGTCTTCTTTGTTCTTGAACGGCATTGTACCTGCTAATTTGATAGTTTACGCCAAGGCTAGCTCTTTTGTATTCTTTTTCTATTCTTTCAACAGTTCTTTCATGTTCAGCTAAATGAGCCATAATGTTGTCTGGGTCTGCTTGAACACTTTGAATGTATCTTTCAGCTTGACTTGCTAATTGCTCTTTTCTTTCTTCAAACTTATTGTTTCTTATACTCTCCACATCTGTGTTTATGGATCTAGAAGAAATTCCAGTATACTCTGAAAGAGTTTTTACTAGCATTTCTCTTTTGATTGCTGCAGGTTCAGAAGCAATAGAAGGTATCATTTTCTTGCAAATGATATCAGGGCTTTCGTTATCTGACATTCTGTTTAATTGCCATTCGAAAGCAGACATCATTGGTAGGTCCAAATAGCAGGAAGCATCTCTGCAATCTTTTAAAAAGTCATCTGGATCTTTGTGATCCCCTTCAGGCTTGAGTACAATTTTTATATTTATTCCTGAAACTTTTTTGATGACATTTTCTAGAACTCTTTGTGTAGCCATTGTTCCTGCTTCATCCCAGTCGAAATTCAAATTAACTTTATTGCAACCTAAAGATTTTATTAAAGCTAAATGCTGAGCAGTTAAGGCTGTTCCGCAAACAGCGACAGCGTTATATACTCCAATTCTGTAGAGCTGAAGTAAGTCTCCTGGACCTTCAACAATATATATATCAGAATTTCTGATATATTTTTTAGCTATATCTATTCCTAGAAGCGCTTGAGACTTTTGATAAATTAAAGTTTCTGGACTATTTATGTATTTTGATTTTACATTGTCGCCTACAGGTCTTGTTATGAATCCGATTGGTCTCGAAAGATGGTCTTTGATAGTGAAGGTTATTCTGTCTTCTCCAAAAAAAGTAAAATTTCGCGTTCTAATTAACATACTCTTGGCAATGTCAATATCTGACCAACCGAGTTGAATTAAGGAAGACTTTAAAGTCTCTTCGGGTATAGAAGATATATTTATATATTCTAGTGGCCAGTTTCTGCCTGAAGCATAAGAATTGTTAGAGTCGTAATTTGATACAATATCGTTTACGTCCTGACACAATTTGTAAGCTTTTAGTTTTTCTTTATCAGCTAAAGTGGGAGCTCCAAGCTTAACGTTTATTTTAAGCTCTTCGCAAAGCTTTGGTATAGTTTGAGTAATCCATTCTGGACCGCTACTAGGAAGGTTGTCTATTACTGCAGCAGCTGCAAAAATATCTCCACTCCAACCGCAAGCAAAGCACTTGACTGTTTCATCATTGCTTTTAGGGTTAAAATGCATAGACGGATCATTATCGTCATGAGCGAAACATTTTATCTTTCTAGCATTGCTTCTTATTTTAAGTTTTAGGGTTAAATAATCCCTTAGTCGAGACCTCAGAACAGGTACGACTTCATCTACATTTGTTATATACATGTTTTTCCTATATTTTTATATTAGTAATTGCTGTTCTTTTTTTAATTACCGTTGAAAGAGACGATTCAATTGATAGTTTGATTGCTTTCTCAAGATTCGAAAGAGTAAAACCTTCTTTATGTATGCAAGAGGCTAAAGTAGCGGTAAATGTATCGCCAGCACCGCAAGTGTCAACTGGTTCAATTTGAGGAACTTCAAAAACTTTTAATACATTTTGTTTTTGATCCAAAAGTACAACCGGCTTTGCTCCATCAGTCCATACTGTGTAAAGGAATTGTTTTGCAAAATGAGGATCATACTCTTTTCCCGTGCATCTTAATATATAATTTTCAGCATAAGTGAAGAAATCAGAATGAAGTGAGTTATACTTCGAATCTACTATTGCAGTTTTTATTTTTTTTAAACCTTTATATCTTGGGCAGGCGGTATTTAAAACACCTTTATTGTAGTCAGAAAAGATAACAGTAGATTCTTCAGAAGATTTCTCTATAAGAAGATTAAGTTGTCTTTGAATCAAGTGTTTTAAGTTGGAATAATAAGTTTCTTTATTTTCAGTAATGCACAAATGTATATCTTTCTGATCATTGATTCTTAATATTTTGTAAAGGTACTGATTAGTAAACAAGATTTGTGGTACAAAAAAAATATTATTAGAGTACTCAGTATTAGAAAGCAGACTCTTTGCATTTGAAAAAACGTTAGACGCTCCTCCTGCTAAAGTAGCTGAAGCTAATGTTTTTCCATTTTTAACGGTGGCATATATGTCTTCAATTGGATCTCCTACGATAAGTAGGTTTTTCATATTTATTGCTCCTTATTTATAATTCTATTTGCTTTTTCTAAGATATGCTTTTTCTTCTGACAGTGGAGTTGATATGACTTTCCATATACCGTCATTAGATTCAAAGTCTATTATTTTTTCTTGAATTACAGATTGATATGAATAGTTTTTATTTTTTGCAAGAATAGCTCCTATAGAAGGGGCTATATCAACTAGTATTTCTATTGCTTCGTGTAGTCTCAAGTATGGCCCGTAAGAGTATTCTTGTGTGTCTACTTTAACGGATACGAAGAAAAATGTATCTGGTATCATTATGTGGATATTTCCTTTGGGTTGAGGTTAGAATCGTAGCAGAGTTTTTTATAGTTGCAAAAGTTGCACTGCCAATCGCCTTTTTCTATTCTTTTGTTTATTCTATTTTTCCCTTCTTCTATTTGTTTTTTTCTTTTTTCGTATCTAGATGTTTCAGACTTATTTAACAAGCCTCTTTCATATAAAGTGTCTATTCTTTCTTGTGAATAAAGAATATTAAAATCTCTTTCAGGGATTACTGCAGAGTCCAAAGAGTCTTGGATGTACTTATATTGCGAAAGTATATCTTCTATTGCAATATTGCTATTGCACCATAGCGTTTCATTTGGATAATGACCTCTATAGAAAACGTAATTTTTTTCGTCTTCTTTTTCTGGATCAGGTTCTACTTTAACTTTATATTCAGCATACTTTCCAGTATCTCTTGCACCGCAAACAAGAAGAGCATCTTCAAATTCGTCGTTTTTATTTGCGTACCAGTACTGGTATAAGCCCAGTTGCATTAAATAAGAGTTTTTAGGAGTTCCTAATTTTCCATTTCTTCTTTCAGAAGGAGAACCTAATACAAAATTTGCATTAAACCCATAAACGCTTTTTGCTTCTACAATTGAGAGTTTTGACGTTTCTGGATTTATTACAATGATATCTATTTTTCCAGACACATTGAACTTAGGTATATATAGTTGTACTTGGTCGCCTATATATACGCCGCTTTCTTTTGCTGTGTTGAGCAAATAGTCTTCATACAGGTTTCCTTGAACCCATATCCACCTCATATAAGGGTCTACTTCTACTCCGTGTTCGTCTATTTCCTCAATCAGAGATTTGTAATGAGAATACTTTTGAGAAAATATATAGTTGTCTTTGAGATATCTTAGAAAGATAGCTCTTCTGCATTTTCCAATATTTTCTTTTTCTCCGTATTCGTTTTCTAATATCATTGAGGCTTCAGAAGGCCATAAGGTTGGTGCTTTTTGGTTGCCCAACCTTGGCCTTGACATGTAGTCTGTAATATGTTTTATAAATGACCAAGCCATTTTTACTCCATTTTTTATTATATTTTTGCTTATGTTTTTTTGCTTATTGTTCAAATGACTTAGTTTGCATTGCTACTCCATTAGATCCAATTGCTTTTTGTGTGCGTCAATTCTTTCTTGAATTTTTGTTTCTATTCCGTTATCGATTGCTTTTTGTGCAATTTCTTCAAGCTCTTTAAATTTCTTCTCAGCCCAAGGCTCAAAATCTTCTGTGCTTAGATTTATATTTTGTTCTGAAAGCTTTTCCATAATAAATTCAAACAACATTGAAAGATTAATAATTTGTTCATTTGTTGCGTCTATTTTAAATTTCATAGTTGTAACTAAATCTAAAAGTTTTTCTATAGATATATTTTTTTGAGTCATAGTATTCCTTTTTTTGGAGGCAGCATACTGCCTAAGTATATTGGAGTTGTTTTATTAAAGTCTGTATTTCCGTCTTTGTCTTGATACACGATGCAATATCCATTCATAGCATGAAGGAATCTTAAATTAGGTTTATGTTGATAAGGCTGTCTGTCGCACATGGCGCCCTGTTCTATTAAAAGCTTGTTACAAAAAACACCTTTGTAAATTTTATGAGTATGGCCTACGACTATACTGTCGAAGTCATCACTTCCCATTCTTTTTATAAAATATTCATAAAGCTTTTGAGCGGTTCCACCAGGGCCACCTCTGTAACCAGAGGGATGAGCAAATATTGTTTTACCTATCCTGACATACCAAGCGTCATATTTTTCATAGAAAACATTTGAAAAATCAAGTTTTTTTATTAAATCTCCTTCTTCGTTTAATTTTTCTCCATTAGCAATTCTTGCTAAAAGATCTGGTCTTAAAACTTGAGATTCTTCTTTTTCAAAGCCAGCAGAAGCCAATGCTCTTGCTGGTCTTATGTCGTGATTTCCAGCTACTATTACAACTTTAGGGAAATTAAGAGAACAATATTCTACTAGTTCGAAAGCAGCCATATACTCTTTTAAAGCAGCAATCCTTTTAGCTTTAGCAAAAGTAGAGTATATATATCCATCAAGAATGTCTCCATTCAAAACAACAATATCGGAATCTGCATGCTCTTCTAATGCTTTTTTTAATTCATCTTCTAAGGAAAAAGGGAAGTGTATATCTGATAAGCAAAGTATTTTTCTAGAAACATCTACATTTACTCCAACGGAATAACTTTCAGATTTTTCTTTATATTCTTTTGTTATATCTTTTATTCTCTCCCAACGCTTTTTGTAAGGGTCTTCGTATTTTTTATATTTTTGAGGTGTAATAGATTGTTTTTCGCATTTTTTAGTTATAGCTCTTAAAGATCTAAATTTTTTAAACCCAGGCAAACACTTAGAGTGTCTTTCTTTAAATGCATAAAAAATTTCTTCATAGGATTTGGTACTTATTAAGGTCTTAAGCAAGTGCTCTTCTTCTTCGTTCCATTTAGACATTGTTTTTTATCCTTGATATATATTGATCTTATTGACAATGAGCTTATAGGGATCGGTAGATTGGACTTTTACTTCTGCCATGATAAGTTCACCTTGTTTAAGATCTAGATTCATTATTTTTTGATAGCTTCTTGGAAATATAACTGCTTCGCATATAGTTTGAGAGTCATCTAATTCTAAAAAAGCCATTTTTTGATTCTTTTTTGTAGTTATTTCTTTTAAAGATGTAACTACTGCAGCTATTTTACCATATTGATTTATATTCATGTTTTGAATTTTATTTTTAGTTTGTATAAATTGTGCAGGATGAGTCTGTAAATAACAACCTATGTAGTTAGCTTGTTCAATGATTTGAGCAAGAGTTATTTTTATTTTTTGATATTTTGTTACATTTGGTTTTACGGGTTCGTTTTTCTCTTTTAACGAAACTTTCTTTTTAAGGTTTAACGCTTCAAGCTCTTCTAGTTCCACTTGCACTTTAGTGTAGTCTGCTTCAGAAAGCTTTTGCTTTTCCTTAAGTCTTCTATTGGTTTCAGATTTGTAGATTTTTCGCAGTTCATTTCTGCGTTCTATTTTGGGAATTACTATATTGTTATAATCGTTTCTTTCTTGGATATCAAGAATCCTTTGAGCGTATTCTTGAATATCTTTGTAATAGTCGTATATCTGTTGTGAAATTTCTAAAAGTTCTATTCTGCAATAGCCCATTTTATCAAAAGCGCCAGCTTTAACAAGGGAAACAAATGTTTTTATATTTACTTTTTGAGTATTAACTCTAGAAACAAAATCGAAAACGTCTTTAAATGGAGTATTTCCCCTTGCCGCCATTATACTTTTAGCTGCTGTTTTACCTACATCTCGTATTGCGTTTAATCCAAAATATATCTCATTTTGAGATATTGTAAATTCTAAATTTGAAGCGTTAACGCTAGGTGCATTTATTTCTACTCCTAGCTGTCTTGCTTCATTGACATATTGAGGTGCTTTTTGAGCCCAATCTTTAGGTTGTAAAGATTTAGATCTAGTTGTCATTAAAGCGCAAAAGAATTGACAAGGGTAGTTTGCTTTTAAGTAAGCAGTTATATAAGTCAAGTAGGAGTATGCTATAGAGTGGGACTTATTGAAACAGTTAGAAGCAAAAATTCCACCTTCTATGAGAAAGTTGTGTGGGCCAGCAAGGCCAATATCGAAAACATCATGATAACCAATGTTTTCGCTAGCTTTGATCTTCATCTTTTTGGAACTCCATGTGTTGCTCAAAACAATACCATAAAAAAGTATATTCTAATAATTTTTTAAAATTTTCTTTTTGATTTTCATCTCTTGTTAAAGTTTTACTTAGTGCGTTTATGTACGTGACTGTTTTTGTTTTATCTTTGAGACCTTTGCGTTCTTTCTTTTCTTCCAACATGTAAGGTCTTGCCATTAGCTTTATTTTTTTGGTTCCGCCTTCTGGTAGGAATAGAAATTTCTTATCACTTCTTATTAATAAAAAGAAAAATTTCAGCCAGGTAGAAAACAGTATGTAGTACAAGTTTATTTTTTGTAAGAATGTCATATTTACTCCTTAAGTAAAAAAAAACCCCTCGCTTTTCAACGAGGGGCTAACGCAATAGTTTTTACGTTATTATATTATGTTATATTATATGCCTCTTGAGATCATGATGCAAATTACGTCACTTCCGTCAAGTAGTCCTTCTGCAAATTCAATGGCAAGCTCATCTTTACCAGAAGTAGCGTTATTGTTAAGTATGACACCGTATTCTTCAGGATCTGCATTAAAAACGTTTCCAGTTTTACCTCTCAATTGCAATCCGTTCAAAGTAACTAGTATTTTACCTAATAGTACTTCTTGAGAATGCTGGCTAACGATATTTCCACTTTGGTCGCGCTGGATTCCAGCAACATCATCATACTCGATAGTATGAGTACCTTTAAGGGAATTTGCAAGAGGAGCATTTTGAAATCTAATCTCAGGATTTTGAGTAGAGCCAAGACCATTTAGATCGGTTTCATTCATTGTGTAGTAAGCGCAGTAATCGAAACCAGATGCCGTGCTTAAAGATTGAGCAAGGTTTTGGATTTCGGTTTCATTGGCTACTACTGCAGTTTCGAGCTTAGTATCAGCATCTTTAAGAGTGCTAGCATTGTGAAGAAATGGATTTGCCGCTTGGTTACCTGGAGCGCTATAGCCACCATTAGCATCAAGCCCTGCACCGCCTATAATAGCAGTGTCCACAGCATCAGAATCGACTTCGTTTTGATCTACATCTGCTTGAAGCGCAGCGATTGCTGCGTCAGCGTCAGCTTCATTTTGATCAACATCGGATTGGACAACGGCAATTGCTGCACTCATTTGAACAGTTGTAGAATAAGCGCTTAGGTCAAAGTTCTTTTGAACTAAAGTAAAATCTGAAAGCCCACTCATAGAAGCGTTAGCAACTTCTGCAATAACCATGTCGCCTACAGCTAGAGCATCTCCAAATGAACTACCAGCAGTAGTTACAGTCCACATGTCACCTTTACCTACAGTAAGGCCCTGAAGAGGATTTGCAGCACTAGCATCAATTCCGCCTCTGTAAGACATTTCAGAAGCAAGAGTTGTTGAGATCTGGCCGTCTACATAAGTTTTTGTAGTCGGATCAGCTTCAAGTACGGTAAGGCGATTGCTTAAAGCAGTGTCAGCAGCATCAGAATCAAGTTCGTTTTGGTCAACGTCAGCTTGCACTGCTGCAATCGCGTTGTTGGCAGCTATTTCATTAGCATCAACATCGGATTGTACTGCAGCAATTGCAGTATCAGCATCAGCTTCATTTTGATCAACGTCAGCTTGGACTGCTGCAATCGCATTATCAGCATCTGCTTCATTGCCATCGACATCACTTTGTACAGCATTGATATTGCTTTGCAAAGTACTTAATTGACTAACTAGGCTACTGTCGTCAATTGCAAGTTTTCTACCAATGATATTGTTTGAATTGTCTTTTAAGTCAGTTTCGCCAATTGAAATATGAGTACCATTGTCAATGGTAATGTCAATTTGCTTAAGTTGTAATTTTCTTTTCATTTATAACCCCTCCTAGGATTTTATGTTGTTATTTACTCACTGCCGTTAGTGTCGGCAGTTGCATAAGCGATTGTAAGTAAATCGCCTATATTTGTTTCAATATTTAAGTTTAAAGTTTTATTAGAAAGACTATAATCGGAATTAGGATTTTTGGCTTTTAACAACAGTCCGTTCAGATGAACTGTTTCTGAGTCTTGTTTTGCGTTATTTGATAAAACAAATGGATTTTGATTATTTTGATTTAAAATAAATTCCTCTTTTTTGAAAAAAATAGCGCTTTGATTACCGATTGATTTTTTCGTTAAGTCTATATTTATTATACTCATCTTTAAAGCATTCCTTCAAGTGTTGATTTTTAGTTAAAATTCTACCTATCTCTTCCAATTCTCCGGTGTTTCTTAAGAATTTGTGATCTGGAGTACATTTTATATTATTATTATTTTCTATAACATAAGAGTGACATATTTTGCTCCCTTTATTCCAGTATTGGATCACTTTTTGTTCTATAATATTTTCGCCATTAAAACTTGCAACCGTACAAGCTAGCTTTTCGTCAACTATGTTTTTTATCTTTATGTAACCAAATTCTCGAGTCCAAACTTTTGTATCTCCGTGCAAGCAATAATCTGCAAACCCCATAATGTCTTCCCAGAGGGACTTGGAGTAAAAAGCATCAATTCCGTTTTTAAGGGATCCGGATATAAATTTTTCTTTGTAATTTTCTAAAACTTCTTTCTTTTTTTTACCCATTGCACGTCTGGCATCATCGGCTTCTTTAAGGGAGAATCCGGCCATTTTATTTAAAAGAGCCATAATTTGTTCTTGGTAAATCAGTGTGTACTGCGTATCTTTTAAGATTTCTTTTACTGACTCTGGCATATCAAGAGAGGTGAATCCTTGTTTTTTTGTTAAGATATAATTTTTATCAAGGCCAGCTTGCATAGGGCCAGGTCTATTTAAAGCTGATATGTCGCTTAATTCTGAAATGCTTTCAGGATGTATTTCTTGTATAAGTTGCTTGGCTTTTCCAGATGTTTCCATTTGGAAAACACCAGTAAGTAGTCCAGATTGCATAAGAGTATATGTTTTATTGTCGTAATCTGAGATACTAAAGGGGTCAATTTCTTCTCCAGTTGTTTGTTTAATCAAGTTTATAGATTCTTGAATTATTGAAAGGGTGTCAATGCCAAGAAAGTCGAATTTAATCAAACCCAATTCTTCTGTTTCGTCTTTATCAAATTGAGTAATTCTTTCTGATTTTGAATTTTTCCACATGGGAACTACATCGTGAATAGGGAAATCACTGATTACTACGCCTGCTGCGTGAATTCCGAAAGTAGAGACCATGCTTTCTAATCTATCTGAAAACTCTAAAAAATCAGAATATTTTTCTTCTGTTTTGAGTTTAGGGGCAGCTTTAAGTATTTCTTCCATAGTGGCTTCTTTACCAAACTTAGCTTGAGGTATTTCTCGAAGAATTTCATTTAAGTGCTGAGAGTTTTTTTCAGTAACTCGATAATAACCTCTTGCTAGGCTTTTAGGTTTAAATGTTCCGTGCGTAATAATATTTGCAACGTTATCTCTACCCCATTTTTCGACAACCCAATCTATAGCTTTCTGTCTGTTTAGTGCATCAAAGTCAATATCAATATCTGGAGGACTGCCATCAATTGTATTTGATCTTGCTTTTTCAAAATTAAATTCATCTGTCAAGCCAGTGCAGTAAAGAACAATACTATTGTGTGTATTTTTAAGTTTTGCTTTACTATTGAGCTTTAATAATGATACTATTATAGAAGCATCGTCTTCTGTCATAAAGTCTTCTTCATATGAAAGAAAATCTTTATCAACCTTATTTATTCTTTCGCTTATGTAAAAGCTTTTGATTTTGTTTAACATATTAAATACCTTATATAAAAATTATTAATTTTTCTTTATAAAAGAAAAAGGAGTTTATTAAATGACAACTTATAGTCCCACATTGGTTCCAAGCATTAAAGGTGCTGGTTTATCTGCTCAGTTAACAGATATTGAAAATGGATCGCAAATTGACGTATTGCGCTTATTAGGAGAGTCCGCTTCTAAAATAATTATTGAAGTAGAAGCAAGTCAAACTGTAAGCATCGTATTGAATTCAGCTTTAAGAAGAAGTGTTTCTTTTAAAGCTGGAATAGTTGACATTGACGGGAACGTTAGCGTTCTTCCAGAGTTTGGTTACGGAGAAGTTGATTCTACTACTGGCTTGACTATACCTGTTTTAGGTGCAGACAATGTAACAGACCGACACACAAATGTTTGGGGTGGTAAGCCGGGGTCTTTGACTATTTCAGTTGCAGACGGAAGTCAACCTGCCGGAACTACTTGGAATAGCTATGATTCTTATGGAGATTTGCCAATTACAAGTTTGGAAATTACTCATAGTGGTGGCACTAATAAGATAAGTTGCATGTTTATTGCTTAGTGGTCTCCGGGGCACGAACACTTATGTTTGTGTGTGCAGTGAGTGTGATTGCTAGATTCTTTAATGTAGGCTTTTTGTTGTTCTGTAAAAATTATTGGAGTTGAACCCCTTCCGTAATTTAGGAATCTTTCAAATAAAAGACCATATTTTATTGGATCGACTTTAGTTATTCCTAGAGCGTAGGAAACAAGACTGCCTGCAGCAGAACCCCTTCCAGGGCCAACTGGTATGTTTAGACTTCTTGCTCCATCAATGAACTCTTGGACGATTAACATATAGTCGCTAAATCCCATTTTCTTTATAATGGACAGCTCATAGTCAATTCTTTCTCTATACACAGCTGGAGGCATTTCTCCAAACATATTGTAAAGTTTTCGCTTGCACATGTGCTCAAGTTCGTCCCAGCTATTTTTTGCATATTGGAAATTTTTGTATTTAGGATACCTGTTTTTTCTATCTTCAAAATAAGAGTTGCTGTCGATAAGTTTTGCCAACTCAACTGTATTTGATAAAGCTCTATAAGGTATTCCCATGCATGCGGCTTTAGCAGCCATCCAGTTATGATTGGCAACGTGAACGTCTATGTCGCCAAAAGTAAATCGTTTTTCGTTGGATAGCGTTGTTTTAGTTTGCATGCAAAGAGCGATTTCATGAAACATTTTGTCATGTTCATTCGTGTAGTGGCAATCGTTTGTTAAAATTACCTCTATGTTTTTTTTGTCAGCTAACTCAAGAAGGGCTTTGTTTACTTTAATTTGTTCTGGATCTTTGTGGAGCTGCAGTTCTATCAAAAGCCTTTTGTCAAAAAGATTTCTATGATGATCTAATACATATTCTGCTTCTTTGATTTTATCTGTTAATATCAATTGACTTATTCTGCTTCCTAGGCAAGCTGTAGTAGCAATTATTCCTTCTGAATATTCTCCAATTAAAGCATCGTCTATCCTTGGCTTTCTATACATTCCTTCAGTATATGCAAACGTCGATAGTTTGTATAAGTTTTTCAAACCGGTATTATTCATTGCAAGCAAGACTAAATGGTAGTAAGAGTTTCCAAGATCATCTTTTTCTCTAGTTGCTCTGTCTTCTACAGTATAGTACGCTTCCATTCCGATTATGGGTTTTACGCCAGCTCTTTTGCATTCTTTGTAGAACTTGTAGCTGCCGGATACATTCCCATGGTCTGTAATAGCTACTGCTTTTTGACCCATAGATGCGATATGGTGAGGCAACCTCGCTACTTGATTAATACCATCAAGCAGCGAGTATTCAGTATGCATGTGCATATGAACAAAATCGTTTTTTTCCATTGTTTTCCTTATTGTTGTGTTTCTTGTTCTGGGGGATTTATTCCGGAAATTTGATAACAGGTGTTCCTAATTTTATTTTCCATTTCTGGATTTTCTTGAAGATATCCAATGCATCCTGCTGAGCCTCCGGTGCACATAGTGTATTCTTCTTGTTCTGGAAGTTTCAACTTTACTGCGCTGCCGGCAAATCTAAAGATGCCGAGGTTTTTAGCATAACTTACTAAGTCGTTGTAGGGCTCAATTCCTTTTGCACAAACAAATTCAAATTCAGCCGTTGCATTTTGGCCTGGAGCAAGTTTGTTTTTAACAACTTTGATTTTCATATCTAAAGCGCCAGGTTGAGTTTTAGAAGGCTTAGAGCTTACTCTCAATCTTAGAGATGAGTAAAAGGGCAAAGCGTTCCCACCGCTTGTAGTTTCTGGGTTGCCATACATTACTCCAATTTTCATTCTGATTTGATTTATAAAAATAAAACAGACATCATTGTTGTCTCCAACTTTAGATAAGGTTCGCATAGATTTTGAAAGAAGCCTTGCAAGTTCACCTACTCCTTTAGAAGACATGTCGCGTTTAACGTCTGCTTCAGCTTGAGCAGCATCAATACTGTCGAATACTACAAAGCCAACTTTAGTAGTATTTCCTAAATCTTTAGCAAGTTCCAATGCTTCTTCAGCGGTATCGGGATAACAGAAAATAACTTTGTTAGGGTCGATTCCCATTGATTCTACCAATTGAAGGCTTGTTGTTCTTTCTAGATCGATGAAGACTGGAGGTTTTTCGTACCCTCTTTCTTTTACGTATCTTGACATGAATTGTAAAGCGATGCTAGTTTTACCAGCGCTTGGAGGTCCAAAGATTTCAATTATTCTGTTGTCTGGAAAACCTCCAGAACCTAAAACGCAATCTAAGAAGATGGAACCGGTTGAAATTACTTTTACTTCTGAAAGTGATTTTTTAGGCCCCATGCTTACTAATTCTTTTCCAAATTTTTTAGCACTAGCGCTAATTATTCCATCTATTTCTGGTATTCCAGTTACTTTTTTAATTGCCATTGTTTTTCCTTTTTAAATAAAAAAAATGAGTTTAAACCCATTTCTTAACGTACTGTTAGTTCTTGGTTTATCATTCGGGTGATTTTAAAATTATTACTTTGTGATCTTCGTCAAGAACGTCTGTAGATTCTACGGTATGAATTTCTATAATTACGGGAAAGTATTCATCCATATTTTCCATATATAGAGTAATTGTTTGTTGAAGATCTTCTTTTGAAAGATGTTTAAGTATATCTATTAAATCTTGATAAGAAGAAAGATTGTGTTTGTTTTTTTCTGTGGTTTTGAATAGTTTTAAATTGTTGCTCATCGTTTAAAAGTGCTTATTATTAAAGAAGCATATATAAACAGGGGCAAAACTATCATCGCTAGAATGTGGTCTATCATTATTGTGCCTTAATTATTTGTTCAGTGTTTGCATATTCTTTTATTGCGGTAGAAAACGATTTGAAGTTTTGTTCAACCATAGTGCAGCGTAATATTTCAATAGTAAGTACAGTAAAGCTTTGTTCGTTTTCAATGTAATTGTAAAGACGATCTAAAGAGTTGCAAAAGTAGTAAGCTTCTTTTTGCACCTTGTGAAAGCCTTCTGATGGGTTGCATATTTTTTCATATGTTACTTTAAATAATTTCATTTTTTCTCCGAGTGTTTTTCTATAAGTTCTTTTGTATCGCTTCCTTCTGGAAGTTTGTCTTTTATTACTGTCATTGGGTCAAATTGAACTAGTGCGCTTTTGAGCTCATTAAAGCTTCTTTTCCAATCTTGTTCCATTATGACTTCGGTTTTGCCTTCGTGGCCGTGTATAGACCTTACATCTCCAATACTATCGTAAACGCCAGTACAAGGAGTATCTGAAAGCCATGTAAGTGCTACTTTGCCATTGTCGAATATGATTCCTTGGGCAATGCGGCCAGTGCCTGAGATTCCATTTTCATCTTGGGTTCTTTGTAAATAGAAAAGTTTAGCCATCATCCTCTCCCCTCTTCAGGTTCGTGATTTGGAATTGCATTGTCATAAATTTCGTTTGAAATTTTTTTAAATTTTTCGCTGCTATAGATTATAGAAAGGATGTACATTGTTTTAGATGCAGGATATCCAAAAAGATTACGCAGTGTCCAGCTTAAAGAATTGGAAAGTTTGTCTAAGAGTTTTTTAATCATTGCGCCTCCATGAAATTTTTTGAAAGATTGGGATAATTAGATTCAATAAAGTACTCAGTGGGCACAGGCCATAGTTCCAAAGCGAACTGTAAGCAAGCTTTTGCAACTTGTTGAATTTCCCATTGGGCTCCTTCGTGCAATCGTAAGTGAATGAATTTGTATAAGTTAGATAAATTAGTAGTTCCATAATATTCCGTATAAAGATTTTGAGGTAAAATCATTCTTGCTTGTTCACGACAAACGCCTTTTTCAATAAGTTTATCGAAAAGATCTAGAGAACGTTCTGTCCAAAGCCCAATGCTTTCATTTACAGTTGCATAATGATCTAAAAAAGTAGGAGCGACAATGGGATTGATCATATCGTTTTGATTCGAAGCCTGTCTATTTGATTTATGCTGAGTTCTAAAATGTTTTGGTTGATAAAACTTTAAATCTTTATCAGTGTACCTTCTACTTATTTCGTTATAAGACCATGTTCTATGACGCATGTGCTGAGACCGTACGAACATAGGAACACAAAACTTAAAAGTAATAACATTGTGCTCCAAAGTCGAAGTGTGCTTGTGGTCGATAAGGTATTTGATGAGTTTTTTATCTTTTTCATTTAATTTTTCCTTTTCTACTCCAAAGCTTACTCTTGCTGCATTCACTATAGTCTTGTCGTTTCCTACGTGTTGGACGTACTGAACGGATCCTACACTATCATCAAGGCAAGTGTAGAGTTTGATTGTTTTATTTTTTATCATATTTTCCTTAAAGTATAACGAGGTAGTCTTTTCTTACAGGTATAATTTGGCCTTTTACTTTAAAAAGATAAAAGCCTCTTTTTTTGCCTAAATAAGTTCCAGTGTAGACTTCTTCGTTTTCAGAATTCGTCCAAGTAAATTTGTAGACTTGGTTTTCTTTAATATCTATCATTTAAATTCCTGTGCTACCGTATCCACCTTCGCCTCTTTCAGTTTGAGATAAAGATTCTACTTCTTCAAATTCTACTTGAGGGTAGGGTAGTATTATTATTTGCCCAACTCTGTCCCCTGAACTGTAGGCTTTTTTGTCAGAATGAGTATCTCTTGTATACTTTAACATTATTTCACCTCGGTATCCTGAGTCGATAACACCGACAGAATTTGTTAAAGTTTGTCCAGTTTTGTACACTGAGGATCTTGGAAAAAGTAGTCCGACATACCCTTTGGGAATCTCGATACTTAAGCCAGTATGATAAGTGAGGTATTCCCATTCGTTAAAGTCTATTGAGATTGCTGTTAAATCCATGCCAGCGTCCCCA